ATGAAAAAGCCCGCACAACCCATTGATTGTGCGGGCTTGATTCTGGTCGGGGCGAGAGGATTTGAACCTCCGACCACCTGCACCCCATGCAGCCGCGAAATCTCCCGCAATCGCCCGCCCAGCAACGTTTCCAAGCATTCCGCCCCCAACTCAGTGCTCAAGAAATAAGCACGCTGTCATGCGGAAAGAGCACGGATGATAGCGCACTTATTGGAGGATCACCTCTGACGATCTCTACCTAAGTGGCATGGTTCCAACGGCGGTCACGCTTGAGGCATCGCGGCAAGGACCTGACGCAGCAGTCCCGGCGCCTCGTCGCTACCACATCGGTCGCGTACAGTGAAGCCCTTCGTAGCTGGCGAGGCATGCACGAGCTTCGTCCAGCTTTCGTAGCTCGGACGACAAAGGGGATCCAACGGTCGAAAGGAAACTTCCTATGCAAAGTGTGATACCCCAGAATATCTGGGATTTTTAACGACGCTTACGTTCCATCCCATCGAGAAATTCACGCCGTCAACACCCGCCTGGACGGTTCCATACGCACACACTGCGGACACAAGGGTAATCCTCGAAGAAATACGCCCTTTCGCCGCCAACGACTCGATCGAGGAACGAATTTTCTTTGTAAGCTGTTGATCAAGATGGTTTGCCCCAATCACGACCACACCTCCCGCGTCACCAGTTAATTGCTTGGCCGCCTCTTTTAATTGCCCCTCGATCTTTTCCTCAACTCGACCAAGATCCGGAACAGCATTTGGCCAATGAAATACATTTGGCGCCTTTATCTCGATAGACGCACTCCGAGATGAAGTTAAATTCAAATACAAATCAGCAGATTTTCCCGCTGCACTTTCTGCCTTAGTGATGCCCACACTATTCCCATTTCTTTCCAAATATGAACAACACAAGAGCATAGCTATAGTGTGATGATATTCGTTACAAAGAGCAGGCCCGATCACATCCTTAAAAAGCGGATGATGCTTCCAACTAGAGGACAATTCAAGCCACTGCGCGATGTACCTAACCACCATCGCATCGTCCCCTCCGAAATCAAAGCTTTTCCTCTCTACCCCCTGAACGAGGCGATCAACGGCCCACGCGAGTGGACACCGCATGAAAAATCTATTTCCATTCTTCCTTGCTCGCTCCGCAGTGCCAAGCACACCTAGGAACGCCCCTCCGGTCCAGAATATTAATTCCGCCTTTAATTTTTCGATCCATTCGACACTTAACTCAAACCCTCCGTGCTGAGGAACAACGCCGGAATTCCTACGCACCCTCTCTATTTCTTGATCACAAGTTAGTGAATTTTCACCAACACCAAGATCCAGTGTTCCATTTAACCGAAATCGCCCTGAATCTCCCATTGAAATCAAAGCCAATGGCAATGGCTCGATGTCACTCCAACTATGAGTAGTAGATATTGCGTGACATTTATAGCACTCAATATCAAGACCAATGAGCCGCCGAGGCTCATATCGCTCGACCAGAACATTTCCACACTCTCTGCACACAAAATTACCTTCCCCCGCGCCCCGAAAGAGAGGCCCATCGTTGCACTGCACCAACACCGGTCTTGATTTCATCTTAGAGGTTTAGTTGCAGATTAATTGTCAGAGAAACAAAATACCCACCCTGCTTAAAATTATCGCCCCCCCAAAAACGCACCGCTCCACTTAGCGCAGCATTATAGAAAGTTATCCTGTGCACCATAGCACTTCAAGGCCAACAGTTATAACAACAAAGTTCACGAGGTTGATAGCTCGTTAGGTGCGCTGCAAGTTCTAGACATCGTTGACCCTCTTTTTTCGCCTTGACGCGTCCATCCTATCTCGAATTGAATACCTGTACATTCATACAGGATCAGAGGTAGAAAGTGGGCGCGAGGCAGAAACCGAACTGGGCCTACATCTGGGAATTCGACTGCCCGATCAGCGGAACGCGCCAGCGCACGTACACCCCGCTGACAGCAGAAGAATTCACGCTCGAAATCTGCCAGCTCATTCCGGACGTCAACGCAGTCAGGATCGAAGGGACGCAGGTCGATCGGAACGTCGTGCCTGCCGAGCCGGAAGACCCGCCGCCGCTGGAGCGTAAGCGCTTCCCCGAGTTCCAGCAGCCCACGCGCGCCGAACTGCGAGAGCTGTGGAAGTTGTATCCGGACAATCACGTCGTGCGCCGGACCATCCTTGAGCTGATTCGAACGCAGGGCCGATTTCATGAGGCCGAGCGGTTGCGGCAGTCCATCCAAGCTGTCTGGCGCGAGGAAGTCGGCGGCCATCTCGTCGCAATGTATCAACTGAGACTGCTTCTACAGGAAGAGACAAGGGCCGCCGACTGGTGATGCCCGCACTGCCGGGCGGGCACCTTGGTCTAGAACAGCCCCGCCGGCTCCGCCGACACATCCCAGCTGAAGACGATCAACTCCCGCCGAGGCACCGAGCGGCCGCCCCCGCTCACCGTGTACTCGATGTCGACCGTCTCGACATGGAAGCCGTCGAAGATCCGGCGGGTCTCGGGATGGTCGTTCACGCTGAGAATGGCCTTCCCCTTCAAGGCGCGCATGCGGTCTGCGACCGCCCCGTACTCGCTCACGGGAAACGGGACGCCATACCCCGTCATCTCGAGATACGGAGGGTCCATGTAGAAAAACGTGTGGCCGCGATCGTACCGATCGACGCAATCCCGCCAGTCCAGTTGCTCGATGCAGGTCGCCGCCAGCCGGAGATGGGCAGACGACAGCGTCTCCTCAATCCGCCACAGGTTAAGCCCAGGCGGCGACGTTGTGGACGTGCCGAACGTCTGCCCTTCCACCTTGCCGCCGAAGCACAGCTGCTGCAAGTAGAAGAACCTGGCCGCTCGCTGGATATCCGTCAGCGTCTCGGGTGGCGTCTTCTGCTGCCACTCGAACATCGCCCGACTGCTCAGCGCCCACCTGAACTGCCGGACGAACTCCTCGGGGTGGACCTTGACCACCCGGTACAGGTTCACCAACTCGCCGTTGACGTCGTTGATGATCTCAACGTTCGCGGGCGGCCGCATGAAGTACAACGCGGCCCCGCCAGCAAACACCTCTACATAGCACTCGTGACGCGGAAACCGCGGTATGAGCTGATCCGCGAGACGGCGCTTTCCGCCGATCCAGGGAATGATAGGTAAAGCCATCCGTGACAAACCTCCGATTATTGCTACAATCGGCCCGCCCCCCGGGGGTGGCAGGGCCTTGGCCTGTCACTGGCGCGTTCAGTGATGGGTGGCCACATCGGTGCTGCAACACCGATGCCGGTCGCCCTGTCTTACAACTCCCTCACGGCATCGCCGCGAGGCTCCTGCTGGTTTCCCTGTACCCGTCGTCGAAGAGCCGCTGCCGGACGGCGGGCGCCATATCTCGGTCGAACGAGCTCGCGTAGCCGGTCGGCACGCTGACGATCATCGCCCCGCTCTGCTCGTCCGCCGCCATCCTGGCCGCCTCGTTGGACGCCAGCATGAGGTCGATCACCCGCGACGCGATCGTGCGCAGCCCGTAACGGCCTGGCGCGAGCGGGGCGTCATCGGACCTCAGGAACACGCCCAGACGCGGCACCTCATCCACGGTCAGATCGCTCACGGGGATGTTGTCGGCCGTGCCGCCGTCGACGAGCAGCGCGCCAGCGGCGGCCACGGGCGGAAAGACGAACGGAATCGACGCGCTCGCCCGGGCCGCGAGCGCGATCGGCACTGCCGGCGTCGTGGCGCGCGACAGCTGGAATTCGCGCTCCGTCAGAAGATCGGCCGCAACGATCTTCAATCCGACGTCGATCTGGTCGAACGTCCGCCCTCCCGTCTGCTGCATGAGGAACGCCAGCATCTCGTCGCCGCTGCAGAGCGCGTTGACCCGGATTACAGACCAGGCCGAGAACCGCATCATCGGTGACCAGTCGACCGACATGCAGAGTGTGTGCATGTCGGCCAGCGACATGCCGCTGGCGTAGAGCGCAGCGACGATCGAGCCGCCCGACGTGCCGGCGAGCTCGACGACCTCATACCCGGCATCGGCAACCGCCTGCAGCGCACCGAGGTGCGCCGACAGGCGGAAGCCCGAGCCGCTCAAGGCAACTCGGATCTGCTTCATTGCGCGGCCGCCGAGCTAGCCGGCACTGCTTCGCTGGCCGACGCGGGGGGCGCCGTAGCGGCCGCAGTCGTCGCCGACGCCTGGCCGTAGACCGACAGGGCCTGCGTAACCGACAGTTGCAGCACCCCGAGTGCCGCGATCGCGATCGGCTTCTGGTTGTCCGGGATCAGCTTCGACGCGAGCACGGCCGTCTCGATCGCCGGGATGCCGGTGCCGATCAGGGCCTGGGCGGAGGTCACCGTAATCGACGTTGCGGCCGTGCAGAACAGCCCGTTCGCGGCCGCCGCGGCCGAGACGGCCGGGTCGATCGCGGCCACTGCCACGAGCGTCGGCTGCACCACCGTGCAGCCGTTCTTCACAGCGGTCTGGAGCGTCGCCAGCGCGCCGGCAACGGATTGCTGGGAGGCGGTCGAGCAACCGGCCAGGGATGCGACGGCCAGCACTGCGCCTGCCGCGAGCAGCATGAGCTTCTTCATGGTTAGTACCTTCGGGAATGCCGCGAGCGCGGCGGGTGGGAAAAGCGTGGGTGCGTGGACGTCAGATGAGGCGTTACTGCAGGGTGGGCACCGGCGGCCGGCCAGTGGGCGCCGACGCCGAGGCCTGATCCGATGCGCCGCTCTGCGGTACCGCGACAGCGACCGATATCCCGGGCGAGGGCTTGATATCGACGGCGTCCGAAGTCGGGGGCGCCCCGGGCGAGGATGCGCCGCTGTCGCCTGCCCCCCGTCCCTGGGAAACGTGCTTACCCAGGAAGGTGAGGCCCGCGGCCAAGGCCGCGACGTAGCCTGGCGCATCCGCCTTACCCATCAGGACGAGCGCGCCCCACGCCCCATACAGCAGCACTGCACCAACAAAAACCAGCAGCATGTACATCCGAACCTCCGGCATAAAAAAAGGCCGCTCGCGGCGGCCGGGTGGTGAATTACACGCGACGTTAGCCGTCGAGCGCGCTCAGGTTGTGCGACTTGATGATGGCGATGATCTTCGCCGCATAGTTCGGGTCGGTGGCGTAGCCAGCCGCCGCGACTGCGGTCGCGAACGTCGTGCCGCTGGTGTACGCGAATGCGGCGGCGTAGCGGGGATTGACGATCAGGAACTGTGCGTGATCGTTGAGGCTCGCGAGCCAGTCGGAATAGACGCGCCACCTGGCTGTCACGGTGGTCGGCTTCCCCGCCACGTACTCGGTCGTGGGCAGCATGACCGTCGGCCCCTTCCACGAGCCGTCTGCCTTCACCCCAAACAGGTTGAAGTAGCGCTGGGCGAGCTGCGAGGAAGCCCACCCGGACTCGAGCGCGGCCTGCGCAACAACGAAGCTCGCCGGGATCTTGGTGGACGTCGCCAGTTGGCACGCCGCCGGCGAGATCGCGTTGATGAAGTCATTCGGTGTCATGGTCACCCCAAGAGGAACGTGAAGGCCGCATGCGCCCAGTCGGGCACCGGCTCGTGATGCAGGTAGCGATAAATGACGATGGCGACCAGCGTGAACGCGGCCAGTTGCCCGACCACGTTGCGCATCAGAAATCGCCATGCATCGGCAATCCGGCAGAGCGCACGCATCACCTTCTGACCGCCCTGCCACGTCTCGACCATGGACTGCGTATTGGCCACGACGGTGTCGAGCTTTCCGTCTTGTATCCGGAGGTGTTCGTCCTGCTGCCGAAGGTGTGCGTCCTGGCGCTCGAGGTGACTCCTGACCTGCGCCTCCATCTGGTTCATTCGTGCTTCCAACTTCGAGAAGCGGCGGTCTCCGCTGCGCAGTCGCTCCTCGACGCCAGCGTTGGTCGATCTTTGTTCAGGCATTTGATCCCCGGGAAAGGAAGTGCAGCGCGCTCAGGTTCCAGTGCAAACGAACTGCACGACGTCGGTTCCGGTGCCGCTCAAAGCGAACGAGGTGCCGGAGGTTTGTGAGATGCGCACCGCGTTGGTAGCGGTCGTGTCGGTGGCCGTGCATGCATAGCTGGTCGACGAGGTATAGGCAGCTGCGCCCGAGAGCGTGACCGTGGCCGCGCCCGAGGCGAGTGTCGCCGTCCCCTTCACCATGTGCGGCGCGTTGGCGGCCGCGCCGGAGGTCGAATACAACGGCATCGCGCCGGTGCCGGTCGCGGCCAGGTTCCCGTAGACGGCGGCCGAGCCTCCAACCTGCAGCTTGTTAGTGCCGTCGTCCGTGCCGCCGACGAGCAGGCGGCCGCCGTATTTGGTGAGATTGATGTTGAACTTCGTCCCGGCTGACGCCGTGTTGTATGCCTCGACCGCGAGCTCGGATGCGGTGTCGGAATAGAAGCTCGCCGTGGCCGAGTTGCTCAGCTTCATCTGCACCGCGCCGCCGCCCTTGGGACTGAGCGTCACGGGAATCGTGGCGTCCGAGCCGATGGCGGCCAGCGCTGGCGACGAGCCGGCCGCAGCACTCATCGAGCTCAACGAGTTGCCGCTGTTCACGGACTGGTAGAAGCTTCCCGATCCGGTGAGATTGAACGGCGCGGAGTAGTTCGATGCGCTGTCGAGCTGCGCGCCGAAGATCTGGTTTCCGGCAGCGCCGTTGATCTCGGCGACGCACGATGTTGCGTTCGTCACCCCGTATGTCTGGCAGCCGAGCCCCATGGCGGTATTGTTCGACGAGCCATCCAGCACGAGGCCGCGCTGAAGGCTGTTGATCGACTCGATCCACGTCGATGCGATACGCGTGTATGCGGAGTTCTTGATGTACAAGACGTCGCCGAGCGCGTTGTCGATCGTGTTGCCAAAGAACCCGAAGTCGTTGTTGTTCCCTGCCAGGCGCACGACGTTGATCGACGCGTTGTAGGGATGCGAGTTCTGGATCATCGTGGTCTGCGCGCCGGGGTTGGCGTAGATGCAGTAGTTCACGACGAACCCGCCGTTCATGATGAAGCCGTCGATCGTCGAGTCGGATGCGAACGCCCCCAACTCGATCCCGGCCTTGCCGGCAGTCGTCGAGTAGATGCGGATGTTCTTCAGCCGCACGTCGTGCATGTAGACCGACGTCGTCGGGTTGCCGTCGATCTTGATCGACGAATAGCCGGCCGGGACATTGTTGAAGGCCAGGTTCAGCAGGTCGAGCGTCTGCGCGAACGTGGTGTCGAGCGTGTTCGCGGTGCCGGCGGTGCCGTCGAACTTCAGATCACGGATCGTCGAGTGCGAGTCGAACGTGAAGGCGCCCGCGATCGCCGGATAGCTGATCGAGCCGCCCGTCTGGATCAGGACACTGTTCGGGCCGTCTCCGTAGAGCGTGAATCCGACGGTCTGCGGCAAGACCAGGCCGCTCTCGCGATACTGGCCCGCCGGGATATAGACGGTCTTCGCTCCCGAGTTCAGCGCGGCCTGGATGCAGGCCGTGCTATCGGCTACACCGGTTTTGTCGCAGCCCGGGAAGTCGAGGATGCTCACCACGTCGCTCAGCTTGCTTGCGACCGAGCGGCCGCCGGCGCCGGACAGCGATGCCTGGAACTGCAGATTGCCGGTCGCGCCCAGCGCCGTGGTCGCGCCGGTGCCGCCCGAGGCAAACGAAAGAGGCGTCGAGAACGAAACGCTCCCCGTACTGGTCAACGTCGCGAAATTGCCGGTCGAGAAGTTGCCCGTCGCAAACGACGCCGTGGTGCCGTTGAGCGGCCCCGTGAGGGTTCCACCCGCCACCGGCAATGCGTTTGCGGCAACGCGGCTGAATGCCGTGTTCAACTGCTCCGCGGTCAGCACCTGGCCAGGAACAAACTGCCCCATCGCGAGATGGGGCGCACAGACGGCTACCAGCGAGACCGCGAGCAGCAGCGTTTTGAAAATGCGATTCATGGTCCTCTTCCCCGGTCAGTTCGACGACGTCGGCGCCACATTGGTCAAGCTGCCGTTCACGACATACCAGCGCTGCCCGTCGTTCGGGTGCCAGTCAGCGTCGTCGGTGATGGGCAGCATCTGGGACTCCGGGAAAGCCTTGAGCGGATCCTCTGCGTAGCCGTAGGCCTCGGTGTCGATCCAGCCCAACACCGCCTTCACCTGCGCGTCGAAATATGCGTATCGAGCCATCGTGATCACCATTCAATGAGCATGAAACCGGGCATGCCGGGCGTACCGACGGAGCCGTTAGTGGTCCCCGTCGTAGTGGTCGGGCCATACGACCCACCCGCGCCGGAGCCGCCGACGCCGTAGCCATAGGAAGCGGACGGGGCGATCAGGTTGGCGACGCCGCCAATCGCGCCGCGGCCGGGCGCTCCGCTCGCGCCGAACGGGCCGCCGCCACCGCGGCCACCCGTCGCGCCAGGTCCGTACTGGGACGTGTCTTGGCCGTATTCGCCGTTCGGGAATCCGTTGCCGCCGGGTTGGCCGGGCCATGCCTGCGTCGGCGCGCCGCTGCTCCCCACTTGGCCACCTGCACCCGCGGGCAGCACGTCAGATCCCACCGAGGTGTTGCTCCCGTTGCCACCGGTGCCCCCGACGGCGCCGGCTACGCCGCCAGCTCCGATCACGATCGGAACGACCTGGCCAGGTGTCACCGACATTGGGTTTCGGATCCACGATCGACCGGCACCACCACCAGCAGAACCGGCGACGATGTTGTTGGCGGGGATGTTCGGCGATCCGGCGCCACCTCCCCCACCGGCACAGCCAGTTCGATAGATCGTCGTCACCCCGGGCGGCACGGTGAAGTTGCCGCTCGATGTAAAAATCTGGAAGCGCGGTGCTCCCAACTGCACACTGCCAGTACAGGTGATCAGCACGTACGAGGAAATGTCGGCACGCCAGAGCAGCAGCGCACGACCGCCCGCGGCGAGCTCGCCGCCCGTGAGAGCACTCTGGGAAACGCCGACGATGGGCGCAGCCGCGATTACGCCCGGGTTGGGGGTGAAGGTCGCCGCCCCGGTATTCGTGTTCGCCACCTTCACCCAGAAGGCCTGGTTGTCGGTGAGAGTCGTAGACGGAACGGGGAAATTCGCCTGCAGCGTGTTGACCGCGCCAACGTCGGTGCCGAAGTTGAGGTTGCCGGTCTGAACCGATTGAAGAAGGCCGCTCGGCAGAATCGGCGCGCCCGAGTACTGGGCGATGTTCGCCGACGTGATCGAGGTTTGGCCGAACGCGACAGTGATCACCCAAAGGCCCACCCAGCCGGTGTCCGGCGACGGCGTCGCCTGGGTCCCGCTCGTCGCAGGGATCCCGGCCTTCACCTGAAATGCGACCACTCCATCGCGGAATGTGTTGCTCGTCGCACCCGTATTACCGGGCCCTGACCACGGGGTCGCCGGGTTCGCGGCGTTGTAGAACTGCAGCACCACCGGAGCGTTCCCGGTGGTCGGATCAAGGCTGATATCGCTGTCCTGATACTGCGCCTCGATCAGGTAGCTGATCGACTGCCCGCTCGTACCGGGCGGCGCAAACGCCGAGCTGATGTACGTTTCGAGCTGAATGCCCTGTTTGAGGATCTGATCGGTCGTGTCGGCCGGCAACGTGCCGCACGTGGTCGCTTCCAGGTTCTCGAGTTGGTAGATCTCGCCCTTCCCGATTTGGACAGTCATGCCGGCCGGCGATGTCGGGGTGCACGCAAGCCCCTGCACGACGGTGTTGGTGCCGAGCACCGCCGAGCTGAGCTTCGCCAGCCCCACCATGGTTTGCTGCGCCTGAGCGGAGAATGTCCACTCGTAGACTTGCTGCCCGATATACGTTTCGATGCGACGCATGTGATGGCCTGAAAATGAAAAAGCCCGCACGAGGCGGGCTTGGTGGAGGTGAATGCGGCCCTTGCCGCATCAGTCGAGTGTTGATTGATCCAGTACGAAATTCGCGCCGAGCACCGGCGTGGGCACACCGAAGTTCGTGATGCACACGCCAATCTTCGTGGCCGCCGGCCGAGTCGCATTCACGGCGGCGAAAATGTCTGCATCCGTCGCCTGGGTGACTTCCTGGGTAAGGGAGCCAGTGTAGCCGTGCGACGTCGGTGCCGAGAGCGCGGACCACGTGGGCGCATTCGCGTAGGCGGCCCCCAATGAGCCGCCCGTCACCTGAGGTCGGTAGACCGTGATCAGGGCAGTGAACGGAGCCGCAATGGACCCCATCCGGGCCACGCCACAGAAGCTGTTCGGACCGGTGTTCGCACCGCAGCAACCCGTGTCGAGCGGCCGCGCGGGCTCAAAAATGACCGGGTGCCGCCCTGTTAATTGCGTGAGCACCGCATCCATAGCCGGCCGCGTTGCTCGCCGTTGGAACAACGTCAGCTTGATCCGTGCGATGTAGGAGGCGTCCGTTTCTCCCGCCTTGCGTAGCAGGCTGTCGCCGAAGAAGTCTGCCGCCCACAGGTCGATCCAACCGCCAGTCGACGCCTGGAGCCTGGTTTGCGCCCATGCGAATTGCACGAGCAAGTAGATGGTCGAGAGCACTGCGGCGACTCCCGACAGCACCGCGCTGATGATCGGTGCTTCCGCCCAGTCGCCGAACCACCCGCGCGGCATGTAAGACTTCAGCCGCGACAAGATATCTGTCGAATCTCCCGTTGCCATTCAGTTCACCGTGATGGTTCCAGGCATGACGCGCTGGGTGTTGGTGACCGTGATGTCGCTCGTGCCGCCGTTCAGCAGCACCCCGGTCACATTCGTGACGCCAGCGACGCCGTAAGCAATCGAGGCGAGGATGGTGTACGGAAGCGAGACGCCGTCGCCCAGGCCTTCGATGTAGGACGAGAGCGCAGCAGTCACCTGCTCGACCGCGGTGGCGTGCGTCACGCCGGTTGTGGTGATAGCCATGGTCACGTTGGCGGTCACATCCTGCGGACCGTGCACGCTGTACGTCGAACAGAGCGGCCGCGCCACTTCAACCGCTGCACCGACAGCATCCAGCGTGCTGCTCGGCGGATCTCCCGTCCCGTCGTCCGTGATGACCGTGAAGTAGCCGTTCTGCGGCTGGCCGTTGTACTGCTGGTTCTCGAGGATCGTGCTCTTGACGTTCAGCGCGACGCTGTTGGCAGCCGCCTTCACTGCGGCCAGCGTGGCGCCCCCGATCGCAGCCACCCACAAGACGAACCGAGCGCGCGCTGCAGCGTCGGATTCGGCGTCGACGCCGTTCTGGACGGCCAACGAGTTTGAGACGAAATCGACGCCGGGAATCGCGGTGCCCAGCGTGTTCAGTGCCCCGGCGGAGACGTTCCCGATCGTGCCTGCAACCGTGCATTGCACCGTCACCGACACGCTCGCCTGGCCGGCCGGAATCACGTAGCCGCCTTGAGCCGCGCTGTATGCCGGATTGGTCGTATCGGCCACGACAGCGAACTGGACCGTGCCGTCGGCGGTCTGGACGATACCTCCAACCTCCACGAGCGCCTGACTCGTCGGCGTGAAGCGAGAAAACGTCTCCTGCGTCGTTGCAGCGTCCGCCGGCAACCGCGCGAAGCCGAATTGCGCGAACCAGCTATCCAGGTCAGCGCCTGTCGACGTCGAGGCCCGCGTCAGCGCCAACACCTGGAGCACCAGCCCTTGCAGCCAGAGCGCAACACCGCCGGTGGCCTCCGCAATGGCGAGCAGCACCGAGCCAACGGTGAAGTCGATGAGCTGCGACGCCGCCCCCTGAACCGCGGTGGCGAAGTTCTGAACGATCGTCGCGAACGACTGGGTAGACAGATTTGCCATTTAGGGCTCTTGTGAGATATCGAACGACACCAGTTGCGTCTGCGCCGTGTTCGCGTCGGTATAGGAGATCGACGTGCTGACGACGTTCTGCGTCTGCGTCAGGCTGATCTGCGGTTGAGGCTGTCGAGCGACAGCCGCCTCGAGCAGCATCTGCCCTTTGATCAGCGCCGTCGTCACCGGGACGTTGCCAGGCGAGCCAATCTTCCTCGGCACGCCGGCACCGTACTGCGGCTGCCACGTGTAGTCGGCCGAGGCGATCGGATTTCCGGCCGCATCTGAGAGGGCTGGATTCGTCAGCAGACGTCGATAGACCCGCTGCACGCCCGTCGTCGGGCCATCGGCGACCACGAGATCGCCGGACGGCGACGCGGAGAGGTCCGTGCCGTAGTAGTGGTAGAGATCGACCATCAGCTCACCGGAGTCCCTGTATTCGCGCCGCCGTTGCCATTCGAATGCACGTGCGTGCTGTCCACGTGCTTCCCGTTGTTCGTGATCGAGCCGGTCGAATCGATGTCGCCGACGATCTTGAAATCGCCGGTGATGGTCGATGCCGCCCCGGTCGGGTTCTCACCCGTGATCGTGATACCGGCCTCGCCGGTGATCGTCTCGGTCACGGTCAACGTGCCATTGATGATCGTGTCCGCGTTGACCTTCAGGCCGCCCGCGAACGCCACGGTTCCAGTGCCATCGCCATTCATCACCACCGTCGAGCCTGCCGCATCGTTCGCGGTGAGCTTTCCGTCGTTGGTCAGCTTCAGGAACTGCCCTTTCTCGTGCACTGCCCAGATCTCGCCAGACGGTACCGCGGGTGCCGGCTGTGCAATCGAGAAGACGCGCGCCACAACCGTGCCAGACGAGAAATCGCCACCCTCGTACACCACCAGCACCTGGTCGCCGAGCTTCGGCCCGACGGCGACGCCCCAGCCGCTGCCGATGCCGATCGCGCCGAGCGGCATCCAGTTCGACTCCGCCTCGCCTACCGTGGGATCGACGGGCTGAATGACCACCTTCACAGCGTGCCGATTCGGGTCATAGCTGCTGATCGTCGCCAGTTGAGGCAGTGAGGCCAAACCATGAGTGCCAAGGGCCTGTTGCCGAATCGCGTTTGCCAGAGCCGGATAGCTCATAGGGTCACCTCGGAGTCTGGGGAGTGGTTCTTCGCACCGATGATCATGTCGTAGCCGCCCTCGAAACTGAGCGTGCGCCGGATGTTGTCGGTGTAATACGCCTGGTCGAACTTCGTCCCGGTGCCGGTGAGCGACAGCATCGACGGGATGTCGAGGTCGTTGTCACCGGGCAGCGCGACACCTTCCAGCTTCATCTCGTGCGCAACGATCTGCTGGTACCACTTCTGCGCATACTGCAGCGCCTGGTCCTGCGTCAGGTTCGGCACGGTCCGCGAATAGATCTGCGCGCCGGCGCCAACTGCCGACGATCCAACGCGAATCGTCTTCACGTTCGACGGATAGGCGACCGTGAACCCCTTCGCGTAGCTCTTGTTCCAACTGCGGATCTTCACCTGGATGCCGCGCGATATCGTCAGCGCGCGCGTGAACCGTGCGGCCTCGAAGTTCGCCTTCGCGCCGGCTGTCGTGCCCGGCGGCACGTAGACGATCGGGTAAGGCGTCGTCTTCGCAGGATCGAGCGGCGCCTGGAAGTACAGCGACTGCCCGCGCACCCACACCTTGAATCCTTCGATGTTGGCCAAGTAGTTGAGAATGTCCCACTCCGATCGCTCGTCCGCCATGTTGACGTGGTCGATCTCGTAGTACTTCCCGACCTGCGTCGTGGTCGCGGTCACCACCGGCGTCAGGCCGTGCGACTTCGCGAGAGCAGTAGCGATCTCGCTCGACGTCTTGTTCGGCCACTTCTGCGTCGTCTTGTTGTCGATGAACACCCGCGACAGATCACGCCCATCGACACTGACGGTGTAGGCGGCCGGATCGATCACGACGTGGTCGACCTGGCCGTAGATGAAGCTCTTGAGGTCCGACGGGCTGAAATTCAGCGGATCGGCAGGAAACCCGATGAACAGCTCCACGTACATGTCCTGCTGTTCGGAGAACCAAGCGACATTGCGGCCCGGCGGCAGCTGCGCGCCGGCGAATGTGCAGCGAAACGTGTCCGCCGCGTAGTACGCGTTGTTGTCGACCTCCAGCTCGATCCACCCCTTGATCAGTTCGCCGTTCAACTTCACCGCCCCGCGCGGCGAGCGTGCGGTCGGTTGGAGGAATGAAGTCATGGATCAGGAAGAAAGGACGCCGCCGCTCGCGCTGGCCACGTAAGGCGGGATGATCAGCGTCGAGATGCCCGCCAGCGTCGGGTCGGTCAGGTTGTTGGCATTCGCGATGAGCGTCCACGCCGTAGGGTCGCCGTACTCCTTCGACGCGATATCGAACAGGTTTCCTCCCGGCACGGTCGTCGTGCGCACGCTCGAGTTCACCAGGCCCAGATTCGTCTTAATGCGCCCGAGCAGGCCGCTGAGCTGCAGCAGTTGGGTCTGCTGGCCGCACGCCCCGAGCTGCGACGTGAAGACCGAGATATTGGACAGGAGCGGTACCGACGGCAGCACGCCGGCCGGCACGCCCACGCTGGCCAGAACCGAGTCGGTCGACGCGATCAGCGACGACACGCGCTGGGCCGCAGCATTCAGTGGCTGGAGCACCGACGCGACCGTGCTCTGCGCCGCACCAACGAACGTCGAAACCGAGCCCACTGCGCTCGATACCGTGTCCATCAGGCCGCTCAGCGTGCTGTCGCCGATGCCTTCCGTCAGCGAGTTGGCGGAATCCAGATCGCCGTCGATGAGGTCGTCCGCATCGGGCTCACCGGCCTCGTAGACCGGCGCCGTCAGATCGGCGACCACCTCGCACGAGATCCGGTACGGGATGCGCGCGAACCGATAATCCGGGTCGAAGCTGCGGATGAACACCTGCAGGTAGATCTCGTCCCACGACAGGTAGAGCGGCTGCGCCGCGTCCATCATCTGCTTGAGCGTCAGAGCCCTGTCGAGCGCCGTCTGGCCGTCCTGGGTCGGGAAGAACTGCCCGGCCCACTCGATCGGCCGCGGGTCCGTCCCGAGCGCCTGCACATCGCGCACGCCGCCCAGCATTTTCTTGATCGAGAGGCGTTGGTCTCCACCGAACCCGATAACTTCCGGGACCTCGAAATCTTGAAACTCAAAGTCGCCGAGGATGAGAGTCGTAGCCATATCAACCGCCCTTGATACCAGGCATCGGGACCGCCACCGTCGGATCGACGCCCAAGCCATACATTCCGGACCCGAGCGCGCCGGCCATGTACGGCGTCACGGCCTGAGCGATCTTGCGACCGTCCAGGTTGATCGTCGTGTGGACGTTGCCAGTGGAGGCGTCCTTCTTCGGGACAGTCGGGTCCGGAGTCGCTTGCTTGTCTCCGCCGAACATGCTGCCAATGAGGTGCCACGGCCACGCAGCAGCCCCCGTGATCATCGAACCCATGGACTGAATTGCCTTACCCGCGTCGCTATTTGCAAATGCGGCAATGGCGCGGAGCACCTCCGTACCGGTCCTGAGAATTTCGGTCACCTGGGGCAGCATGGAGTTTCCAAACTGCGTCTTGAAGTCCGTCCACGCGGCTTCGAAGTCTTTCTCAGCGCCAGTCGCCGTGCCTTTCGCTAGATCTAGCGCCGGATCTAGTCCTTTGGTCTTCTGGAACGCCTCCAGGGCAGATCGAATCACGGGTTCCTGCTGATCGATCTTCGAAAACAGATTCCCGCCAGTGCTCCCGAAGAACATAGCGTTCATACGATCGCGATCGGTATCTTTGTAGCCCTGCTTGTCGTAGTAAGGCCGAACGTATTTGAAATAATATTCAGCCGCGTTGTTGGCATACTCGTCCGAGTGCTGAAGAGGATTTCCAAGGAATCGTTTTATTCCTCCGTTCCCGTTCAACTCGACTTTCGACTTGTCCCAGATCCCGGCTTTAATCAGTTCATGCACTGCCTGATTGGGAAGCTTGATAATGCCGTTCATGCGGTTGTACGCAGTCCGCATCGCCGTTGCGAATGAGCCACCCTTGAACTCGCCGATAATCGGCTCCAGCTCGGCGATCGCGTCCATGCCCATGCGCTGTACTGCCACGCCGCCAGTGCGGTACATCTGCCGAAGTTGCTCCCAGTTCACCTGGCCGCCCGAGGTCTGGGTCATCCGGAACCCGAAGTCGGCCAGCTCCGCGAAGCGCTGCGAGTCGCGCGCGCCGCCCTGTAGCTCGACCGCCCGCAACATCGCGAGCGACTCGTGCTTCAACTTCGCCTGCGACTCCTCGGACAGGATCGAGCTGGCCGCCATCATCTTCGCGAGGAACGGCGCCGCCATCTTGGCGCCGGCCAGGGCCTTCTCGCCGGTTTCGCCCGACTCGCGGAAGACCGCCTGCGCCTCGTTCATGTAATGCATCGCCTCGTTCTCGGACGTTGCATAGGCGTGCAGGTTGTGGGCGAAATCGAACGCGCTCTTGTTCTGGGCGTCGTCCATGCCGAACAGCTTGAATCGGGCGTGCTCGGTCTGGAGATTCTTGGCGGACTCGTAGAATTGCTTGCCCACATAGCCGGCGACCATGGCCGCGCCCAGCGGCACCAGGGCGTCGCTCATCAGGCCCATGCCCACGCCGCCGATGCCAATACCGTGCGAGCCGAAATGCAGGTTGCCGCCGTGAATCCGGCCGCCGTGGCCCCCACGTCCCGCGCCGCCACCTCCACCGCCTCCGCCGCCCGGGCCCGGCAACCAGCGGCCACCGCGCATGCCGGCGAGCGTGGTGGCCAGCGTCTTCGCCTGCACGTTCGCTGCGGTCAACTCCGCCTCGATGCCGATCTTCCCGGTCGGGATGGCGCCCTTGATGCCGCGCAGGTTCCGCTCGGCCAGCGCTGCCTGGTTGCCGACCGCCTTCAGGCTGGAATCGAGCGCCTTCGACGCGGCTGCCACGTTGCGGACCCCGCCGGCTTCCGCGCCGATCTTCTGCAAGCGCTTCCCGAGCTGGAGCGCCATCGCGTCGACCTTCGAGAACTCGCGCGAGAGCTTGAGCAGCTCGGGCGACACCCGGTCAACCAGCTTCAGGGTCGTGCCGATGTCGTAGACGTTGATCATTTCGCTATAAAATCAATGGCTTCTGGGAGGGAACATGCGAATTTCGTACCGCATCCACGAATGGCTGGCCGATCACATTTCGTGGGTCCAATACCCCAAGCCGCGGCTCCGCAGCTTGAGCGGCCACCCGCACGGGTTCCGCGCCTGGTGGGCGCACCGGCCGCCGATCAACCGGTTCGTGGCGATCTTCGGGCCGACGGCCCTGCTGTTCGTGCCGCGGATCGGCGTGTACCTGACGATCTGCAGCATCCTGTTCCTGTTCGCCTACTTCAACCGCCGCTGGTAAGGCGACCGCGCCGCCAGCCGCGGCCGGACACCCATGCGAAGGTCGTCCAGGCCGCCATCGCCATGATCCGCGGCGTCGCGTGAATGGCGGCCGGCCCGAACACCGGGCGCGGGGGCTGCTTGGACGTCCCCAGATCGAACCAGACCAGGTTCTGGTCGCTCGACCCGACGACAGCGTGCCCGTGCTCCACGTGCCGTCCGATCGACGCCTGCGCCTCACCCGAACGAAAGCCCGGGTCGTTCTCCGAATAGCCCAGCCGCGCCCGCTCTGCCTGGGTGGATTCGGCCAGTTCTTCCCACGCGGGAAACTGGCCAACGGCGGACTGGTACTCGCCGAGCATCCCCTTGGCGTTCTTCTCGATGTCTTCTGCCGCGCGGTCCGCGATGAAGTGGACCACCTCCGGGCCGGCCAGCGCGAGACGCTCGAGGTGGGCGGCAAACGCGCCGAAGCTGTTGAACCGTTTCATGCGCCCCCCTCGAACTGCCCTGTCGAAAAGTTGTAGGTCTTCCCGGTTTCCTGCTCCGAGAAGATCACCGACCACGCGAATCGCGTCGTGTCGTCCATGCCGAAGGCGACGTCGAACGGCACGCCGTGACGCACCAGCCAGAGGCACCGGCGCGTCTCGGGGTCACCTACGATTTTTTTGCGAGATCCTCGTCGACGCTGGACTGCTCAGCGCTGAAGTGCGCGCTGACGCCCTCCGAGAGCGCCTCGTACCCGTGCTCGTCGAGCCGCTGATACAGCGCCTCGATTTGCGCCTTCTGGGCCGGCGGCGGCACCGGGACGCCGTCGATCGACACGACGAACATCAGCGGCCACACCGTGCCGGCCCACAGCTTGTTGGCCGATGACTCGCCCATCGCGTCGATGAATCGCAGCCGAGCGAGCGGGCCGGGCTTGCGCAGGACGATCGCGCGCCCCGCGGTGTCGACGACGGTCACTTCGCTCGCGCCCTGCGAGATCACGGTCTGGGACGGCGTCAGCGGTGCTGCGGGCGCTTCTCCGGCGGCGCCCTGCGGGCGAACGATCACTTTCTGGTTCATGTGGCTTCCTTATGCGAGTCGGATCTTGCGCCCGGCCTCGGCGCTGAATTTCTGGGTGACCTTCGCCTGCCCTTCCCAGCTGCCGTCGTCATCCGGCGCGAGCGCCATATCGAGGTACTGGTACTGGGAGACGGTCCCGTCCGGATTGTTGATCGTGTGAGTCAGAAAAATCGCCGCGGCCGGCAGCCCGGCATAGTACGCAGCCTCCGCGTCGGCGAAGTACTGCTCGTACGAGGGATCTTGGCGGTCGATCTCGAACGAGAGCGCATGGCCGTCAGGGACGGTTTTATGCAGAATCCGGCCGCGGATCTGCACGCTCTTGAGCTTCACGACGGCCGGCTTGGCCTCGAACTTCGTGATGCCGTTGATGGTCACCGTCCCGAAGTTGGAATCGATGATCGTGAGTTGCGCCCCGTCGCGCCCTACGGAAAAATCGTTGGTGCCAGCCATTTGCGGCTCCTGATGTGAAAAAGCCGGCGCGTGGCCGGACAGAAGAAATGGACCGAACGACGACCGGCCAGCGGCATTCGCCGGCCGGTCGAACTCAGGAGCCGTTGCTGACGGTCACCTGCACCGTCGAGCCGCCTTGTAGCGAGATCAGGAACTCCCGAACGATCGACTGGAACTTGACCACCACCAGGCACTGCATCAGGCCGATCGCGACCTGCGCATCCGGGTTGTTCGACGCATCCAGCGTGACCTTGAACGGCACCGCCTGCGGGTTGTTCACGTCGCCGATGTACTGGCTTACCAGCCACAGGTTCGTCAGGAACGAGGTGATCGAATCCCTCACCTCCGTGCGCAGGTTGTCCGTCTGCGGGTTGCCCACCACGAATCCGTAATTCGCCGCCAGCGTCAGCGCCAGGAAGTTCGTCATCGTGGTGTACGCCTCGCTGTTCGTCGCGGCGTCGCTCGACACGTTGCGGTCCGTCTGGAAGGCGAAGTAGTTGCCGCCCGGCGCCGGGTTGGCCAGGAAGTCGAGCCGGGCCTGCACCGCCGAGAGGGTTTCCGGACCGGAGTACGGGACCTCCTGCACCGAGCGCTGCGTGCCCACGATGCCGAGAACCGGCTTGTTCAGCGTCGACTGGTTCGGCGCCAGGTTCGCGCGCATCGGCCCCCAGATCGTCGCCGGGCCGACCAGCCGCTGCACGTTGTTCAACGTGTCCTGCCAGTACACCCAGTCGCCGACCAGGCACTTCAGGCCGTAGGTGTCGACGCCGGCGGTGTTCAGGTTGGTCGAGACCGTCGCGATGGACTGCCCCGGTTGGCCTTGCGCCGCACCGAACAACCCGAACTGCTGGGCGAAGGCCGCCATCGTGCTCCACTGGCTCGAGGTCGAGTGGTCCACGAGGTTCATGGTCTGCACGCCGGCGCTCTGCAGCGCGTACATGCCGGTCGGCGGCGTCGTGTTGGTGCCCACGAGCGTCGCGTCCGTCACGCCAGCCGCGCCGTCCGTGCCACCGCTTAGCGTCACCGCGGTCAGCGCCGGCGCGGCCGCCGACGTGCCGATGGTGGCCACCACCAGCTGCGACGGCCCGCGCACCCCCGACTGGCCCTGGTTGATCGCGTTGACCAGGTTCAACCAGATGCTGGTGGCGAGCGTGACTGCGCCGCCCGTCCCCGCGCCGCCGCCTGAGAGGGTCGCCGTGGCGCTCGTGTAGCCGTTGCCCGGGTTCGTGATCGACACGGGACCGAGGCCCCAGACGAGGTTGATCAGCGCGCCGGTGCCGGCTCCAGACGTCGACTGCGGCGCGGACGGATTGGTCGGCACCGAGCCGCCCGTCAGCGTGCCGCCGTTCGTCACGGACAGGGCCGTGATGGCGCCGGACGAGGCCGTCACGCCGAGCACCACGCCGTTTGCCAGCGTCACCGTATCGCCGGTGACGAACCCGCTCCCACCATTCGCGCCGCCGCCCGACACGTTCGCCGACACAACCTTCAGCGATGCGTTGCCAGCGGCCTGCACGCCGCCAGCCGCCTGCGGCGCCGAGATCGCCAGGTTCGGCACCGACGTGAAGCCGGTGCCGGGCGTGACGGTCGCGCCGCTGACGCCCTGCGTGATGTTGTCGAAGATCTCCGGCTGGAAGCCGGGCAGCGCCAGCGTCACCTTGTAGCTGTTCGGCTTGGTCCCGGTCGAGGGGGTCGCCACCAGGCTGTTGCCGAGCGAGCCCGTGTAGTAGCCCGTCAGGGTCGCTCCCACCGCGTTGGACGCATCCTTCAGCGTGCCCGTCGCCGCGGTGTCGGTGCCGTCCGTGACACGCACCGCGACGTTGTTGTACTGGCCGATCGCGAACGCGATGGCGATCGCCGTCGCGAGATCCCGCTGCCGGTTCGTGACGGCGCCCCAGTTCGACTGGTTCGCTTGCGGCGAGCCGGTCACCACCGGGCTGTTCACGGGGCCCCACGAGGCCACGCCGACCAGGCCGTAACCGTTCGTCGCGACGCCGGCAACCACCGGCGGCGGCTTGACGATCTGGACGTAGGCGCCCGGCGCCATCGCGCCAGCGGTGTTGAGCTGGCCATACTGGTAAATCATCGTGCCCATCTAGCGGCTCCCAAATGCAAAAAGCCGCCGAAAGGCGGCCAGTTTGGCGGTGTGAGGTGGATTACTGCGGGATTACCTTGCGACAGTGGTTGGCGTTCTCGCTGGCGAGCACGGCGGCCACCTCGCGGGGATCGGTGATTGCGTCGCCGCGACGGTAGTCGCCGAACGCGTGCACGACGACGAGCGGACGATCCGCGAGGGGCTTCTTGTTGTTGACGTCGGGTTGTCCTTCGGCGGACTCAACAGCCTCGCCTTCCGTCTGATCATTCTTTGCCATGCTGGCTCCTAATAAGTGCGTGTGAAGACCGGCGTGCCGGCCTGGGTTTCGACCTCGACTTTCGTGGCCACCACCGTCGCCACCTGCTCCGTTGCCGTCGTCGCGTACTCGATCTCGTAGTACAGATCGCGCCGGTAGACGTGCACCTTCTCAGCGACGTCGGACAGCACGTTGCGGACATAGCGAATCCGCGCGCCGTAGCCGTCAGGCATGGTGATGAACGTGATCGGCGCGAGCGCTTCTTTGATGGCGGCGCCGATCGCCTTGCGCGTCGCCGGGTCCGGCGCCCACACCGTGATCTGGAACAACTGCGCCTGCCGCTCCCACTCGGTGGTGACGGTGCCGGTCGTGCCCACGCGCGCCACCGCGGCCTCAACGCCGGCGGCCAGCGTGATCACCGGGCCGCTGTTCGTCGTTCCCGGGTACTGGGAGGCGATCAGGTTGGCGAGCCCGGTCGCGACCGAGGTCAGCGAATCAGTCGGCTGCACCGGATAGATGAACGCCTGGCCGTTGATCAGCGCGGCAACGTTGTGCGGCGTGAAGGGAGACGGCATCACGCCCCCGACGGTCAGCGTGCCGCCGGCTGCCGTGAGGGTCACTGTCGCGGCCGCGATCGACATGACCTTCTGCTTGGGCTGGTACCGCGTCGTGTTGCGCTCGGTCGGCGTCGCATACACGCTGACGTCGGCCACCCCCGTCGGCATGTCGACGTCGATCTGGTTCGGCATCGGCCAGCCCGGGAAGACGTTGATGGCCTTCCCTGACACCGAGGGTTGCCCGGTGCCGTTCGGGTACACGAACCCGGCGACCTGCGCGGCCACGGTGTCGAGCACGTCCTGCACGTCTGCCATTTACGCCTCCAGCCGCTCCACGAGCAGGTTCGGTCCCAGCGAATTCACGTACGGCGCCCAGACCTGGTAGCGCTGGCCGGCGTCGTCCGTGACGATGTCGCCGCGCAGCACCGCGCCGGCCGGCACGCCGGCGGACAGCGGCATGAACACGCGCCAGATCGATCGGCTACGGGCGTCCGCCGGCAGGTTGGCGTCCGGCTTCGCGCTGGTGCTGGTCTGCTGGATCGACGCCGGCAGGCCGCTGAACAGCACCTGCTCAGCCACCGGATCGGCGCCACTGTAGGGCTTCAGGCCGCCGGCCGTCGAGACCGCCTGCCGGCTGATCGAGATGGTTCTCGGGTACATGAAGCTCATGACCAGGCCTTCGCCATGTAGGGAGCCAGCATCGCCTTCGTGTCGTCATCGATCAGCGTCGCCGCGAACCGCTCGAGCGAAGTGTCGCCAGCCTGGTACTTCTTCGTCGCGCCGAGCTGCATCGAATTCGCCTTCGCCTGGATGATGTTGGCGCACGCCATCTTCACCGCCGGCGGCAGGCCGGACGCCGGGAAGCCGGCGACGTACCAGAGGTTGACCTCGCTGTAGTACGCCAGCATCACGCCGGCCGGCACCCAGACCTGCCCCGTCTCGAAGTCCACGCCGGTGTTCACCATCGGGAAGAACTCCCACACCGGCGGGCCGCCGAAGTGCGACAGCGACGCTATGAGGTTGAACTCGTCCACCTGGTATCGCGAGGATGCACCGCGCCGCCCGTAGGCGTACCGTCCTTGGCCGGCCAGCAGTCGGGCGATTGGGGTGAAAGCCAAGTTCGTGAGCGGCCGGCCCTCCGGCAGGTACTTGTGCTGCTTCACGACCATGCCGGCATCGAGCGTGCACGGGCCCGGGTGGTCGAACACCACGTTCTGGAGGATCACGGTCACGGGCGGCTTCACGCCGGCGATCGACTGCAGCCCGTCGCCGAAGGAGACGATCGCCACCGGCTCGGCCAGTTGACTGTTCTCGCGGTCCAGAATCACCACGTCACCCACCTGCAGCGCGGCCACGCCACCCGTTATCTCGACTTGCACGTTCTGCCCCGCCGGGATCGGGCCGGCCGCCTGGTAGGTGATCGTCGGCGACATCGCCGCCATCCACCCCGGCGCGCCAGTGCCGTCGGGCATCCACACGAGGCCGTCCGGGCGCTTCAGGTACAGATCGATGATGGTCGAGGCCTGCGTCACCTGGTTGGCCGTCGTCGACGCGGGAAGGCCGTAGGTCGTGTAATCGGCATCCGAGAGGTAGGAAGACGGCATGTCAGGAAGCCTGGAAAAGCCCTTGGACTGCGGAGAGCGTCGCGGCCGAGCCGCTGGAGTTCGTCACCGTGACCTGCACGCTGGCGAACGGGAGGCCGTCCGTGCCGACGGTCGCAGACGCTGCGGTGTTGGCGGTCAGCGCAGCCGTCACCGCCGCCCCTTGAGGTATGGTGCCCGCGAGGTCGAGGAAGCGCTGGACGCTGATCTGGCCGGCCTGCGTGCTCTTCAGACCGACCGAGAACAGCTTCCAGCCGTTCGACACCAGGGCGGGACCTGCCAGACTGCCGTTGGGCGGCACGTTGCCGGTGAGGCCGAGCTGCGCAGCGCTCTGCAAGCACTGCAGCGCGGGCCCGAGTTCGCCACCGACGCCAGAGATATCGGATCGTTGCGTCATTGCGAGGCCAGCATGATGTGGGTGCGGACGCGCTCGTCGTGCACCTCGAGCCGCTTCGCCATCGCGAGGTCCGTCATGATCGGCGAGCGCTGCGCGACGCCCTTGTCGATCAGGTAGTTGCCAACGTTGGTCGGCACGTCCTTCGCCTTCCCGTCGATGAACTGGACCGTGAAGGTGATCGGATTCCCGTTTTCGGCGAGGAAATCCGACGTCGGGAATTCCTTGCCGGGCTGGCAGATCACGAGGTGATCACGCTTGCCGGTGGTGAGGTAGAGGTTCATGTCGCCCTTCAGGGGAGAGAAAAGAAAACGGGCGCCTGCTCGCACAGGCGCCCGATTCGACCGCTGCTACTGCTGGGCCGGTCAGTTGCTGACGACCGCCACCACCGCGTGGGCGTAGCTGTAGCCCTTGAACAGCAGCGCGTCGAACTGCACGCCGACGAACTGGCCGGCCAGGTTGCCGGTCAGGCCGAGCTGGAAGATGCGCGGCTGGCCGTTGGTGCCCTTGCCGATGTACACCACCTCGACCATCGGCATCGTCAGGATCGCCGCGTAGTAGTTGCTCAGGCCATTCGGCGGATTCGCGAAGCCATACTTGCCGGTCGTGTCGGTCGGCATGTACGGATCCGGGATCAGCGGCAGCTCGCCCGCCTGCGTGGCCAGGTACTTCACGGTCACGCCCGCGACGATCTCCTTCGTGCGCAGCTCGATGTGGGACGCTTTCGCTTCCTTCTCGATCTTGTCGATCAGCAGCGGGTTCAGCCCGATCGCCGTCGGCTTCGGCTTGAAGATCTTGTTCGCCATCATCGTGGCGACCATCGTCTTCAGGCCGTCGATGATCGAGGAGCCGTACGGGATCGTGGCCTGCTGCGTGATCTGCTCCAGGCCGCCGACCCATTGCAGCGTGGTCGGCATCAGCAGCGACGTGTCCGTGCCGGCCCAGTACATGTTGGCGCGCCAGACGATGATCGCCGTGAGGATGTCCTCGACGTCCTTCGCCTGCAGCGTCGCGAACTGGCCCTGCTGCTCGGTCACGTCGCGGTCGAACAGCGAGAGGTTCGACTGGGCGACGGTCGCCTTGATGAACGCCGCACGCTCGACGCGCGTCGGGCCCGTCGGGGTGGCCGCGAGGTTGCGCGGATCGTTCGAGCTCGCGGTGGCGATCGCGATCTGCTCGAAGTAGCGGTGCGGGTGGCCCGTCGCCGGGTTGTGCTCCGTGATGGCCAGCATCGGCGATTCGCGACGGATCAGGTCGACGATCTCGCGTTCGAACACCGGCACTTCGAGAGCGCCGGGGCCGCTGTAGTCGGCCGCGGCCGACAGTGCTTGCACGGTGTTGCCGCTGGCGCCGAGCACGTTGCCCAGTGCGAGCAGCGCGTCGTCGGTGGACGTGTCCGCCGAACGTGCGATGAGTTTGCTCATGACTTTTCCTGTAGCTGTAGGGGCTGGATTGAGGGCGAACGAGCCGCGCTTACTTGCGCAGCAAGCCGTCGGCGGCGATCTTCTGCTTCGCGGCGATGCGGGCGGTGATGCTCGTCACCCCGGCCGCCTTCAGCGTCGCGTCGATCTGCTCTTCGGTGATGCCCTCCTTCTTCTGCTCGTCCGTGAGCGTGAGACCGCCCTTGGCCAGCAGCGCGATCGTCTCCGACGAGATCGTGCGGCGCTGCGGTGCCTCGGCGCCCTTGAACGCCGCGGCCTTGAGATCGGTCAGTTGCGTGCCCAGCGCGGCGAGCGTGTCGGTGATGCCCTTGATCACCGGGTTCTCGGCGGTGAGGCCCGACGCGTCGGCCGGCTTCGCGCGCGCGGCTGCAGCCGCCGCAGCGGCCGCGAGTTCGGCCGGATCGCTCGAGGCGGAGAAGCCCCAGTCGTGGTCGCGGTAGATGTGCGGCAGGTGGCCGCCGGCCGCCTCGGCTTCCATGCTCGCCGCCATGTGGTGCAGCACCTTCACGTGCCCGCGCGCGCTGTGCAGGCCGATGCCGGCCGCTTCCATCGCGGCCGCGCAGTTGCGCAGCGCCGTCGCGTGCGGCGCGACGCGCTCGCGCATCGCGGCGTTCGCGTGCACGGCGGTTTCCGTCGAAGCCTTCAGCGCGGCGACCTGCGCGGTCACGTCGGTGATCTGCTTCGTGATCGGACCCAGCGCGCCGGCGAGCAGCGCTTCCATTTCTTCCTTGTTCATCTCGATATCCTGTTCGGCCTGAGCGGCCAGAGACGTTGACTGATAGGCGGCCTTGTCCTTGTAGAGGACGGCGGCCCCGGTGAACACGCAGCTCACGATCTGAAGCAGGTCACCCATCGGGCGAGTTTGAGCCCGGACTTCGTAGCTGAAGCCCAGGTCCTCTTTCTCTTCCTGAATGCGGGCGCATTCCTGCGGAAAGTCCGCGGCGTAGAAAAAGCCTTCGATCCGCACCTCGTCGCCGACGATCTCAGCGCTCGTGATGACCCCGATCTTCTGGGTGACGTCGTGGGCGCTTAGGTCGTCGGAGAAATCGACAGCCATGCCGAGCAGGCTCCCGAGAGCCTTCTCGGCAACATCCTTCGGCAGGTAGGTGCGCTTGCCGCCAGATCCACCCGGAGGCAGATCGGACGGCTGGTTGACGAACGTGAGCACGCCGGAGAACGGCATGCGGTTCGGGTGGTCGGTGACCTCGGGAACATTCAGCGACATGCCCCAGAGCGTCATCGCTGTAGCAGCGGCCAGCGCAGCAGCGCGGACCGCGTGCCAGCCGGTGGTGTCGATGCCGAGTTCCTTCGCGCGCCGCCGGATGTTGTCTCGCGCCTCACGGCGCTCGGTATCGCTCAGGCCTTGCGTGCGGTCGACCATGTCCCATGCGAGCCGCGTATGCGGCGCATCATGGATCGGCAACTTGCGCTTGCCCGGCACCGCGAACTGGTCGGCGGGGAGCTTGTCCCGTTCTTCTTTCGACAGCGACATCATCGGCTCCGTTACAGCGACTTGACGCGTTCCAGCAGCTCGAGCGCATCCTGAGCTGCGGGCGTGCGAGCAGCCTGGCCGGCTGCAAACTTCGCGCCGGCCAGCGCCACCACCACCGGGTGGAGCACCTGGTACGCCGCGTGATCGCCGTCCGTCAGCGCCTTTTCCGCGACCTTCTCCAGCGCCTGGTACAGGCTCGACGCCTTCTCGGGCTGTTTCGCCTCGGCGGCCGCGCCCTTCGCGGCATCGGAATTAGCTTTCGCCATGGAAGCTCCTATTGGCGCGCCCGGTCAGGCGCGCGTGTCGACGTGGTGGATCAGGTCAGCGCGGTGATCTGCGCGTTGATCGCGGTCAGGTTCGAGCCGGCCGGCAGGAAGTCGGCGATCGCGTTGAGCACCTGAATCGCGTCGGCGACCTTCTCGGCGGCGAAATTCAGCATGCCGGGCAGATCCTGGCCGTTGGCAGCGGCCGTCGAGGTTTCCGCCGTGAGCGGCGTGATGGCGAGGATGGAAGTACGGACGCCCATGGCGTTCTCCTGTGCGTGGAAGATGAAACGAAGGGGCGCGCACGAGGCGCGTGGGGGTTACGCGAAGATGGTGATGTCGACGGTGCCGGCGGCCAGGGTGTTCGCCGCCAGGCGCGGGTTCAGCACCACGCTGAAGCCAGTCTGGCTCTTGCTCGTCACGTAGGCGACGGCGTCCTGGTTCGGCGTGACCTGCACGCTGTACGTGGCCGGCAGCGCCAGACCGGTGATTGCGGTGGTCACAGCCGCACCTGCGCCCGAGCCGGCCGCGGTGGCGACAGCCGTGAGCAGCGCCACGGCGACGCGATCCGGCTGCGCCGGGGGATTGCTGCCGGGCAAGACTTCGACGGTATGGATGGGAAGGCCCATGAATGCTCCTGTGAGGGCGAACGCCCGAGGGGTTGCCTTGCGGCGGGGTGCAGGCGTTCGGCCTGCTACTCGATGTTGGTCAGCTCAGGATTGACCTGCTTGGCGCCCCGCGCCGCCTCGATGGCGATCTGGGCGTCGGCAAAGACCATGTCGCCGAACTTGCTCTTCAGCGGCGGCATGTTGCGGCGGGCGCGGTACTCGTTCGGGGTGATCGCGTTGCCCTTGTATTCGAGCGTGTAGATGTCGGCCGTGGCCTTCTCGTCCTCGCGGTCGAGGCCGCCGGGCGTCAGCTCGATCTGCGTGTGGCCGAGCAGCCCCCAGATCACCTCGCGATTGAGGTACGAGGCGATCGCGCGCGCCATCGGCTTGATGGACAGATCCCAGTCGCGGTCTTCGGCCACCTCACCGTTGTTCCGGTTGATGTTCTGCTCCACCCCGAGGTTCTGGGCGCTGATGCCGAAGGCCACCGCGATCTCGCGGATGACGAACTCCTGGTACTTCAGGTACAACGCCTCGTCGCTTGCGCCACGGAGATTCAGTACCTTCGCGTCCTTGCCGCCGATGATCGGCACCTGGCCCTGCCCTTCGATTTCGTTCCGCCAGTAGCCGCGGAAGGCTTCGATGGTTTCCTGCGAGGCCTCCTGCAGGAAGATCAGGTTCTCCGGGTGGGCGTTGGCCGCGATGTCGCCGGCGTACTCCGCCACGCCCAGCAGCCGATTGATCGACTCGAAGGCGATCTCCAGCATGCCGAAGGAGAACGGCGAATCGGTCGTCACCCGGTCCCGGATGTACACCAGCTCCCGGTTCAGCAGGTTGACGCCCTGCGCCACGCCGACATTCCCGTAGCCGTAGGTCTGGCAGTACCGGGGCTTCGCCTCGTCCCCGTCCCAGTCGGCGTAGATCTGGATCGAGAGCGCGTCGACCGGCCACATCCAGAGCGGACGCAGCTTGTCGCCGCCCAGCTCGGGCTCGATCGCGCCGGCGCCGCACACGCATAGGTCCTCGATCACCGCCTGCAGCAGCGTCGTGAACGTGTCCTGGTTGTTCGGGCTGAACAGGCAGGCGGACGTCACCTCGAGCTGGCGCTTGATCTCGCTGTTCTCGGCGACGTCCTTCTTCACCTTGACCGCCCATTCCAGCGAGGTGATCGAGCGCGTGTAGATCTGGATCGCGCGCGAGGCGTACGGGGTCTTCGAGAAGTACCGGAGGTTCGCCGGCACCGGCTTGATCAGCGGCCGGGCATCGCGCAAGCCCCATGAGCCGGTCTGCCGCAGGCGCGCGAATGCCGAGGTCCGCCGCTGCGGCTCGTGCTTCGGGCGCCCCCACGCGCCCGGCGCGGATCGCCCGCACCGCGCCGGCGATCGCCCGCTTCATGCGCGTCCAGCGCGACGGCGGCGGTCGCTGATGCAGCTTCGTGTGATCCATGAGGGTTCCGTTAGAGAGAGCCGAACGCGAATCCACCGCTGCGCTCGGGAAGCGCATACACCGCGCTGTCGCCCCTGTCGGGCGAGCGGCCAATGCGCTTCTTGATTTCTTCCTTCGACTCGACCAGGATGCCGCGCGGTGCCTTCCGGTACCGGGGCGCGCACAGGTCGGCCGCCAAGGCGGGATCCGGCGGAATTGCCAGGTCCTCGCCGTTGATCGGGTCGAGCGCCTCGCGCATGCGCCACCAGAGCAAGGCGCGCAGGTTCACGAAGCCGAACTGGCCGCTCATGTCCAGCTCATCCGTGCGGGCCGCGCCGGAGATGCCCCAGATCTTGTCGCCGATCACCTGGTGGATGATGTCGAACGGGCTGGCGCCGACGCCGACCACGTCCAGGTTGACCAGCGTGCTCGGCTCGCGCAGGTTGAACACCTGCTGCGCGACGACGAAGCCGTCCGGCGTCGCGAGGCCCGGCTGGCACACCTGCTCGTCGAACCAGTTGCCGTACCGCGGCGTGTAGATCGACTGGTCCTGGCCACCGCGCGCGACGTCGACGCCGAGGGCGGTCATCGGGATGCGCGGCCGGGACCTGGCGCGCCACCGTTCCTGCGCCAGCCGCACCCACTCGCTCGGGATCACCTGCCACGGATCATCCTCGCGACCGGCGGCGAAGTCGCCGTACAGCATCTTCGAGCGCAGCGGCTCGGGCAGCGCCTGCAGCTTCGCCACGTAGCCGGACTGCGCGTAGAAGGGGTTGTCCGTCACGCGCGCCGGGATGAAGGTGCGCGTCAGCGGCCGGATGATGTCCACCGCGTCGACCGTCGTCGGGTCGAACTCGTAGACCAGCACCTGGTCGCCGTTCTCCTGCTCGGCGATGATGAACGGGCGCCCGTCAGCGCACTCGATCTGCCGGCCCGCGACCGAGGCGAAGTAGCGCAGCTCGCCGGGCGCGGCCGGATTCGGGTGCATCGGGTCGAGCCATGGCGCGAACCAGCGGATCAGCCAGTCGCCGGTTGCATCGGTCGGCGGGTTCGAGCAGAGCAGCACCTGGCAGAGCTGGTTCGGATCCTCGCTCCGGTTCCAGCCGGCGATGAACTCCACCTGCGACTCGAGGAAGTTGGCCGCCTCGTCGAATACCTTCAGGTCATGCGGCCGCCCCTGGTACTTCAGCTTGTCGTCCTCGTACTGGACGGAGCCGAACTCGATCAGGCGCTTCTTTCCGGCGAACTCGCACCGCCAGACGCCCTTCTGGTTGAAGGCGCCGTACTCGCTGTAGATCTCACGCGACCGATCGATCATCCCCGACAGTTGGGGGTACTCGCGGCGCAGGATCAGCGCCCGCTGGTGCTGGGTCAGCGCCTTGCCGAGCGCCAGGTCGGTCTTCCCGCCTCCAGCCGCGCCGCCGTACAGGATCACGTCCGCCCGGCAGGCGTAGGCCTGCGACTGCGGCCCGGGCAGCGGCTTCCAGCTCAGCCGGTTACGCGCCTTCAGCGTCTGGAGCAGTGCCAGCTTGTCGGCTGCGCTCCAGGTACGCCAGTTCGGCTTCGATGGCGGCGTCGAGGTCGGCTGCATCTGCTGGGTTCGGGGTGTCGAGGCCCCGAATCTTTCGGATGCCGCTGATGGCGAGGGATGCCGCCTCGGTGATCGTCTTGATGATCTTCGGGTCGGCCACATTCTTGACCGCGACTTCAAGCCGTACCAGGCAGGCGCGGTGCACGGCCAGCCCGCGCTCCATGTCCTGGATGTCGGCAGTCGCTGCGGTGGCGATCTGCTCGTGCGCGATCTGCGCACCCTCCTGCGAACTCCCCTGCGTACCGCCAGCCATGTGCGCATTGACCATGGCGCGCTTCGTGCCGCCCGGATCACGGCTCCAGCCAAGCTGCTTGGCCTTCTTGCGGATCATGGCTTCCGAGATACCGTGCGCACTCGCGATGGTGCGCACCGAATCCACGCCGGCTAGGTACGCACCCTCTATCGCGAGCCAGTCGACGCTCTTTACTGCCATCTCTTACTCCCTGACTTCCAAGGGTTTACCCATTATTGATTCGATGAGCGGAGCCGCTATCTTCGTAGTCGGCATTCGACAGGATGCCGCCCTTAACCACACTGAGAGACCAGCCATGCCGTATTTCACAGTCCGAGTCGTTTTGCACGACATCCCGAACAAGCATCACGCGACGTACGTCACACTCCATGAAGAGATGGAGAAAGGCGGATTCGAACGCGAGATCGTCGGCAAGAACGGCACCTATCAATTGCCCCCAGCGGAATACCTCTTCAATGGCACCTTGACCGCCGTCCAGGTCCAAGAAAAAGCCACCGCTATCGCAAACAAGGTACACGCCAAGAACGGGGTCCTCGTCACTCAGGCCGCTCCCAACGGCCATGCCTGGTGCGGGCTAGACACCGTCTAACCACCACGCCTCGCATATACCGTTCAAGCACGCGAAAAGAAAAAGCCCGCAACCGGTTTCCCGGTGCGGGCGAATCGTCGAGCGCGGGCCCGGCGAGAGGAGACCCGGTTCGATTAGTCCGGCGCTTCGGTGAAGGTGACGTAGTACTTCTTGCCGGGAACGAGCGCGTCAACCACGACGCCGTTCTGAATCGTCGCCTTGAACTCGGCCATCGGCGTCGCTTCGCCGAAGATCGCGTTTTCGCTCGCTGCCTGCTTCTCGGTCGATCCTTCCCAAACCGCGCCGAATCGGACGGTCGCACCTGCTCGCTTCGAGGTGTCCTGACCGGCATAGCGCACCGTGGTGATGTCGTGAAGTTGCAGCTTGCATCGCATTACAGTGGACATGGTGATACTCCTGAAAATCGCCGTACGGCGTTGACAGGCATTGGCGTTGCAGTCTTACAGCCTGAGATGAACGAGTCGAGGGAATCCGCAAACAGCACTGACGTTATTTCGCGTCCTAGCCTAAGAAGCGGCGGCACAACCTTTCGGCCGACTTGCAGTGCGGCGCACCCGTTGTCACCCTCCGCGGGCCGGGCGAAATGCGATGGTCGGTTGTGGCTATCACCCTCATGTGTGGCCCCGCCGCGATCCACGCATCCAGGCAGCGCCTGGAAACTCCCGCCGAAGGGTCACACATGAGGGGGCCCGTATCGCAGGGCCAGTGTCCGAGCTATGGGTGTCTTGCGAGAAAGCTGACAAATCCCCATACCAGCCCGCAGACGAAGATCACCGCGCCAGTTGAGGCGAGCAAGCAGGGCAATCGCTTGGCCAGCGCCCTTTTCAGGGAAAGCGCTCGTGTGTGCATCGATTCACCTCAATCTTGGCTTCGCTCCTCCTCGAGCTTGGCCTGCGTCATGCCGGTGATGGAGACGATACGGCCGCCGGGCACGGCGCGATTCGCGGCCACGTCGGCCGCCAGGACGTCGCGAGCCCACGCCAGCGCCTTGCAGGCGTGCTGCCGGCAGCTGGACGCGTTCTTGAACTCGAAGCCGTCGACCGTGATCTCGACGCCGTCCTTCCCCATCTCGATCGTCACCCGGCCGACCGCAGTCAGGTCCGAGTAGTCGAGATCCCGGCCTTGTAGGGCGAAGCCGTGCGGCACGGGATCAGCCACGGCGGCGACGGCGGCCGGTGGCCACCAGCAGGCTGACGATCGACAGCGCGGCCAGGCCACCGGCGACGAACTTCATCACCTTCAGCTCGGCGGCCTGGTCGTCCAGACGCTGGGCGGCGTCGCCGAAGTTCTGGTTCAGTTGCTGGGCGGTCAGCACCTGGCCGCTCTTGAACTGGACCATTTCGGCGCGAGCGGCGCCGGCGCCGAGCGACGCGGCGGCCACCACGACGGCGGCCGCGATCATGCGGTAGCGAGCATTCATCAGACGTTCCTTGGGACGGTTCGGAGGGTTCGGCCCGCGCCGTCCCGGAAACGAAAAAGCCCCGCTCGACATAGTCGGCGGGGCTTTGGACACAACGCGTGCAGAATGACAACAAGTATACGTCTCTGTAACAGCGCGGTCAAACCATTACAGCGTGACGGTGAATTCGTCTGCTTTCCTGCGGCGCCATTGGTCGGCAGAGCTTTTCAGTTCGTCAATCACTGCTTGAACAGTCGCATGGTCGCCAGGGGTGGTTTTGCCATCCCAAAACCTATTCAGGCCGAGCGAGAGGAAAAGCCCGCTACCCGTTGCTCTTGCGTGAATCGGAATATCCACTCGCACCTTGCCCAAAACAATTTGAACATTGCATTTGATAGAGGGACCCTCCCTAACCGGCATGCTCGAAGCTTCGGAATCAGATGCGTTCCCGTAAACTGCGAGATCATCCTCTCCCCACAAAATGACCATTCCGCCGGCGTTAAGCTTAAGCTCAATTCCAGCTTTTAGTTGGTCAATAATCTTGCGAAGCTCTTCGACCTCAATATCGTATCTACCCTGCGCCACATCGAATTTGTGGAGCAGCTCTGCATGGGAAACTTGCTCTTGGGCCATCTGCGCGATTCTCCTCAAAAAAATAATCCGCCGCAGCAGGATTATGCATGAGACTGTTGCTGCCCGATAAGCCCCGTAGCTTCGAAATATGGTGTGAGAATACCAGCGGCCCGATTCTCCACTTCTCGAATTCGAGCTTCAATCTTGTCGAACGCTCGCTTGTAAGTCATGTGGTTCGCACCGAATGACTTCGCGAGATCACGAAAACTGATTTCAACTCGCGCGTGGTTGGCATACCGGCGCGCAAGCATGCAGTCGAGCGCGAGCGTCGAAATCCCATCGAACGACGGCGCCAGCCATCCAGACAAACTCCGGATCGCCTCCGCCCGCTCCCGCAGGAAGAAGAACCTCTTCGTGCCCTCAGGCGTACGCTCGTCGCCCAGTTGCCCATAGCGTGCCAGCACGGCCCAGCGCTCGATGTCCGGCAGCTTCGTGCGCACTGCGCTTACGACAACTGCGCACTGCGCGCGGACGTCGTCCATCCCAAGGCCGGCGAAGTTCACTGTCGATTCGACGACATCGCCGATGAGTTGGTTGAGCCAGATGCGCTGGCGCGCGGTAAGTGTCGGCTGCATCTCCATGATCTGGATCAGGGCCAGGCGGAAGGTGTTCTTCTCCCGGACCGGCTGCGCCATCACGAGGAAGGAGACGTGCAGTGCTTGCGAGGTCGATTGGAAGACGGCGTCCATGGTCATTGCGATCCAGTTTCAGTTACGGGGGGGTCTTTCTGCAGGTGATACAGGGCGCACCGGCGGCTGTCGGCCACCGACTTCGCCGGCCGGCGGACGCGGACGTCGCAGGCGACCTCAGGACCGCCAAGCGGCGAGCCGATCAGGTGCTTGCAGCCGGCGCACGTCCGCGTCGCGGCCCGACGGTCCGCCTCCTGCCGGCGCGCGCAGACTTCGGCCGGGTCCCGGAACGTCCAGCGCTCGCCCTCGTCCTTCCGACGTGTCTTCAATCCCACTCGACACCTCGCTGGGCGGCCCACGCTTGCGCGCGCGTGATGAGGTCCGAGTACTCGCCGATCGTGATCTTCCCGCGGGCGGTCGACCGGCGCTGGCGGCGGATCTTGCCGCTCTCGCTCGCGGTCTCGGTCATGCCGAGGAACTCGAGCACCAGGTACTCGTGCCAGTAGGTGACATCGCGCAGGCAGCCGTCCTCGTCGGCTATGTGCTCGGCGATCTGCGGGAGCACCACGCTGTGCCAGTACGCGCGCTGGCTGTCCAGCGCGTCGTGCTCGGGGCTGGTGATGATCACCACCAGCGGCGTGCCGCGATCGATGTACGCCTTGGCGTGCGCGCGAACCACCTCCACGATCGCTTCCCAGACCATCGGCGTCCGCAGGGAGAACGCCCGAAACACTCGCTCGCTCATTGCTTGCCCACCTCCAGGAGGCCGCGCTCCATCAGCGCGATGTAGGTCAGTGCCACCATCTCGATCTCGAATAGCCGCCGTTCGGATTTCGTCATCACGCCGCCCTGGTCGAGCATCGCGTGGCAACCGCGGATGCCCGGACGGTCGCAGCACAAGGCTGCGATCGCCGCGTCGCTCGCCTTCAGCGCGCCGCCCTTGCCAAGGTTCATGTGCGCGGCCTGCGTGTACCGCTCGACGCCGCAGTTCATGCAGGGGAGCGTCACCACCAGGCGCCGCAGATCCTCCGACCGGAAGGTGAGCACTTTCGGGAATCCAATCAGGCGCGCCGTCACGTCCCCTCCCCGCGCGCGGCCGCGCACCGTTGGCAAACAGCAAATTCGCCGCGCTCGTGCAGCGCCGCATTCCCGACTTCGAACCGCGTGTGCCCGCAGGCGGTGGCCACCGGGGTGATGAGCTGCGGCACGCCGTCGATCGACACCGGGCGCGCCGCCTCACGGCGAAACCAGTGCGCACGTCGGCCGAAGGCGAGGAGCACCGCATACCCCTCAGTCCAATGCGCCGGCACGGATGCGCCCGGATGGGTATCGGGCAGCGGGCCGTCGATGAACAGTCGCTCCATCAGGCGTCCGCGCCTCCACCCGCATCCATGTCCTGCCGATAAACACGTCCGATGACGGTCTGCAATGGAGCAACGGCGCCTGCGGCGACGGCAAACGGGCTTGACACCAGCATTCGCCAGTGCGGATCTCGCGGCGCGGCGGGAGAGAGTTCAGGGACGCCGGCGGTGTACAGGGCCCAGACCGAGGCTTGCGGCCCTTTGGTCTTTCGGCTCTGGACGACGCGCACCTCGTCGCAATGACGGGTCAGCGCGTCATGAACAGTCGTCAGCGGAATGCCGCTCGCCACGCTGATATCGCGCACGGACATGCCGTCGCTGCCCAGAAGCACCACTCGGATGCGGTTCCACGACGCGTCATGGCAGCTCATTGGATGCCCTCCATCGACATGCCGAGGTGCATGATGGCCAGCGCGTCGGCCGTGTCGTCTTCCTCGGCCCCCACCCGGAAACCGCGCCGACGAGCCTCGTCGATCATGGCCTCCTTGCTCGCCTTGCCGTTGCCGGTCCAGGCCTTCTTCACGGTCCCGACCGACACCGCGACCAGGCGAACGCGCTGGACATCGCACCACGCCTCCAGGTGCGCGAGGAACCCGCCGTACACGTGTGCGGCGATCGTGTTCGGATGATCCTTCGTGCCGTGGGCCATGACGTGCTCGTAGTAGATCGCGTGGATCTCGCCGGCCGCGGCAAAGTGATTGCCGAGCATGGCGCGGAACTTCAGCCACCGTTGCCCGGGCCCGTCGGTCCGCTTCGCGGAGAAGTTCTTCGTCCCGTAGGTCAGGACGCCGCCTTTCGAAAGCGCCCAGCCGCACTGCGTGCCGAGGTCGAGCGCCAGCAGGTTCAGACCGCCCAGCGCCGGCGGCGCCTCCGCGACGTCGAACTCGGTGGTGATGTCAGTCGTCATTGAAGCCTCGCGATTTAACAGGCGCCGAGCGCGGTTGCGGGTAGTAGCCCATGGCGAGGTCGCCGAACTTCGCCTGCTCATGGATGAATGCGAGATAGGCCGTGCCGAGTGCGCCGTTGCGTTGCTTCGCGATGATTGCCTCGGCGGTACCGGCTTCTGGCGAGTCCTCGTGATAGACCTCGTCCCGGTACAGGAAGATGATCGTGTCGGCGTCCTGCTCGATTGCGCCGGAGTCGCGCAGGTCGGCCATGATCGGGCGCTTATTCGGCCGCTGCTCGAGCTGCCGGTTCAGTTGGGACAGCGCGATGACGGGCACGTCGAGCTGCTTCGCGAGCATCTTCAGGCCGCCGGAATAGCTGGCGATCCGAAGGTCGTGCCGCTCGTCCGTGCCGCCAGTCATGAGCTGCAGGTAATCCACGACGATCAACTTTAGGCCGTGCTTCCGCTTGACGGAGCGCGCGCGGCTCGCGATCTCGGCCATCGTCAGGCCGGGCGTCTCGTCGATCATCAGTGGCAGCTCGGACAGATAGCTGACGACGTTGGTCAGCTTCGGCCAGTCGGCGTCCGTCATGTGAGAGCCGTTACGGACGCTCCGCAGTTGGATGCTTCCCTGCCGCGCGATCGCGCGCTGCGTAAGCTGCGTGCCAGGCATCTCCAATGAGAAGATCAGCGCGGTGCCCTGGGTCTGCGCAACGTATTCGGCAATGCCCTGCGCCATCGCGGTCTTACCCATCGAAGGCCGCGCAGCGACGACGATCAGATCACCACCGCGCACGCCGCCGCCCAGCTTGAAGTCGAGCTCACGGTAACCCGTCGCCGTAGCGAGCGGCGCGTTCCCGTGATGCTCCTGATCCATCTGCGTGACCACGGGGCTCAGGAAGGTGCCGATGAATTTCGGCCCGTCTGTGCGCCCTTCCGAAAGTGGCTCGAACTGCGATTGCGCAAAGGCTGTCAGCTCGTCAGCCGTCCGACCGTTCCGGTTTTGAACCTCGGCGCTCACTTTGTCTGCGGCCGCCATGATGTACCGCAGCTTCGCGCGCTCCACAACGATCTCGGCATAGCGCGCCATGTTGGCGGAGCCGGGCGTGCTCTGAACAATCGAGTTGAGGTAAGGCAGGCCGCCGGTCTTCTCGACATGGCCATGCGCTTGCAGCCATTCGTAGACCGTCACGGCGTCAGCGGAACGGCCGACGGCAATCAGCTTGGTGGCGCCCTCGAAGATGATCCGGTGCTCGTAGCGGAAGAAGTGTTCCTGTTGCAGGGCGCCAATGCGGTCGATCGAGTCGTTGTCGATCATCAGCGCACCGAGGACCGATTGCTCGGCCTCGATGCTGTGCGGCACATCGATCGCCCCGTCGCCGAAATAGTTTTCGACAGCGTTCATGGCGGTCAATCCTGGCCCAGAACCCAACGCAGCGTGGCAGCGCACTCGCTGTCCGCAGGCTCCCCCGCCAGCTTCGCCTCGATCGTCGCGCGTGAGCGCATCCGGGGCGCGCCGCCGTCGATCACGGCCCGCTGCGCGGCCGCCTTGGCGCGGCCCTTGACGCCAGAACCAGCCGCGATAAGCGCCCTCACCTTCTCGCGCTGCTCGGCGGGTGACAACTTGGCCAGTGCCTTCGCGTGCGTCAGGTTGATCTGCTCGGCCTCGATGGCCTTCTGCACGTCGGCGCAGCATTCGAGCAGGCTGAGGGAGGCTCGCACGGTCTGCACGGTGCAGCCGAAGATCGTCGCCACATCATCTTCCGAGCGGTAGGCCAGCTGGCGTGCCATTTTTTCGGCGCGAGAAATCGGCGTCTCCTGCTGGCGGATCGCGTTCTCGCTGGCCGTCGCTGCCGAAAGCACCTTGTCGCGCTCCTCGCGACCAAGCCGACGCACGAAGCCTTGGATCAGCCGCGGCGGGTCGCCACGATCCCGGCGCCGGCGGTTCGCCTCACGGCAGTTTTTGACCCGCTGCCGGCCGGTCACGACCTCGATTTCCCCGGTCTCCGGGTTCTTCGTCACCTCGATGGGCTGGAGGACGCCCTGGAAGTCGATGTTGCGCACCATGGCCTCGTCGAGCGGAAGGTGCACGCGCGAGTCGTACAGCGGGTGGGCCTCGTCCACGACGAGCGTCAGGTCATCTGGATCGAAGTCGAGCAGGTTGCCCTTCCCCTTCGCGCCGTATGCATCGATCGAATTCTTTGCCATTTACCTCTCCTTCTCAGTTGGATCACTCACACAAACCGTAGGCAGACGAGCAGGCCGTGGCCGGCTCCGCGTCCGCGAGTAAGTCGTATTGCCGGCCGCCGCGCGTGGTCTTCGACCATTCGACAACCTGAAGCACCGTCGTGGCCTGCCCCATGTGCCCCGTGGTGCCCATGTGAAAGAACGAAACCGGGCTGAGAGGCCGGCATACCTCCGAAACGAGGCGCTCCCACGCTGCGACGCGCTCAACGTGCTCGGGGAAGCGGCGCGCGATCTCCCGGATCTCCGCTTTCTGCGCGTTGATGCAGGGCATGCAGCCGACGCGCGACATGCCCTCGCGATACAGCGGGTTCGGCTCGATGCCGGCGGCCGCGTGCGCCTCGAACACGTTGGCGACGTTCCAGCGCAGGATCGGACGGAGCACGGCGTAGTGACCACCGCGCCATTCGTAGTGCGGCAGCCACCTGCGTGCCTCGCTCTCGTCGGCGCGCACGCCTTGCCACGATTCGACGAAATAGCCGTCATCGATCAACCCGATCGCGTATTCGGTGAGCGGGTTGCGCTTCAGGTACTCGGTGCAGAACTGCCGCTTGCGCGACGGGAACCCGCCGCGTACAAGGCAGAGGTCCAGGAATGGATTACCCGTCGGATGCAACAGCTCCAATGCGCGCGCAGCCGCCTCGGGCGTCCAGGCGTACATGAACTCGCGCTTGCCGTAGACCGCCGACTCGGGCTCGCCGGCGGCGAGCCGCGCCAGGTTCGCGCGCTTCGTCGCGAACTCGTCCGCAAAATCGGCCCGCACCACGTCGACGGTGATGCCGAGCGCGCCGGGCAGGTAATCAAGCGCGTAGGCGTAGGTGGCCTCGTGCTCGTTGCCGGTGTCCGCGAACACGGCGCGCACGTTCGCGCTGCCGTGCAGCTCGAGCGCGACGAGCAGCGTCGCGGTGCTGTCCTTGCCGCCCGACAGCGACACCACGTGCAGGGTCTGGCGATCGGTCACGATGCCTCCCACAGCAGCTTCTGCCCGCGCAGGTGCGCAGCCGTATCGATACGCGGCCGTGCGGGCGTGTTCCAATTACCGCCGCCGCGGGCGCCAACGAGCCGCCAGCCGGCGCCCCGCAAACTGGCGCCGCCTTCGGCCGGCAGCGTGTACGTGATGAGGCGGCGGTAGCCAAGCGCGCGGGCCGCGCGCCAGGCCGCGCCGTAGAGCGCCGAGCATGCATTGCGCGTGCCGTCGGTGCAGCAGCGCGTCACCTCGAGCGTCAGCCCGTCGTCGTTCCCGCGCGCAACAGGGCGCCCAACGATCACCACGCCGCAGACGCAAGGCTCCTGCGCGGCAATCGAATCGAGCGACAGCGGATCGACGACGGCGATGCTGAACTTGTGGCCGATCACCGGCCGGTGGTGTCGGTGATGGGTGGCGACGAAGGCGTTTGCCTCGTCGAACGATATCGGTGCGATGACCAGGCTCACGAGGCCTCCCGGTGGTATTTGTCCTCGAGGCACTTCGTGAAGCCGTCGGGCGAGATCAGGAAATCGATGTCGGCGAGGAACGGCGGCTGCCCGGGCCTGGGCTTGGCTTTCCCGGTCAGGAAGTCCGAATCGGCGCAAACGCGGAAGAACCGGCACCAGGCCTGCATGCCCGCCTCGACGGTCGAGTAGCCGAACGGCTTGCAGGTGAGCGTGGCGGCCTCGCGCCAGCGCGCGGCGATCGCCCGGCGCCGCTTGGCGTTGAGCAGCCGCACCCTGGGATTCAGCGGCATCAGCTCGTGATACGCCTCGACGATCCGCTCGACGGGGCACGGCAGTTCCGCCGGCTTGCGACGTGCCCCCTTGCCGCCAGCGTCAGCGTCGCTGTCGCCATCGCCGAGCAGATCCCTGTTGGGGCCATCAGGTTCGGCAGCACCGGCCGGTCCGGCTGGCTCGGCAGCGACCGGGGTGGCCGGCGTCGCGTCAGCGGCGCTGGGCACAGGGGCGTTAGCCCCCGTCTTTTTCTCCTGCTCCTGCTCCTGCTCCTGATTCCCGATAGCCTTCGGGGAAGGCTTTCCGGAAGGCTTAGGCGATGGCTTGTCGAAAGTCTCATGGAAAGCCTTGGCGAAAGCCTCTCCACGCCCGCAGATATTGGCTCTCAGCGATTCGTATGCCTCGCGTTTCAAGTCGCATTCGGGGATCAACTCCCACTCCGAGCCCCACGACTTCACCACGTTCGGCGACTCGGGCAGGTTGCAGGCGATGGCCTTCGGGATCCACACGACCTTGGCTTTCCAGTCGGCTTTCGCCATGCCTTGCTGAAAGACTTCCCGGAAGGCTTCGTCGAAGGCTTCCTGATCCCAGTCCAGCTCTTCAGCCATCGCCGCGCGGCCGCTCCGAAAAATGCCGGGGATCGGGCCGGTGTGAGGCCCGGTCAGCAGGTAGACCCAGAGGCCCGCGCCGCACGGCGGAATCGGTGTCAGCTCGCGGAATTTCTCGTCGCCCCACATGCGCACCTGGATTTTCCGGAACCGCGCCTTTTTCTCGTCGGGCTTGGTCGGTTCACTCATGACTTTGATTCCTGACTTCCATGCTGAAGGCGCGCAGCAGCGCCAGCGCGTCGCCGGCATACCAGCGCGCGACAGGCAGCGATTCAGCGTCGCAAATTCGGTGGAGCAGCTCCGATATATCGGCGAGCTGCGGGTGGTCGATCGGATACGCGGACCGCGTGCGCGCGAGCCGCTCGCTGCGCGCCGCGAGCTCGCGGTCGGTCGTCGACTCGGGGAGTGGTGCGGGCCGGCGTTTCATGGCGACCGGCTACCCCTGGGGGCCTTGCATGCGGTCGAGCATCCGCAGCGCGTTCGACAGCGTCGATGTCGCTCGCTCGATGACCGTGGTGATACGGTTCACTTCCTCGGCTTTGTTCGCCGGCTTCGCCTCGAAGCCGATCTCCAGCGCGAACCATTGGAACGGGGCGAAGTAGCCCGCGTCGCGTGCCAGCCGGAAGACCATCATCGTCTGGGACAGGTCGAGCTTTTCCGAGCGCGCGGGATTGAGGCAATCGAGCAACAGGCGTGCGGCCGTGTCGGTGGACTTGTCCGGCCAAAGCATCGGACCGATCTTCTTCGCACCGCCCAAGGCTTGTACGGCGGCCTTGAGCGCGTCTTCCGGTCCTTCGTAAAACGGGATGTCGAGCTGCATTTCCGAGGTTCCCCGAAAAATTCGGACGCGTTCGGAAAGACACCGTCCGGCGGAAAAAATAGAGTTCGGTCATGGACACGAACTCTCTTCTCGCCCCTCACTGCGGCCGGCCGCACAACACGCGTGCAACCGGATCAGGCGTAAAAAAGCCCAGCCCGGAGGCTGGGCGAAACCACACTGCACGGGGGTTTGCAGGTGGAGACCACTGGGTGCGAACCGCCGTCGTGCCAGAATCGAGGTATCTCACCTCCTCAACCCTTTTCCGACGGGGTTCGCATGACCTTTCAATTCATCTGCGATGCGATTGCCAATCGGCACCTGCTCCGGTTTCACGATCGCTTCGGCCATACCCGCCTCGTCGAGCCTCACCTTTACGGGGCGCGCGGCGGAGACGGTGTGGTGATCTGCTATCAAATCGACGGTGGGCACCGAGCAGCGCACGAAGAACTATGGAAGTGCCTGCCAGCCACGGGATTCGGTATCCCCGCTGGGAAGCCAAGTTCCTTTCGCCCAAGATCGATCCCCGAACACTTGCGAAGCAGTATTTCCACCACCTACGCTCAAACTTGAAACGGGCACTGCAGTTGCAGGGATGCGGCATATCGAAGCCCCAGATATGCCGATGGACGTCGCACAACAGGTCATGCCCATGGCTGTCCAGCCGCAATTTGCGAAGCCTCACGCATGCTGCGCACGGACACGGCGCCTTCCCCTCGTACTCGGCGGCAAACCGCACAGACCAGTGCAGCCGCAAGTCGATGAAGTCGGCAACACGCCGCGCAAACCAATGCTTCATCTCATCCCCCTTCGGCCTGGGCCGGCTCGGCCAAGGGCGGATCGGAGTAGATCTGGTCCAGCGTCCAGGTCGCGCCCAGCGAGCCGGCGTACACGATCATTCGCCGCGCGGTTTCGATAACCGGATCGCAAAGCTGCCGTTCGTACTGGGACAGGGCGGATTGAGTCACGCCAATCTGCTCGGCCATTTCGGCCTGGGAGAGGCTGAGACTCTTGCGAAGGTGGCGGATGTTGTTCATGGCCGAATATTAGAACTTCTTCTTTTCATGGTCAAGAGAAGTTCTAATGCTGTCGGCCAGCGGATATTAGTAGCCCTTTTTATGATTGCCGCATGGCTACCGTAAAGAAACGACCTCTCACATCCGAAGAAATCGAAGAGTGCCGCCGCTTGGCCCAGGCTTGGGAGCGGCACAAGCAAGACAATCCGGGAGCGTCACAGAACTGGTTGGGCCAAGTGACAGGACTTGGTGGTCAGAGCCTGATCTCGCAGTATTTCCGCGGCGTCATCCCGCTCAACGTCCGGGCTCTCCTGACGATCTGTAAGCACATCAACGCCGATCCTCAGGCAATCAGCCCGCGGCTCATGAGTCAGATCATGCCGGCCGGTCTGAAGGAAATCCTGGCCGACGTCCGTCCTGCAGCACGGGATGCGATTGAAGCTATTCTTCGTGCAGAACAGGCGGGCGAATCGGACGAAGTGTTTCGGCTGGTGCTTCGGCTGTTTCCGCCTCGCGATGAGGCAGGCGAACTCGAGCGATCATAGCCGCGATCGCCACCTGTTTCTCCTCATCGGTAAGGGGTTCCAGCGAGGAATCCTTCGCCTTGAGGCGCCGAGTAACCACGTATCCCGGTCCTGTAGAGCGCACCGTGAAAGCGGGATCCCCCACCAGGTGGGTCATCCAGCGGCCGTCCGGCAACGCGTGGTTCACAATCACAAGTTCCCCGACCAACAGGCGGTTCCAGGCAGAGGTAATACGAGCCAGGTCCCCCGGCTTGCAGCGCAAACTCCCACGCCCATCGCTGACCCGTCGCATGACACCTCCTGTTGCTCGGCAAACAACTGTATATGTGAACAGTAGTTTGCCGCGTTTCGAAACCCGGTTCAACCGGATTCAGCACCGCAACATCGGTAAAAGGCTTGCGTGAGCCGCTCGTCCTCCAGCCCCGTTCGTCAGGGCAGACGCCCTTCTTTCACCCGCACATCGAGCACGGTTTTGTTGTCGGCCGCCAGATCACACTCGTATATGACTGGGGTGTAAGCGCCGAATCCGTTCTGGAATAAGGCCTTGTCGCCCACATACGTGATCACTCCGGCGGCCTGATCGGCCCAACGGAATCGGCTGAATTTCAGCTCGAAGGTTCGGTCAGTCCACTTGACGTCGTACTTAGCAAGTTTGGTGACTGGATTTTTACAGTACACGCTGGCGCCGACTATGCCCTTGTCGCCAAGGCACTGCAGATCGGTCTTGGCGCAGTCCGAAGCGCTTTCCTTCGTGCCTGACCTCTCCGCCGCTGCCGGCGGTGCTCCGCCCTCCTGCTTCGGCGCGGTCACCGCAAGGTAAGCAGCCACGCCGCACACGACGACAACTCCAGCCGTGATCCAGGCGGCCCGCTTCGAGAGATTTTTCTTGATCGGAGCGCCGCAGCGCACGCACGCGTCCGCCTTGTCGCTTATCTCTGCTCCGCACTCCCCACATTTCACCAGCGCCATCCGGCCACCCCGTCGAGTTTCGTTGTCCAGGAAGCATACCGAACCGTCTATTTCAGGCCAACGCTGCGCCTTGTGCTGTCGATCGGCTGTTACAAATTTTCCTCGAAAATATTAGAAGTTCTCTTGCTTTGAAAAAGAAGAACTTCTAATATTCGGTCCATCGCAGCACACAACACGCTGCACGGCGGAAGCCGGCGATCTTTGACAACTTGGGGATTCGAGAGAGGGCGTGGCGGTGCTGGCGAGTTGCTGGCTCAGTTCGCCTGCTCTGTTAGGAGGCGCGGCCCGGCGCGAACCGGGCCGCAAATCCTAGGTCACGACGGTCCAGACGATCAGGAACAGGTACCAGAGGCACTTGGCCAGATCGACCTTAACGTCCACCTTCACAGTTACTTTCACCATGTGTTGCGCACCGGAGAAAGCCTGTGGCCACAGGCGTTAAGCCCGTTGAGTACTTGTAGCGCGCCCTAGCTGGCGCGTGCGAGTGGCTGCCTAGGATGACCACCCGCCCGACAAGTTGCTGTCGGTCGGCTCGGCGCGGGTCGGTACACCGGATTTGATACCGGCTCCGACACTGGCGTCACCTTCGGCGTCTTGCCAGACGCCGTGCTGGCGATGCAATACGCCAGCGCGCCGAGCATAGCAGAACCGTTCGCGCCCTCCCTCAAACCCCAAGTGTCGAGATCGCCTGTCTTCCGATTCGCTTTAGAAATCGAGGAGTCAGACGTGATCAAGAACAGCAAGCAATCGTGGGAAGCAGGCTCGACCGTGAAGGTCGGTTTCCTGTCGCTGACCGTGAAGGCGGTCGTGCCGACGCCCGGCGACCACGCGCCGGACGCCTACATCCTCGTCAACGCTGCGGGCACGCAGCTCTACAAGTTCGTTCCCCACAACGGCGTCGAGAAGGTCACGCCGCTCGAAGCGCGCGAGCTGCTCGACGCAGCGCACGTTGCTGCGGAGCGCGAAGCGGCGCGCGCGATCGCGCGCTCGAAGCAGACGGTGGCCGACATGGCCGCGATCAACAAGCTGGTTTTCGCCTGAGCCCGTGATGACCTCGGACTGGTTCATTGCCGGCTTGGTCATCGTCGGGACGATCGTCGGCTTCGTTGTACTCGGCCTGATTGGTGGCATCAAGGGCAAGCAGGACGACAACAAAGACCACAACTGATTCGCGTGCCGCTCGGCACGAAGGCTCTCAGCTCCAGGCACGGCCCTCGGAAATGGCCTGGAGTTTTTCGGCGAGGCGGCCGGTAAGGCGCCTCCCACTTTTCGGATCTGGGGATAGCGATGCACACGGACCTCATGTCGGACCTGAAGCAAGAGTACGCCGTCGCCCGCGAGCACGGCGAGCGCAAGGCGATGGATCAACTGGCGCGCGGCATCAGCTACGCGGCGGCCGGCGAGCTCACCCTGGCGCGCGAGATCGCGCTCTACCACCGGGGCTGGCACGACGAGATGTTCGACCGGCCCGCGCCGTACGCCGAGCCGGAGCTGCATTACCTCGCGGGGCGCCTCGACGCACGCCGTCAGCGCGCCGCCGCCACGCATTAACCGCTGGGCGTCGCGGCGAATGCGCCGCGGGTCGAACTCCGGGCCTTCAGCAAGCCCGCTTCGAAATCACCACGAGAGGTAGACATGCAAGCCACGGCAACCGCAGCAGTGTCCACGGCCCCCATCGCCGTGAAGGAAGTCGAATCGTCGCAGATCTTCGCGATCGGCCATGACGCCGCAACGAACACGCTGGCGATCCGCTTCCGCAGCTACAAAACGAACGGCCCGACGTCGCTCTACCACTACGCGAACGTGCCGGCCGCCTTGTTCGCCGAGTTCGCGTCGGCCGAGTCGATCGGCACGTACTTCAGCCAGAACATCAAGCCGTACGACAAGAAGTACCCGTACGTGCAGATCGAGAAGATGCCGGCGACCGCGCCGGCGTAACGCAACCCCCGGAGGGCCGCACGCCGCAGAAGTTTGCGGCGGCCGCATCAAGCGCGAGAGCTGCGCGACATGCGGTTAGGCCCATAGCGCTGCAGGTCGGCTGAGCCTCCAGTCGGTTGGAAACACCCTGCTTCACCCCGCGGCGAGCGCGGGGCACCTGACTAGCAGTGGCGCGTCATGTGGCGCGTGGCTGGCGAGTCGCCGGACGCGAGTACCCGGCACCTTGATGGGAGCCCACTGCCGCAACAGACGACACGAGGTCTAGCTCGTGAGCGCGGTGAGCGGGCTAGACAGCGGGCTCCCATCAGGAGTCAGAACACGACGCCGGCCAGGTCATCGCAGTCGGCGCCCACACAGGCGATTCACCGAGGTGCGACATGAAAGTAACCATCAATGGCTTCATCTTCGCGCGGCCGGCGCGTGACGGTTCGTTGAATTTCGAGTTCTCGGAATACGACGTGACGAAGTACGACAACCACGCCGCCAAAGTCCGGGAGCACTCGATCGAGGTCGACGTGCCCGACGACTTCGACCCGCGCCCGGGCATCGTCGAGAACCTCGAGCGCGAGAAGACCCAGATCCTCGCCGAGGCCAATCTCAAGGTCACCGACATCAATCGGCTGATCCAGACGCTGCTCGCGATCGACAACGCCCCGACGGACAGGACGCCGGCATGAGCCCGATGTCCCTTCGCCCCTCCCTGCGCCGCTACGGCGCGCACCTCAACCGCGAGCAGCGGCGCGCCTGGATGGTTCAGCGCCTCACGCGCTCGCCGCGCGTGCCCATCAGCTCCGGCTTTGTGCCGCGCGGGATCGCGCGCGTCTACACCTACTGCAAGGTCGCCTGACATGACCACCGACAAACGGAAAAAACGCGTCCCGATGCCGAAGATGGTCGATCGCAAATGCAACCGGTGCGGCAGGTCGTTTCAAGCGCGCGCTGCTGACGTAAAGCGCGGCTGGGGCCGCTTTTGCTCGAAGTCGTGCAAAGCGATCAAGCAAGAGCAGCGCACCGGGCAGCACCGGGCGTTCGTGGATCGCCGCGACGCCTACGAAGACGGCGAAGGCCCTACCGAGTTTTCCGACGCGCACTTGTTCAGCAACGAAGAACACGACTGCAACAAGGACCTGTGATGCGCTGGCTCGACCGACTCCACTCCAAGCACCCTCGCCTGACGATGGCAGCGGCGATCCTGATCGCCTTCGCCGTCCTCTACGTCGCACGCGAGATCGACCACACCAACTCCGACCTGCTGCGCTGGCAACTGGCCAGCGTGCGCCAGGTGTAACCGCCCCGGAGCATTTCATGCAGACCGCCACCATGGCCGACGTCATCGACGCCGACATCACCGCCCCACGCCCCGAGCAGCCCCTGGCCAACGTCCAGTCGTCGCCGCCCGCGCCAGTTCGCGCCGCTTCGACCATCACGGCGCGGGATCTCCTCCGCCTGTCGGTCGAACGCGGGGCGAGCCTCGAGCAGATCGAGAAGCTGATGGATCTGCTGGATCGAAACGAAGCGCGCGACGCACGGCTCGCGTTCGTTGAGGCGATGGCCGCCTTCAAGAAGGAACCGCTCGATATCTTCAAGCGCAAGCAGGTCGAGTTCCAGACTCGGGACGGCGAATGGACGCGCTACAAGCACGCCGAGCTGTCGGACATCACCGACGTCGTCGGGCCGGCCATGGCGAAGTATGGCCTGTCGTTCGACTGGGACATCCACCAGAGTAACGGCCTCATTACCGTCGACTGCGTCGTGACGCACGTTCAGGGACATTTCAAGAAGGTCACGATGTCCGGCGCACCAGACGCGAGCGGCAAGAAGAACGCCATCCAGCAGGCGGCCAGCACGATCACTTATCTGCAGCGCTACACGCTGCTCGCCGCGACTGGCATGTCCACGAAGGGCGAGGACGACGACGGCGCAGGCGGCGCAGATCCCGACGGCGATCCTGGCGCCGGCCAGCAGCCGGCCGGCGAGGCCCAGCAAAACGGCGCCCGGAGCGCGCGCGCCGCAGGCCAGAACCAGCCCGCTCGCCCTGCCTTCTACGACCAGGCGAAGTTCGACGCCAACAAAGCCGAATGGAGAAAGGTCGTCACGTCGAAGCGTAAGACCCCGGCCAAGATGATCGCCTTCATCGAATCCCGTGGCGCCCCGCTCACTGAAGCCCAGAAGAACACCATCGACTCTTGGAGCCATGAAAATGACTGAACGCATCATCCACGACCTCATCCAAGGTACTCCCGAATGGGAGGCTTTCCGCCTCGAACACTTCGGCGCCAGCGAGGCGGCCGCCATGCTCGGCATCTCGCCGAAGGTCAAGCGCAACGAGCTGCTGCACATGAAGCACACAGGCACGCCGAAGGAATTCAGCGACTGGGTGCAGGAGCACATCCTCGATCGCGGCCACGAAGTCGAAGCGCTCGCGCGCCCATTCGCCGAGGAAGTAATCGGCGAAGACCTGTATCCCGTGACCTGCTCGTTCGGCGTGCCGTCGGCATCCTGCGACGGCCTGACGATGGACCACAGCACCGCGTGGGAACACAAGCAATGGAATGAGGATCTGGCGAAATCGCTGCGCGCCGGCGTGCTTCCCGACGAGCACCAGCCGCAGGTGCAGCAGAACATGCACGTCACCGGTGCGTCCCGCCTGCTGTTCACCTGCTCCAATGGCACCGAAGAGAAGATGGTCCACCTGTGGGTGGCACCCGATCCGGAATGGGTCGCGCGCATCAACGCCGGCTGGGAACAGTTCGCGAAGGATCTCGCCACGTACCAACCGCGCGATATCCGCGAAGCCCCGAAGGGCGAAGCGATTCTCAGCCTGCCGACGCTGGCCGTGCAGATTCGCGGCGAAGTGGTGTCGAGCAACCTGCCCCGCTTCAAGGCGGCGGCCGAATCGTTCATCGCCAACATCAAGACCGACCTCAAGACCGACGAGGACTTTGCCAACGCCGCGTCGACGGTTTCGTTCTGCGAGAAAGCCGAGAAGGAACTGGAGATGGCGAAGAACGCGGCCATCGGCCAGACGGCGAGTATCGACGAGCTGATGCGCACGCTCGACCACATCAGCGCGCAGCTGCGCGAAAAGCGCTTGGCGCTCGACAAGCTCGTGACGAAGCGCAAGGGCGAGATCAAGGACGAGATCATCCTCGGTGGCAAAAGCGCCTACGCCGCCCACATCAAGTCGCTGAACGACGAGCTGGCCGACGTGACGCTCGTCGTCGCCGTACCGGATTTCGTCACCGCCGCGAAGAACAAGCGCACGCTGGCCAGCCTGCACGAAGCGATCGACACCGCCGTGGCCAACGGCAAGATCGCCGCCGACGCGGCCGCGCGCGACATGCGCGCCAAGCTCGACTGGTACCGCAAGCAGGCCGCCGAGCACACCTTCCTGTTCCGCGACCTGCAGCAGCTCATCCAGAAGCCGGCTGAGGACTTCCACCTCGCCGTCGACGCCCGCATCGAGCAGCACAAGAAGCAGCAGGCCGAGGAAGCCGAACGCAAGCGCGCCGCTGAGCGGGCAGCAGCCGATGAGGCAGCGGCGGCCGCAGCAGCGAAGGCGAACGCCGCCCCCGCGGTTGACGAGCCGGCTCCCGCAGCCGCCCAGGCGACCCGGCAACCGGCACCGCAGACCACGTCGGTTCCTGCAGCAGCGTCTGCCGGCCCTCGGCGCGGCACCGGCGGCTCCATGCGTACCCAGCCGTCGCGCCCGAGCGACGACGAGATTGTCGGCGTGCTCGCCCTGCACTACCGCCAGCACGAATCGAAGATCGTCGAATGGCTCCTCGCCATGGACCTGAAAGCGGCGAGCGAGCGGCTTGCCGCTGCGTTCTAACCCCCGCTCGCCGCCATCACCGAAGGAGTCATCGACATGCCGGAATTCCGTTTCACCAAGATCAAGATGAAGGTCACCAGCATCAACGTGCGCCAGGAGCTGCACGGCGAGGAGCACTGCCTCGCGATGGACATTCATCTGGAATTCAACCAGTCGAACCGCGCGCTGGACAAGCTCGACGGGCGGCTGGTCGAGGCCTTCTACTGGAAGAGTCCGACGGGCAACACCGAGGCGCTCGAAGGCGTCGAGCGCGTCACCGATTTGCCGAACCTGCGCTTCGAGCACCTGGTCACGCCGCTTAAGTGGGCCGAGAAGTACGAGGAGGGTCTGTTCCGCGTCCACCACGGAAACAAACCGTCCGACGACATCGTCATGCTGGAAGCGAAGATCAACGAGATCAAGTTCCACCCGAAGGAAGGCGGCACGACGCTCTTCAATGTGCGCGTCCAGTGCAACCCCGACGAGGCGCAAGTCGCGCGGATGTGCGCTCTCCTGCAGAGCGAGATCACCGGAACGATCGACAGCGACCCGGATGAGGACGACACCGCGCCGCCGACCGACGCTGAGAAGCTTGAAAAGCCGGCCGCCGCGAAGACCGGTCGCAAGCCGCGCCGAGGCAAGCAGACGGACGCCTTTGCCGACGCCGCACAGCAGATCGCCGACGGCGCCAGCGCCGAGTAACCGAACGGGCGAAGCCGCCGGCCGACCGGAATTGGCGCCAGGCGCGGTTCTCCGACAGAGCCGGCGGCAGAGCCCCCTATCCCCTTCAGGAGCATGACCATGAGGGACGAAATCGTGAAGTACTTGGGCACGGTGATGGACTCCACGGCCAAGACGATCGCCGCGCGGATCGCGCAACCCCACTTCGACGTCGCGAAGGAACTGAACAAGATGCACGCCGACGGCGTCGTCGAGCGGCAGAAGCGAACCGGCGGCGGCAACGAATACCTGTATTGGCTCGCCGGCACCCCGCGCGCTACCGGCCCGTCGCCGGCCGAACTCGCCGCGAAGAACTCTGTCCCGTTCCCGCCTGCCGCGCCTGCCGCCGCAATTCCGATCGCCGGCGAGCAACCGCCGGCCGATCCCGTCGTCGTTCAGGAGCTGCTCGCCGAGCTCGAGGCGGAGCGCAGCACCAGCGCGCGGCTGCGGCAAGAAGCCGAGACCGCCCTCACCAGCCTCCAAGCCGCGATCGCGACCGTCGAGCGCCTCAAGCAGAACAACGCCCAGCTCGAGCGAAAGATCGACGATCTGACGCTCGGGCCTCCCGGTTCTAAGGGCCCGGTGTTCTTTACCGTCGGCCGCAACTGCGACAGCAAGCGCCACACCTCGATCGAGAAGGCCCGCAAGCGCGCGAACGCCCTGGTGCGAAGCGAGCGCGAGACCGAGGTCCACGTCTGCGCTCCGGTGGGCCGCGTCGTCCGTGGCGTCGAATGGGTGGGCAAATGACCCAGCTCGCCGAAGCCTTCGACCGGGCCACGGGCGACAAGACCCCGTGGAACCCCTCGCGGCGCGCCGTCCGCCGCGTTCTCAACCCGCTGCCGGCGCCCACCGTCTGCCGCTTCTGCGGCGGCTCCGTGCACATCGTCCGGAACAGCGAAATCTATGGCCGCGAATACGGGGAATGGCCGTGGGCCTTCCTGTGCCGTAAATGCGGGGCCTATGTCGGCATGCATCCGCAAACCGGCATCCCGCTCGGCACGCTCGCCGACGGTCCGACGCGTGCGGCGCGCAAGCGCGCGAAGGCAGCGTTTCAGCCCCTCTGGCAAACGCGCGTCATGACCAGATCCGCTGCGTACTCGTGGCTCGCAGGGCGTCTCGGGATAGCCGTCGGCGAGTGCCACGTCGGCTGGTTCGATGTCGCCATGTGCGACCGCGTCGTCGAGATCATCAACGAGGGACGCCCGCAATGACCGCGACCCAAGAACCCGTGTGGCGCGCCCTGCTGCGCCTTGAGCACGCCGACCTGGCCGACGCCGATCGCAACCTGCTCCGTCCCGCGTTCGCGGTGATGCACGTCAGCCACGCGATGCAACTCCCCGAGCGCGTGGTGGCCCGCATCCGGCACCTCGACGCCACGTTACCGAAGTCCAAGGAGGCTTGACCATGCTGCTCAACAAGATCGAAGGCGCGGACGCTGCCTATCGCGGCCACATCGAGAAAACGTACTGGGGTGGTCCTGTCGGAACCGAGCCGGACCCGACTCGGCATTACGGCTGCGACATGCTCCCGAGCGGTTGGGTCGAGATCACCTGGGAGGAATTCGCGAAGTCGAAGTTCTTCATGTACACGCCGAAGGCCGTGGGCTGGATCCGCACGACGATCGGTGACGCCAAGCTGTTCTTCATGCACGACCAGAACGGCTACGCCCTGATCAACGACTACTGGGCCGGCACGGTGAAGGTGTTCCGGTTCGGTTGCGAGCACCAGATGAAGTCCGAGACCGTCGGCAACTGCCTGCACCGTTACACGTGCCAGGCCTGCGGCTTCTCCGAAGTCGTGGATTCGTCCGACTGACCGCCGAGGGCCGACATGCATAGGGTCTACAACAACTTCAGTTTCTGCGCCGGCCTCGGCGGCGGCGCCAAGGGCTTCACGAAGGCGATGTCGCGCGTCGGCGCGATGACGGCCTCGTGGCGTTGCATCGGCGGTATCGACAACGATCCCGCCGCGGCTCGCGATTTCCGGCGCTTGGTCGGTACCGACTGCACCGTGATGGACCTGTTCACGCGCGAGCAGTACACGGCGTTCCACGGCGCGCCGCCGCCGGCCGGCTGGAAGGAAGCGACGGCCGCCGACGTGCGCGCCGCTGCCGGCCACGAGCATCCGCACTGCGTGTTCATCTCGTCGCCGTGTAAGGGTGCCTCCGGGCTACTGTCGGAGACGCTCAGTCGAACGCCGAAGTACCAGGCGCTCAACGAGCTGACGCTGCGCTGCGTGTGGCTCATGTGCGAAGCCTGGAAAGACGATCCGGTCGAGCTGATCGTGTTCGAGAACGTGCCGCGGCTCGCGACGCGCGCCGGCCACCTGCTCAGCCAGATCGACCAACTGTTTCAGCACTACGGGTATGTCACTGCCGACACGACGCACGACTGCGGCAAGATCGCGAAGCGCGGCATGGCACAAAGCCGGAAACGCTATCTGAAAGTCGCGCGGCACGTCGCGAAGGTGCCAGCGTTCTTGTACGAGCCGGAGCAGAATCGCCTGCAGGGAGTCGGCACGCTGCTCGGCCGCATGCCGCTGCCCGGTGATCCGGCGGCCGGCCCCATGCACCGCATCCCGTCGTTGCAGTGGAAGACCTGGGTGCGCTTGGCCTTCGTCGAGGCCGGCAGCGACTGGCGCAGCCTCAATAAGCTCGCCGTCGAGAACGGCCAGCTGCGCGACTACCTGATTGTGCCGGAGCGTCGCGGTGGCCACCTCGGGGTGGTCGACTGGAGCGAGCCGGCAGGCACCGTCGCCGGCGAGTCGCTGCCGACGAACGGCTCCTTCAGCGTCGCCGATCCGAGGTTCACCCAGAGCGCGAAGTGGAACGACGGACACGCATACGGCGTGCTCCCCTGGGACGATCACAGCGGCACGATCGCCGGCCAGCAGACCCCGGGCCAAGGCTATTACAGCGTCGCTGATCCGCGCCACGCTGGCCCGGCGAAGCACAACAACGAATTCCGCATCATCCCGTGGTCCGATGCCGCTGGCGCGGTCACCAGCGCGCACGGTACCGGCCAGTGCGTGCAGGATCCCCGCGCCGCCAGCGAGTACCACGCGAACGCGTATCGCGTCACCCCGTGGGATTCCCACTCGGGCACCGTGACGGGCGATTTCAAAGCGTCTGGTGGTGGCGGTGTCGCCGATCCACGCCCAGCGCCCGGGCCGCTGTTCAGCAAATACGCGGTGACGCACTTCGACGAGCCGGCCGGCACAGTGATCGCGCGCAGCGACAGCGGCCAGGGCGCTTTCGCTGTCGCCGACCCGCGCCCGGGCATGCGCCGCGAACGCGGCGATGCCTACCTGACCGGCGGACATTACGGCGTGGTCGGTTGGAGCGAGCCCAGCGGCGCCGTTTCGGCCGCCGCCGGCCACGACAACGGCCGATGGTCCGTTGCCGATCCGAGATTGCCGGCGCAGAACGAGAAGATCGTCGCCATCATCCGCGCGCTCGACGGCACCTGGCATCGCCCGTTCACGACTCTGGATCTCGCCGTCCTGCAGTCGCTCGTCGAGCCGGAGGAATACCTGCAGCTCGACGGCCTGTCCGACCAAGCCTGGCGCGAACGCATCGGCAACGCGGTGCCGCCGGATGCCGCCGAGGCAATCGGCGAGGTCATGGGCACAACGCTGCTGCTCGCCGAATCCGGCGAGACCTTTCGCCTGTCATCGACGCCGATCTGGGTCCGCGACATCGCGATCGCTCTGTCCGTCACGCCCCTCCCCGCCAACGTCTAGCCAGGAGCCAACCATGAGACGCGTTCTCTACGCCATCAGCAGCCGACTGCCCTGCCGGATCATCGCCGACGGCAATAAACCGTACCTCGAAAGGTACTACCTGGCGACGGTGTTCGGCGTGCGCTTCTACCTGCACCGGTTCGTCGCCAGCGACCCGGATCGAGGCCTGCACGACCATCCGTGGCCCTGGGCCTTCTCCGTGATCCTGGCCGGCTGGTATTGGGAGGTCACACGCGGAAATTGCGCGCGCGTGCGCTGGTTCAACTTCCTGATCGGCGACAGCTTCCACCGCGTCGTGCTGCCGCTCGACCGCGGCGTAGACAACGTCTGGACGCTGTTCGCTCACCGCGCCAAGCGCTCGAAGCCCTGGGGCTTCCTCCGTGACAAAGGGCAGATCGGCACGATCTACGTCGAGCACCGACGGTCGCCCGAAGACGCGTGGTGGAAGTCGGCACCGCGCGGGCGCCACGAGCCGCGCCGCATGCCCCGCTGAACTACTGAACAGAGCCTCCCGCGTAGGTTTCCTCGACCGCGCGGTTACGTGAGGCGGCCAGCAACGGCGCCTCATCTTTTTCGGATACCTGAGACACCATCATGACCGATCCCAACACCACCACGCCCGCGACTCTCCGAGCCGATGCGCTCGATCTGCTTCGCGAGATCGCCGCGCGCAAGCGATACGACCCGAACGTCCCGGCGCCTTGGGGCAACAACTCCGGTTGGAATACGATCATCTTGAAGAGCGAACTGCTCGCCCGTGTCGATGCGCTGCTCGACGCGACTGCTGCCGCCCCAGCCGTCGAGCCGATCCGGCTCGTCCACGTCGCCTTGGCCGAGGATGGTGGGAATCTTCGCTGGATGACGGGACGCAAGCCGCGGGACTGCGAGCTGTACATGATGCCTGACGGCGGCCGGGCGCCGGCTGTCGTGTACGCCACTCGCTCCGCCCCGGTCGCCGAGGCCGAGCCGATCGATAAGCTTGAGCCGGCATTGATCCTCACCGGAGCGCAGTTGCTCGAAGCGCTGGATCTCGTCGCGCCGGATCGCACGGCTGACCAGTTCGAAAGCGAGGTGTCGTTCCAATACGGGAATGGCCATTCCGGCAAGGGCATGTACTGCTGGATCACCGACTATCCCGACGAAGGCGCGTCGCTGCTCGACGGCTCGACCGTCGCCGCTCAGGCTGTCGCCGCTGATGGGGATGCGTTGAAAGAAGCCGTGACGCGCACGATCGATACGATCAGACGGCAGCTTGAATTGATTTTTGAACGCGCCCCGGGAAACTTCCTCGACAAGGTGCCAGTCGTGCAGTCGTTGACCGCACACAAACATCGCTTGGAGAAGGCCCTCGCGATCACCGTGCCGCGCGCAGCAGTATCGCCGGCCACGGCTGAGACCTCCACGGGGATGCCCGACGAGGTGCGCGAGTCGCTGATGGACAGCCAATACCTCGCGGGCGTCAAAGCGGGCTGGAATGCTGCGAACGCAGCCGATCCGAATGCGGCGCTGGAGAAGATTCACGCCAGCCGCGCCGGCTACTTGCGGCCCCTGCGTGATTGGCAGAAAGCCGGACGCCCCGGCGTTCCCGCGACGCCGGCCACGGCCGACGAGCGGGCGGCGCTGCTCCAATGGGCCACGGAGCGATGGGATGCGGAAGTGAAGCACCGGCCGCTCATCAACGTCCATCGCCGCTCCCTTGACGATACGTGGCGTCAGGTCATCCGGCATTGCGGCGGCGATGACGTGTCGCTGCTCGGGCCGCGACACGATGCCCTGCTCGCGGCAAATCCGATCAATACGACCGAGCGCGATCCCGCGTTCATCGATAACGACCTCGATTTCGAGCCGGATGCGCAGCACGCCGTCGCGGACATGGCGAACATCGGCTACGCGCTGATGCAGACGATCGAGCGCATGGTGCCGGGCTACTGCTGGAACGAATCGCCGACCGAAATCGTGAGCGACCTCCTCAACGAACGCGACGAGGCCCGCGCATCGCAGGCCCCCGCACCGGCCGATACGCGCGACGTAGCGGCGTTCATCCGTGAAGTAGCTACGCAGAAGCCGGAGAAGCCAGATCACTGGAGCCCGTGTGGTCAGTGCCAGCGCAATGCAGAGCGCGCTCAGGATTTGCTCGATGCCGCCTGCGCACAGAGTATCGACCTGCCGGACAGCGAAGGGGGTGAAGCGTGATCCCTCCGATGACCGATCCGCTGGGGCGGCACTGGCGGCATCCGTCGCCCCAAGAAATCCTCGTTGACGACGAGCACGCCGTTATGTCGCGCTTGACCTACGACGAGCTGCTCGAGTACTCCACCACCATCCCCGCCGGGGTCTATCCGGGAAAGATGTGGAAGGCCGTCTACGGCGACCGCGCCTTTCTCCGCTGGTTCGGCATCGTCGACGGCCGGACCGACGTGTGCTCGAACAACCAGCGCTTGATCCTGCTCTGCGACTAGGAGGACCTCATGAACGACCAACTCATCGAGGCGCGCAAGTTGATCGCACACGCCAGCGAGTACGCGATCTCGGCTTTGGGAAACGACTGGCACGAGCGCGCGACCGCCCTGCTCGCCCGGCCTGCGCCCGCTATCTCGGAAAGTCCCGAGGCGCACGACGAGGCAACACCAGCCTGGATGACGTGCGAATCGCGGCGCCCGTTCGTAGTCAACAGCCTGCGCTCACGTGCTGAAGACCTGCGCGCCGCCGAGAAACGCTGCCGGAACGCTTATCGCAAGGACTTCATGGGCTCCCCGGCGTGCTATCTCGCAGATGCCTACGGCGAAGCGGCCACGGCGCTGGAGGCGCGGCTCGCCGCGATCGACTCTGTCCTCGGAGGAGGTAGCCGTGCGGACCGCTGAAGTAAATGCCGCGCTACGCGCTTCCGCTCACCCGAATGGGTGCTCCCATTCGAAGTGGCCGACGCCACCGGCGCGCGACCCGGATGCTGGTCCGACGTTAAAAAAGGCCTTCGTCCTGCTTCTTCTGCTCTGGCACCAAGTTGATCGTAATCGCTGCGTCAGTCGCGTACTTCCCGACAAGCGTTTCAACTGCCGAGGTCGGCTGAATAGCCAACTGCGTTATCGCCGCCTGGTATTTGTGCCCTGTCAAATCGCTTATCGCCTTCGCCAGCGCTTGTTCAAGGTCTTCAATCGAAACCGACTTCAATGGATTCACATTGGACATGAACTGCTCCTCCAGAAATTTCGGGACATCCTAACATGAGCGAGAACAGCAAAATCGAGTGGTGCGACCACACATTCAACCCGTGGATCGGTTGCACGAAGATTTCACCCGGCTGCGATAACTGCTACGCCGAGGCGATGATGGACAAGAGAATGCACAAGGTGAAGTGGGGAGCGTCAGCACTGCGCGCCCGCACGACCCCCGAGAACTGGCGGCTGCCGGTGCGGTGGAACGCGCGACACGACGAGTTCATGGCCGCTCACGGGCGCCGGCAGCGCGTCTTCTGCTCATCGCTTGCCGATGTATTCGATAACCGCGTGCCGTCCTCCTGGCGTCGCGACCTTTTCGCGCTGATCAAGGCCACCCCGAATCTCGACTGGCTCCTTCTGACGAAGAGAACCGGCAACGCGCGCGAAATGCTCATCGGCAGCCCGCTATCGCCCATCCCGGACAACGTCTGGCTCGGCGCGACGATCGTCAACCAGGAGGAAGCTGACCGCGATATCCCGAAGCTCCTCGCGGTGCCAGCGCGCGTGCGCTTCCTGTCGATCGAGCCGATGCTCGGGCCGATCGATCTCAACCAGGCGCTCCCGCCGTTTCATTGTGACACCTGCGACGCCGACTATGGCGCGCTGTCGGCCCACGCATCTGGAACGCCGATTGGCATCGACTGGGTGATCGCTGGCGGCGAAAGCGGCCACCGCGCGCGGCCCGCCCATCCCGACTGGTTCCGGTCGCTGCGCGACCAATGCGCCGAGGCGCACGTGGCGTTCTTCTTCAAGCAGTGGGGGCAATGGGCGCCAGGTTCGAACTGGCCTGAGGACGTCCCGATCCCAAGCGGCGAGCGAGCTTACCTTGACGGGCAGGAGACGGACGACAACGAATCGGTTTGGAGCGTCGGCAAGCGCGCTGCCGGCCGGCTGCTCGACGGCCGCACGCATGACGAATTCCCCGTGATCGAGGATACGAAATGCGCTTAGCTATTTGCGACCACCGCCGCCTCGATTTCCAGAGTTTCGCTGGCCCCAACCAATTCCCTGGCCAGCTCTTTCAGCTTATCGCCCCAGCCAACGTGAAATTCCGCACTGGGCATCGGGACAATTCCCGCGCATCCCGCGATGGCTGTCTGGACCCTCAGCAACGCGCCCACGGTATTAGGGGTAGGCGCCTGTTCTGGCCTAATCAGGCTCACGATATTCATCGCGGCTCGCACGGCATTTACTTGGTCGGGATGCGGCCACTTCAAGCCATTGGTGGCAGGAAGCCGCTGAATCTGTTCATCCAACGTGAGCACGACGTCTCTGCACTGCGACACGAGGACCGCCACGCATTGGACTCGCTCATGCAGTTCATCACGACGCAGCTTCCTGTCGCGATCCGCCTGTTGGGACGCGATCTTAGTCGCCGCGACGATGGCGCCGATCGAGCCCACCGCCTGAACCCATGCCGCCCAGTCCGAACTTTGCGCAGGTGGCCAGCGCAACACTGCCGTGACGAGTATCCCTGCTGCAAACGCCCCTATGAACATTGCCAGACCGGAGTAGCGACCCATGCGTGAACTCCCGATATTGTTTTCTGCGCCGATGGTACGGGCGATATCGCAGGGTCGCAAGTCGCAGACGCGCCGCCCGATGACCCCGCAACCGTATGACGACTACCGCCGGCTCGCCTGGATGTTCGCGAAGAACCGCGGAAGCTGGGGACCGCCCGGTGGTGCTCCCGATCCGGCATGGCTGGCTCGCTGCCCCTACGGCGGACCGGACGACCAGCTCTGGGTCCGCGAGACGTTCGTGGCATTCGGCCGCTGGGAGACGCGCTTCAGCGTGAAGAAAGGCCGGGACCAATGGCACTTCGTCGACATGACGCTCGACACCGGCCGGCAGTACCGCTACGGCGGCGACTTGCCGAACGCGCAGCGTGCGGGCGCGACGCCGACCTGGTGGCGCCGGCCGGCGATCTTCATGCCACGCGCCGCCTCGCGCACGCAGCTCGAGGTGGTCCGCACCAGGATCGAACGCGTGCAGCAGATCAGCGAGGCCGATGCGATCGCGGAAGGAATGAGCACCGGCGACATCAATCCGGTGGGCTCATACGCCGAACTCTGGGATGGCCTCAACGCGGAGCGCGGCCTAGGTTGGAAGGCGAACCCGTGGGTGTGGGTGGTGGAATTTCGGAGGATGGAAGGATGAGCACGGGACTGATGACGCCTGAGGACCTGGTGAAGGTCACCCACAAGAAACGATACAGCGCGCAAGCGAAGTGGTTCAAGGCGCAGTACGGCGTCGACGTGCCGCAGCGGACCGACGGCAGCATCGTGCTGACGTGGGAGACCCTCGACGCTCTCGCCGAGGCCAAGCTCGGGATTCGGGCTGTCGACCGGCGGATCGATGCGTCGCCCGATCGCCCACCGATCCACGTGCTGCGAAAAGCATGACGCCCCGCCGCCGAAAGAGCCCAGATGGGCTCCCGAGCCGCGTCTACATTCGCGACGGGTCGTTCTATTGGGTCCGGCCGGACAGCAACAAGTGGATCCGGCTATGCCGCGTCAGCGAGGGCGACGCGCTGATGCTCGAGCGCCTGGCCGCTGAGAAGCGCCAGTTCACGGCGGCCGCCGGTGGCGGCAACCTGCCCAGGCTGGTCGGCGAATTCATGGACACGCACAAGATGCGCTACGCCCCATCCTTCCGCGACGAGTGGGTGCGTCGCGGCGAGGCGGTAATCGAATCGCTCTGCGAGTGGAACGTCGAGCGCGTCGACGCTGGAGCCGTCGAGGACTTCCTCATGAAGAACTGGGCGGACCGGCTGCCAATGCAGCGGGCGATGAAAGCGTGGCTGTCGACGTTCTTCAACTGGATCATCCGCCGGAAGAAACTGATGCAGGTGAACCCCTGCCGCGAGGTCATCGTCAAGAAGCCGAAGGCCCGCGACGTCTACATCCCGGACCGGGATTTCGTCGCCATTCGCGATGCGCTGATGACCTACACCTACACGAAGAACGCCGGCACGCCGAAGGAGAAGACCTTGGTCGGTAAGGTACAGACGGGGCCGATGATGCAGTGCTTCATCGACCTCTGCTACCTGACCTGCCAGCGCTCGACGGACATCCGGCTGCTGCGGTGGGACCAGATCGACAGGGATGCCGGCGTTATCCACTTCGTGCCGACGAAGACGGAGGATTCGAGCGGCGAGGCCGTGGACTGGCCCCTGACGCCCGATATCGAGGCGGTGCTGGCGCGCGCGAAGCTGCTGGACCCGGCTTTCGGGCAGACCTACGTTATCCGGGACAGGAAAGGCAAACCGAAGACGGATCAGTCGTGCCGCGACGCGTGGGACGGGGCGATCGATCGCGTCGCCAAGCTCGACCCGAGCATCGCGGGTAAACCCTACACGATCAAGGATATTCGCGCGAAGGCGCTGACGGACGCGAAGCGCGCCGGGTATGCAATCGAGGATCTGAGGGTGGCCGGGGCGCACACGGATACTGCGACGACCGAGACCTACCTGAAGGCGCGGGAGGTACCCCGCTCCAAGGTCGTCCTGCACCTTCCGATGCCGAAATCGGCATAACCTGGGCGGCGATATTGGAGAACCTCCAATATGGTCTCCAATATGCACAAAAAATAGGCACAAACGAAAAACCCGCGTCAGCCTTAACTGACGCGGGTTTGATACTGGTCGGGGCGAGAGGATTTGAACCTCCGACCACCTGCACCCCATGCTGAATTGCATCACCAGCACAATCAGATACTTAGGCCATTTTGTCTAACTTGATGCCTAATTCTTAATCAGCTTCTGGTGCGGCTTTGCGATGGGATTTCACCCCAAGTTAGACGACAAAAATCAACTGGTGCGACGCATCGGAACGGGTGTCACACGCTCCACTTCGCGAGCTTTGGTGTAGTGCGCGGTCATTTCCGCCGTGGTGTGTCCTGCGAGTGCCTGCGCCGCTCTCGCACCCTCGAGCCGCTGCTTGTCGGTAAGGGCTTTCGCTCTCAGGTCATGGAAATGCATACCGACGAGAAACCGAGGATCCGGCTCCGTGCCCTTCGCAGCGCACTCGCCCTCATAGGACTTGCGCGCGCGCTTAATCGCCCGTTTCCATGCTGTCTGTGCGCCGCTGTAGGTATAGCGCGCGCCGTCCTGCGTGCAGATGATCGGTCCGATTGCTTTCACCTTGCCGGCCTTCGCCGCGTCGAGCGTGGCGCGCAAGTCCGGCGTCAATTGAATCAGGAGGCGCACGCCACTGCTGTTTACCGTTTTCGAGGGATGGAAGAAGAGTCCGTCGTTGCTGACATCTTGCCAGTTCAGCGCAAGCAGATCGCCGATGCGTTGTGCGGTCTGATAGGCCAGGTCGATAAGGCAGACGATCGTCGTTCCGGATGCGGTCGGGCGTCCGTCCAACCCAACGAGCGCGGCAGCGCGGACAGCCTCCAGCTCCATGTCCGTGATGTAGCGGTCGCGCGCCTTCTCCTCGGCGCCGGCGACCTCGCGCGCCGGATTGCGATCGCGCAGCCCCTTGCGCACGGCGTGCGCGAAGATCAGCGACAGGAGCGCCTTGTATTTGTTGCTGGTGTTCGGTTTCGTCGAGAAGTGCTTGTCGAGGAACCGGGCGATGTCGGCCGGGCGCACGTCCTCGACTGTCCACTGCGGCCCGAACTCCGATTTGACGAATGTCGCCATGCGCCGGTATTCCTCGCGCGTCTTCAGCGCATACTTCGGGAGCTTTACCAGCAGCCAGTCGTCGATGAGCGCAGGCATCGTGTCGGCAATACCTCGTTCATCCGCCTCGCGGTTGAACTTTGCGAGTTGCTCATAGAGGCGCGTGAGCCCATCGGTCGTACTGCAAAGGCGGTGCCACTTCCGGCGCATATCGACGAAGTACCACGAACCGTGCTTCTCGTAGACGCGCGCGGGCAGCGGTGACGCCTTCTTCCGTCGCCCGATCATCTACGCCGCCTTCATGTCGGAAGTGAGTTGCGGACGGCGCCGGCTTCGCTCCTGATTCTTCGGGATGCTGATGCCTGCGATATGGTGTCGCCACACGCGCACGCTGCCGTCGGGCCGGCGATCTGCCGGGATGCCAGCGCGCATCAGGGCCTGCAATTGCCGGCACGGCTGGCGGTAGCCTGTTGCCTCGACGATCTCCTGCTCGCTGAGTGTGAGAGATTCGCTCACTTCCCGTCCTCCGTATTAGTGCGCGCCCGGCGTTCATAGCTCGCCCAATACGCTATTGCTTCGTCTATCGCTGGCTCGGTGTGGCCGAGTTGCGCCGCGCGTTCCCTGCATGCCTTGAGGGTCCTGATATTTTCGTTTCGGGACACGTTCACCAAAGCCTTCAGCGCGTTAAATACTTCTTCGTTCACGCTTCCCCTCCGGTATCAGTAGTGCGTGCGATCTCGGCAGCAGCGCGGGTGATGGCGCGGCGCAGTGCTTCGGCCGAGTCGCCGGGCTTTTCAACGATGAACACGCGCTCGTCAGGCTCACGATGAGCGGTGACGCTGACGTAGCCCGCGTTGATGCTGATATCGATGTCCATGCGCAGCTTCACCGCCAGCCGCAGCGCGTCGCCGTCGTCGGTGAGAGGGTTCCATCCTTCCGCAATGCCGGGCGTCTTTGAGTGCTTCGGTGAAAGAAGCATGTCACGCCAAAGCGGGTCATCCAATCGTGATCGGAGTATCTCGATCTCCGCCGCCTTCGCCGCCAGTTCCAACAGTTCTTTGTCGGTCACGATCTCTCTCCCTCGACGCGCTTGAACTCGACGACCCATACCCAGGGGTTGGCTTCCCAGAGCCCCGGACCCTTGAGGTTCCAGTTCTCGCCGCCGTGAAGTCGGTTGATAAAGTTGGCGAACGCATAGCGCGCGGAGCCCATACAACGGGTATGGCTGGTGGCGTCGCCCATGTGCCAGCCTTTGCGTTGAGTGCCGCGGACGACGGGATGGAAGGTCCGGCCGCCATCGACGCTGATGGAGCCTTTCGGCGGCTCGATACCGAAGTCGGTGAAAACTGCACCTTCGGCGATCGCATCTCCCTCGCTGATGTCATGCAACCGCTCGACGCGCACGCCGGTGATTTCGAGCGTGATGCGCGAAAGGGTGCGTGGCATGTGGATCGAGGGCGTCCACCCCGCACCCCTGGCATCGCCACTCGGATCAGAATCGGCGCGATAGATCGTATGAGCTCGACGGCAAGGGATGCTGACTGATGCTGCCCAGCAATAATCGGCCGGCTCATGAATGAACGCTTCGCGCACCCACAGGCGGTCGCCGGGCTCGCCATGCGGACATCCCTGCTGGTTCGGGAAGCGGCGCAGAATCGCGTCGAGGTTATCTTTCCCGGCGAATTCTTTCGCGACGCGCCGCGTCTGAGTCTTGCGCCCGTCGAGAATGGCGCGCACCATCGGTGCGCTGAAAATGATCGGCCGCTCTTTCACGATTGATTCTCCTTGCGTGCGGCGTCGATCACCCGATCGAGAATTGCCTCGGGCGTCTCGTCCTGAACCTTGAATACCTCGACCTGCCGGTCGAACGCGATCGACATAGCGAGATCCATGCGGTCGTCATCGGGCACGTCGGATAGGATCAGCCGATACCGCGCAGCATCCCGCGCATCCTCGCTTTCCGAGATAGCCGGCGCAGCCTTGAGGGCGTCGTCGGTAGGATCAACCGGAAGCGGCATCCAGTGCGTGGGTACTTGCTCGCGTTCGAGTCGATCCATGATTCCGGGGAGAGCAGTTCCGAACCAGTCCTTCTGGAACAGCGTTTCCTCATCGATATCATCGCATTCAGCCTCCGATGCCCATCGATCAAACGACGTATGCATGATCAGCAGCACGCCGCAGTCCTCACGCCAGCCGAGCAACTCCGTTTCCTTCGGCGCCGTCTCGATCGGCTGCCACCGGTCGGCAGAGATAGCCGGCGCAGGCGAGACGCGGCGGTTCCATCGCTCGACTGCCGCCTCCGGGGATGCGCTGGGAATTTGTTCAATAGCGCATGTGCCTCCAAGGTTCAATGTATTGCGGCACTTCACGCCCCACCAATGCCTCTTGTCTATGGTTTGCTCCAAGACAACGGCGCCCCCGCAGAACGGGCACGGCAGCAGTTCGCTCAGCTTGTCGCTCATCGGGTGTCTCCCTGAGATGTGACGATCGTTTCCGATTTGTGCTCGGTGATCGTCTGCTTGCCTTGGCGCCGCGATTCGGTCCAGTTGCGCTCGGTCGTCACGGTGCCGTCAGGGCAGCGGGTGAAGTAGTGCCAATTGCTATCGGCCCGGAACGCGTAGACCTTGCAGCCGTCGGCCTCGCGGATGACGTGGGGCTTTACGTCGGCTTCCGCCTGCGCATGTTCGCGCTCCATGGCACGCTTTGCCCCGTCCGAGAAAACACCCCAATAGGTGCAGCCGCCGATGGCCGACAGCAGAAGGGCGAATATGAGAAGGTTCTTCACGCTTCGCCTCCCTTCCCACCCTGCGCGCCCTGAGACTCTTTGGCCGCATGGGCGAGCGCCGGCAACGTATCGACGATCCCCTTGTCGGAGAAGAAGCCGGATGCGAACACGGCGTTGTCATACGTGACCGGACGACGCCCGAATTCCAACGATGACAGGAAGGCCGGCGAAACTCGCATAGCCGTCGCCATGTCCATCAGCGTTGTGCCGGCAACGATCCGAAGCGCCCGCACGAGCATCCCGTAAGGCGTCAGGGGATTCTCGATGCTCGCCACCGCCTCTCCCGCATCAGCAGGGGCGCTTCGGGGCAAATCACGGATGACTTGCTTTATCAGCGCACCTACGGCGGCCACGCTGCCGAACTCGATGTAGCCCGCTGCGTTCTCCCTGCCGCCGACGTGCTTGATGCGCTCGCCAAGGTTCATGCCGGCCGTCGGGCTCGGCTCGCGCGCCTCGGCCGGTGCGGAGGCCTGCGCGCGATAAAGCTCGACTTCCATGCGGAGCACTTCGGCGAGTCGTTTAACCAGTTCGATCTTGTTGAGCGGATCGTCGGGATGTACGGGATCGTCGCCGCGCAGAGTCACGCACACATCTGCAAGCGTTTCGCTCAGACGGCGGATCACGTAGGCATCCTCCGACTCTTCGCCCTCGTTCGCTTGAGGTGCGGCGGCCTGCGATGTGCGCGCAACGTTGAGCACAACCTCGTCTTCCACGGCGCGGGCGAACTGCCGCCAGCCCCATTGCTTCATGAAGCTGCCGAGGCCGCCCGGCATCGATTCGGCGATCGCGTCGATGTCGGCGTCGTCAAGCCTCGCCGCCCGCTCGTCGGACGTGGCCGGCTCACTGGCAACGGGGAGCGTCCAATCGTCACTGAGATGCGAACCAGTCAGCGGCACGCATCCGGCCTGCCGGAAGCAATCCCCTTTGCTGCCGCATTCGTGGTGGCACTTGCCGCCGTCAATGCAATAGCCTGCATCTCGCAAGCAAGAGTGCAGCCATTTGACATGCGCTCGAACCTCGTCGGGCTCGGCCGTGGCCGGCTCGCCTTCGCCAGATTCGAGGTAGAAGCATCCCAGTTCGTTGCATGCCTGCGCCGTGCTTGATCCGCAGCGCGTGCATTTGCTCTCGGACGTGGCCGGCGATACTGCTGCGCGCTCGTCACCCATCAGCGCGGCCGTCGCGGTGACGAGGTGATAAGCGGGATCGCTGACGGCAATCTTGCCTTCAGAGCTCGCCTGATACCACGCGATCAGCAGCGACCAGATATCCGATATGAACTGGCGGGGCGTCATGCCGTCCGGGCAGCCCAACTCTTCGCACGCTTCGACGATTCCTTGCAGCTCGTCCGTGTCCGCCCCATCAGCGGCGACAGCCTGAGCGGCTATTTCCGGCACCGGCCAATCGCGAGTCGGGCAGTCTAAGGCTTGCTGGATAGTGCTGGTTGCATCTTGCCCTTCGCCCAATGGCACAGGTCCGAAATCGCGGATCGATGCCAATCTGACCGGCGCGGCGACAGTCTGAGCGTCAAATCCCCTGGCCGAAATGACCGCCTCGGATTGGCCCGATTCCTTGCTGGGATTGGGTTCCGTCCCGGCCGAAATCTCGTCGACCGGGGCGGCGGGAGAGGCGGCGAGCATGGCTGCGTAGATGCCGAGCGGCGTGCAGTTACGGAACGACGTGCCTTTCGGAAGCCCGTCCCACAAGCACTCAAGCATGTCTCGCGTCGGTACGATCGGAACCAGCTTCCACCCCTCCGGTGCGGGCACTGCTGCTCGCGGGGAGGTGAGAAGGGCGCGAAGTGCATCGCCGTACTCGTCCATCGCGAGAGGCGTCAGCACGCTGATTGCCATGTTGATTGCTGCACGCTGCTCGTCCGTCAGCGCGGCTGCGGTGGTGTTGTTCGTCATGGTGTCCTCAGATCAGTTCGATGCAGGTTTCAATGAATGCGGCCGCCGGGCGCGGGTCGATCGCGTTTCCGAGGGCGCGCAGCTTAGCCACTCGGGCGGGTATCCCATTTCCCAGCCAGCGAACTCGGGGTGGAGGGAGCCGCCGCCACTTTCCATCGGGGCATTCGACGTACTGGCAACCGTCGATACTTGCGACGGCAGCGGAGAACCCCCGGCTCCGAAACTCATGTTCGGTCCACCCTTCGCCCCATCCGATGCCCGGATCGTTGACCAGAGCGCGATCACGACGTCCGAAAGATTCACTTGGTGACCGCTCGACATTCGCGCTAGAGCTTTCGATGGATCCTTGTAGTCGCCCCCGCCCTTCTGGCGGCACTGCGCCGTCGGCCACAAACCAATAACGATCTCGAAAGTGTTCCGCACCAGCGCTCGCGGCTTCGATAGGCATTGCCCCCACGGCGTATTCCAGGGCTTCCAGGTTATTTCGCACGAGACCGAGCCAGTCAGTCGCTGCCGCAACCTGCTCTCCAAAGATCGTTGCAGGTCGTCGCTGTTTGATGAGCCAGTACCAATGAGGCCAGAGGTGTCGCGGGTCATCAAACCCAAGTCCCTTGCCTGCGACGGAGAAAGGTTGGCAAGGACAGGAACCGGTCCAAACAGGTCTGTCATCGGGCCAGCCTGCGAGGCGGAGGGCTCTTGACCATCCGCCAAGGCCGGCGAAGAAATGGCACTGCGTGTATCCGCGCAGGTCGTCAGGTCGGACATCCTCGATACTCCGTTCGTCGACGTCGCCAGGCGCGATGTGGCCGGCGGCGATCAGGTTGCGAAGCCACTGCGCCGCATACGGGTCAATCTCGTTGTAATAGGCGCTCATATCGTTTCCAAGATCAGCGGGCTTTGCTGCAGCCGCTGCGCCTGCATATCGCGGCAATCCGGATCGAGCTCGCAGCCGATCCAGTGTCTGCCGTTTCGGATGGCGGCGAGCGCTGTACTGCCGCTGCCGAGGAAAGGGTCGAGCACGATGCCGCCAGGTGGCACGCTGTAGCGCACCATCAGCTCGATCAGATCGACGGGTTTCTGTGTAGGGTGAAGCGCATGGCCGTGCTCATTCCTCATGTCGATCACGCTCGTGCGCAGGCGCGGGCCGCCGTCCACGCTGGTGTAATGGCCGCGGTCGATGTCGCCCCAGTGAGCTGCTCGAGTCTTGCGGCGCACCTGTTTTTTGCGCGCGTCGTGCGTGACCTGCGGGCACTTGTAGACGTCGGACCAAGCGCCGCGATAGAACAGCACCGCATGCTCGTGGACGCGCCGAAAGCGATCATTGTGGAAGCCAGTGCCGTTCTGCTTGCGCCACACGATGTCCTGCGAGTACCGGAACCCGGCGCGCTCCATCAGTTCGAACGTGGGCGCGATGAACCGGAGACTGCCGAATACCCAAATCGATCCGGCTGGTTTCAGGGTTCGCGCGCATGCATCGATCCAGCCGTCGACCACGCGATCCCACTTCAGGGAAGTGTCGCCATAGGGCGGATCGGCAATGACGGCATCAGCCACGCCGGCCGGGATCATCGGCAGCAGCTCGCGGCAGTCTCCGAAGTGGCATCGGTCAAGCCAGTCGCTCATGGTCAAATCCAGTAGGTCAGTTGCATCGAAGGGCGCGCGGCTCGATGCACGCGGCTTTCGATGAAGCCGGAAAAAGACCGGCCCGTACTGGCGCCGGCTCAAAGACACGCTACGGGGGTAGCGATTCAGTCCTGCTCTTGCTGCTCGAGGTCAGATCCTTCGAACGGTACGTAGTCGGGCTCCGGAGTGCCGAACAAACCCGGGTCGACGTAGTCGTCCGGCGGCGTCAGCGTGATACCGATCTCCTGCTGCAGGCGCGTGGCGACCTTGCCGTGATCGATTTCGTCCTTCGGGTGCGCGGTGATCTTGAAGTGCACGCCGACGCTACCGCCCTCCTGAGTCGTGAAGCGGATGTCCTTCAGGCCGCACTCGGACAACAGCACATCCTCGACGCCACTCGCTCCGATGTGGAAGCGCAGCAAGTACCCTTCGTATTTACGCTCCCAGGCCATCTGACGCATGAACGGGAAGCGCAGCTCGGTCAGGCCGTCGTGATCCATCGGCAATTCGCCCGGCTTCGGCAGCGGCTTGCGATAGAGCGCGTTGCGCAGCGCCGAGTCGAACATCTCGAGCACTTCGCCGCCTTGCACGACGTAGAGGCCGATCGAGATCGCGGCGACGCGCTCAGCGCCGTGCTTCTCGCTCACGTTGGTGCACGACACGATTTTCGCGAGGGTGTTGTCGAGTGAGAACATGGTGGCTCCTGGAATATTTCCGGAATAATTTGTCGACGGTTTTGTCGTTACGCGCCGAGAAGCGTTTCGCGGCGCTGGTTGTAGGCCTCGTCGATGCGCGCGCGGTCAGCGTCGGACAGACCTTCTTCGCCGCGGAAGCCATCCATCGCGAGGTCGAGCACGTCAACGTCAGTGCATTTGCCGATCTCGGCGAGAATGGCGTCGATCGTCGGCATGACCGGTTCTTTCTGCTCTTGCTTCGGCTTCGTCGCCTTGCGCGCGGCCGCGCCGGCGGCGATGTCCTTGAGGTTCGTCGTCTCGCCAGCAGATACAGGCTGCTCGCCCATGTCGAACCATTCTTCCGGGCCGCTCATGCCGTCGCGCAGGCTCGCGTAGATGCGCTTGAGGGTGACAACTTGCGCGGGCGTGATCGCGTCCAGACGGCGCTGGATACGCTTCTCGATGTGCTCCTTTGTCACACCGAATCCGTCGAACGCGGCGATGATCTTCTGCACGGCCTCGGGCGACGTGTCGGCCTTCGCGTTCAGCGTCACGGCCGCCTGCTGCATGGCCGCGTCGACGACGTCGCCGGGAATCAGCGCGAGGATGCACGCTCGCACGCGGCGCTGCGCCTGGTTGGCGATCAGCTCGTAAATGTCTCGCTCGTCTTTGATCTGGTATCCGCCTTGCCGCGTGTCGCGCCAGTGACGCACGATGAACTGCAGGCGCTTCGTCGTGCGGCTTTCCAAATCGACGCAGAACGCTTCGACTTCCGAGAACGGGACGCCCTTCGCATCGACGCCGCGCGAGCGCTCGCGGAAACCCTGTTCGATGTTCCCCCACTGCTGCGCCATCGCCTCGGCCGCGCGGATGCTTGGGCCGCTGATGTCGCTGCCGCCGCGCGAGAACTGGTATTGCGATTGCTCGGCAAGCGTCGGGCGCGTGAACGCGTTCAGGATCTTGTCGGTATTCGCGATGACGTCGCGCGGGAACTGCTGCGCCATCAGGTACTTGACTTGCGTTTCCGCGAGCTCGCGGCTCTGGTCCTGGCGAGCCCCGGCGGTATCAGCAACGGCCGTGCTGCGGCCACCGAAGGGGGATGCGACGAGATCGTTCATGGTTCAGTCCTGAAAGGCCCATTGGGGCAAAGAGATGAGGGAAATATCGCGCGAGTAGCCGGGCCACTCGTTAGCTGCCGAGCAGCGTGCGTAGGTGGCGAGGTTGCGTCGGTAGTCCGCGCGGCCTTGCTCGAGCGAAATCTGGTCGAGCATCACGGCACTGGCCGCGTAGGGCCATTCCGTCTCGACTGCGACGAAAATGAACGCAGCGACGTCCAGGCCGGACGCAGCGGCATATCCGTCCGTGTAGTACGCCGCCTGGACGTGATAGCGCTTGCGTGCGGCCTGGCGACGGAATTCGTCGGGGTCAGCGCTACTGAACGTCTTCACGTCGAGCAGCACCACGGACGTGTTGTCGAGGTCATGCGCGAAGTCGGGCCGGCAACGGCACTCGACACCCGTCTCGGGATCGGTCCAGAATGCCGACACTTCAGCGTGGCCGCGGGACAGTGCATCGCGCACGTCAGGTAGCGCGCGAACCGAATCCGATTGACGCCATGCGACGTCGGCTTGGTCCTGCTGGATCGCAATGCGGTCCGGATGAGCTTCGACGAACTCCGTCCACACCTTCGTGTTCCGGCGCACGCTCGGGCCGATGACGTAGCGCTTGCCGAACTCGTCAGGCTCGAGGATCGCGCAATGCGCAAGCTGGCCCTCCAGTTGCCCAGACTTCGTCTCGCGCGCCGGCCGGTTGGGATCGCGGTGCCGCGCATAGAAATGGAACGGAGACACGTCGATGTCATCCAGCTGCGACTTGCTCACCGGCGCCATGGCGTGATACGCCTCGATCGACAGGTTGTATTCGAGCATCACGCCACCTTCGCAGACGTGGGTTGAATGGGTTGCGGCGCCGACTCGTGCGACACACCGAGATTCGGCAGCACGAGCCAGAGGAACAGGAGCAGTGCGAGCGCAGCGGTAATGCCGAGCCAGAGCGCGACGAGCTGCGCGACGTTGCGCGCGGTGGTGCGAAGACGGTTCACAGCCAGCCTCCCGCGCGAAGTTGCACGCCGAGATACCATCCGAGGCCAATCACGACGCCGTAGCCGATCGCGAACAGCCACGCGAGGCCGCGGTTCACGCGCGCGGCTGCCAGAAGGTCGTTGTCGTTGGCGATTCGCATCTCAGGCTCCTGCCTTCTCGAGCGCGGCTTGTGTCACCTCTATCGCACTCGTCATCAACTGGCCGACGAGACTGTTTTGATCGCCGTCGTCCATGTTGATGACATAAACTTCGATAGCTTCATGCGCTTTGCGCAGAGCCTCGACCAGCTCCGGCGCGGCCGCGAATTGGCGCGCAAGCGAAATGGTTTCTTGGACCGCTGCATCAAGCGCAGGTCCTATGCGTGTGCGCATATCAATCCAAGCCTCTCCGGGGAGCCTCGTTTCGTCTGGGCGACGCGCCCATACGGTCGCGACAAGCTCCCCGTCTTGATCCCAAACGCGCTCTTTCTCGGCGATCAACTGCTGCTTGCTCTCGCTCATAAATCCCCCGGTGGTGTCAGTTGGTCAGTCGTCGTTGAGCGCTTCGATCAACGTTTCGATCTCGTCGATGAGCGAACGCAGATCATCTTTCGTTTCTTCTTGCGATCGAGTCGTGTTTGAAAAGTAGTCCCGAACGGTTTCAATCAATTCGTCGTAGCTCATAGCTAACCTGTATTCGAAAAAGGGAGGCGCCATACAGGCCGCCACCGAAGAACGCCGCGCAATCCGAGGGCCACGCGCGGCGCTGAGAGTCGATTCAGCCGCGGTGGTGTTCGTCGTTCTGAATGCGATTGATAGCTCGCATGCCGGACCAGCAGATCAGCCCGAGCACGCCAGCAATGAGCGCGAAGGCGCCAACGCACGCGAGGAATTCGTCGAGATCTGTCATGATTCGTCGCGAAGTCTGACACCGCGGCGCGCTCTCGCCTCACGCGTCAGCCGGTCGTTTTCGTTGTCGATTTCTCGCTGCACGAGGACGGCGAACTGGTTCCACAGGAGCGCGCCGATCGCTTTGAGATTCGCGTCGCTATCGTCCCTCGTGAGCAGATCGAAGAGCTCGCGCTCGACGTCCGGACGCTCATCAAGCAGGTCGTACAGTTCGTGCGGCAGGATCTTCTTCGCGAGGTATTCGGCCAGCGCATCGATGTCATCGTCCATCGCATCGTTGAACTGCGCGTGCTGGCGACCGATCACGAACTCGCCAAGGCTCTCGGTGTGAGTGAGCGGGCGCATGTCAGCCTCGCGCCTCTTCAAGCGCCTCGATCGCTGCCTCGACGGCGCACTCCATCGCGATACGCTCCCCCTGCGCATACTCGGCAGGCAGACCGTGATCCCAGTTTTGTCGGTAGCTGCGCAACGCATCGATCGCAACATCAAACGCGTCGCGCTTCGACGCGCGGATCATGTCGTCGAGCCAGTCGATGCCGCTGTTGGGCACGCGCAGCGCGATCGCGGCGTAAGCACGGACGGACATCCCTGTCTGCGAGCAGTTGCCATTTCTTGATCCGTTGTAATCGCCCGCTGCTCGTGGAAACGCTGGGCCGCCGTCGGCCGGCTTGCTGAGGCCCTCAGGGATTTCGCCGAGGTTCTTGCGCGCGACTTCCCGGTGGAAGAAGTTCTGCGCGGTCAGCTTCATGTTGATCGCGTCTTGGTTGAACTGGTCGGCGACCGGAAACTCGGCGATTGCGCGCAGAGTCGTCACGGCATCGACCGCCGGGTCGATGTGTTTGCTGCTCTCGTTGGTGGTGGTCATCGCTGCCTCGTGTCGGTGGTGTGAAGTGTCGCTACACAGGAACGAGTATAGCGATACTTCTCCACGTGTCGAGCCTCGCTTCTCTTTTGAGCGCGATATGCGTGCGGCGCGACGGTCGCGCATCACATGGCGATGAGGAGGGAGCGAGGAAAGAAAAAGCCCCGCGCGGGGCGGGGCCTACCATTGCAAATCGTCGGAAGATCAGTTCAGTGGCAGCGCGGTCGAAGCCGTCGCTCTACATCTTGGGAGGAAACCTTCGTTCGATAAACCTGCTGGACTTCGCCATACCAGGCGGAATAGTCAGATGCGGCAGCATGATTACTTTCAAGCGCTTCGCGCATTCTGTTCATCGCGACATTCTGCGGTACGCCGTTGTCGCGCCACGTGGTAGCTAAAGATACTATCCCTATCGCGAGATTGCACTTCTGCTGCTGCTCGCTGGGAAAGGATGGGATCCCTGAAGGCGCAGCGTCAGCGGCCAAGTTTGCGGCCTCCGGGCCACCGAGATAGCCGGCGCGCATATCGTCGATCACCGCCTTCAGAAGACTCCCGTCGCGCGGCCGAAATGTCTGTGGTCTTCCTCCATTATAAATATCCACAAATTCGCAATTGGCTTCACACTCGATGTACATTGCCGTGCCGCCAGCAACCTCTAGCAATTGATGCTTTCCATTCGACACTCCGGAATAGCGGAAAAACACAACCTGTCCTGAATCGGCGTCGGTATAGCCATACATGCCATTCTTGACAAGGTCGTAGTGATAGGCTGTATGGATTGCCGACGATTCCGATTGATCTGATTTCGCATGCGATGCACCAGCGTAGAAAATTGCAAAAATTCCGATCAAAAGGCTACCTATCCTATTCTTTTTCATTCTGACTACCCCCGGAATGTTGTTAGAAATCCTCGCTCCGCCACACCTTCAGCACGCGGCCGAGCACCTCGAAATTCATCCGCGGCGTAATGTCCCATGTCTCGTAGCTTGCGTTCTCAGATCGAGCACGAAGCACGAGGCCGCCTTCAGTCGGGATACGTTGCAGCCGCTTTATAAATCCTTCCCCGTCGACGCGAAAGAAATAAATCGCATCATACTCGACCAATTTGATCCCAACATCAATTATCAAAGGATCACCAGGATTAAACATTGGACGCATCGAATCGCCGAATCCGGTAACTACGCATAAGTTTTCGACCGAACTGTAATTCTTCAGATTTTTATTGATCCACTCATGGCTAACGCGGAGTGTCTCAATAATTCCCGGTTGATCTCTCAGTTCAATTCCGCTACCCATGGCGCCGCCCGTGTCGAATCTGGAAATTTGGACGATATCAGATCGCAGGGGCGGCGCATCCAAGGTGTATCCATTATCTTCAGTAACCTCGTCATCGTCTGTAGGGGAGTCAGAACCGCCGATATCGTGGCGGCGTTCGCCACTTAACAAAAACGCGATCGACGTCTTCAAGATGCGCGCGAGGCGCGGCAACTTGTCTTGATCAGGCCGTGTGGCACCACGCTCCCAAGACGCCACTGCGCTCCTCGAGATGCCGAACATGTCGCCGACCTGTTGAAGGGTCAGTCCGTGCGCCAGGCGCTTTTCACGAATTCTCGAACCAATATCCATAGTGCAGTAAAACTTAACACTTGCTTGTGTAGTGTTGCTTCGCCTATCATGTGTAGCAACCCTTCACATACGAGGTGAAATGCCATGGACGCAGAAGTCCACAACGACGAGCGCCAAGCCGAACTCAAGGACGCCGTGAAACAGGCCGGCGGCGCGTCCGCGCTTGCCGAGCATCTCGGCCTCTCGCGCGGCGCCATCTACGACTTCATCCGTCGCGGCAACTTCAACCCCGAGCACTGCCCGGAGATCGAGAAGTTCTCGCAGGGCAAGGTGAGGTGCGAGGTGCTAAACAACCGCGTCGACTGGGCCTTCATTCGCGCCGCCGACGCCGCCAAGGCCGACGCCGCGGCAGGGGTGGGCGTATGAGCGGCGTCCACTTCCTGTCTCGCGAAGAAGCAGCACGGATCCATGATCGGTGCCGCCCGCCCGAATACGTTCAGGTCCGCAGCATCACTGCTTCGTGGTTGGCGGGTCGAATGCTGCGATGGGCATACCCAGGAATTTCTCGACATCTCGAAGACGGGACGCCAGTTCTCGTAAAGCTTCCGGAGTCAGGGCAACTCCTATTGCTAATTTCTGAGCGCTAGGTCCGATCGACACGTTGCCTTCGATGACAGCGTCCTTCTCGTAGGGGTTGAAATGAATAGTTATCGGCGCATCAAGCCGGATCGCAATCGACAAGTCGCCCAGACGGGTCGACGGTTTGCTTTCGTCATCAGTCACGGGAATCCCCTTGGTTGTGGGTTGAAAGGTTGTGGCGACCTCGATTCTACGACTGGGCGGGATTCCCACCTCGACGCGGCGGGAGCGGCGGTATGAAGCGCGCATACGCCCGACTCGTTCTGTTTCTGATTCGCCCAGCCCTGGTCGAGCTCGAGCGTGAGCGCCTCGCCGAAAGCTCCAGGTCCTTCGAGGAATGGTGCGCGCGACTTGCTGCCGAGACCGTTATCGACCGCGCATCGGATCCGCTTGGGATCCGTTCTACCGAAGCATATCGATCAGCCTTCTCGCGTGCGGCGAGAGGCGTTCTGACCAAGTTATCGGATTCGTCATGTTCCGGCTGACCGATTCGCGGGACTGCACCGCTGCGTTGAAGTGTTCCCTGAACACCTTTCGCTGTTCTGGCGTCTGCTGCCGGAGCACGACAGCCAAGGCCAGTTCCAAGACATCTACCTGGGCCGATAGCGCGGCGATCTGCAGAGATTCTGGGGATCGATCTTCGTTCATAGGAGCCTCCTTTCATGGGCTGGATTGACGTAGGGGTACGCGATTCTGACATGGCTGGAGGCTCCTCCTTTTGACGGTCGGCCGGGCGTTTCCCGGCTTTTATTTCGCCCGCGCGCCAACTGGGTAGGCAAGTGGGTACTCAACCGGGTCACGATTGATTTTTCGTATGAAACAGACCGAATTCAGGATGTTCGCGCCGTGGGTTGATCCGGCCCGGCTGCCCGAGGCCGAGATCGAGGCGATGACGTTCGAAGAATGCCTCGCGGCTGCGCTGAAGATCGGCCTGCAGCGCTTCGATCGCAAAACGCTCGCGCGCTACTGCCGCATCCACTACCCACACTTCGCAGACACGATCGCCGGCAAGCGGCCGTTCCACGCAGTGAAGCTGAACGACTTCTGCATGTTCACCGGCTGCGATTACCCGCGGCAGTGGCTCGAGATCCAGGCTCGCCGGGCCGAGGAGCGCTACAGAAACCTGAGCCAAGCCGCGGTCGGCGACTACGTTCAGCAGCTCTTTGGCGCGCGCGCCCTGGTGGCAGCATGACGCTCACACACCTCTCGCCGCGCGACGTCGGCAAGCCCTTCGCGATCAAGCTCGGCCGGCCGATGGTCTACCAGGGCTTCGAGCGCGGTCATCACCTGTTCATCTACCGCGACCCGCCGCGCGACCACGTCGCCTATCGTCCCGACGAGCTCTGGATGATCGAGCGCGTGCGCCCGGCGGCCGCGCCTGTTCTCCCGGAGGCATGAACCATGGACCCGAAGATCATTGTCATCGCGGGCGCCGTCGGCGTGTTCGCAGCGCTTTGCGGCGCGCTCATGCGCGTGTTGCGGGGTCGGGCGTGAGCCGCTGGCAGCCGACCGAAGTGCAGATGCTGGTGCGCGAGACGCCGCGCGCGCGGTCCGCCGCGCACGTCTGCTGCCTGTTTCCCCGCCATTCCGAAGACGGCGTGCGTCGCAAGGCGTATCGCCTCGGCTTGCCGTGGCCGCGCGCGCGCCGCGCAGGAAAGAAATCATGAACGACCTCCCGAATCCCCTCACCCCGGCAGATTGCGACCTGCGCGATTTCCCGTTCATGCCGCTCGATGTGCAGCGGCTGTGCGACAGCGATCTCGCCGCGCTGGAATCGCCGGAAGCATGCTGGGCCGCGCTGCTGCTCTGGAGTAAATCGTGGCACCAGGTGCCGGCTGCCAGCCTGCCGGACGACGACCGCGTGCTCGCCAAGTTCACCGGTTACCAGCGCGCACCCGCCGCATGGCAAGCGATCCGCGAAGGCGCGCTGCGCGGTTGGATCAAGTGCAGCGACGGCCGGCTCTATCACCCCGTCGTCGCCGAGAAGGCGAACGAGGGATGGTTCGCGAAGCACCGCCAGGCACACGACAAGCTCTGCGAGCGCGTGCGGAAGCGCAACAAGACGCGGGCCGAAGCCGGCCTAGTTCCGCTGGAAGTCCCTGAACTTGAACAGTGGATCGACGCCGGCTGTCCTCTGGAAAAGGCTTTGTTTCCTGAGGAATTTAGGACTGCTTCCGTCGGAAAGCCGGATGCTTCCACCGGAACGAAGAAAGATTTCCAGCGGAACGGCGACGGAATTCCGCCGGAAAACGCTCTTAAAGGAAAGGAAGGGAAGGGACAGGGAGAAGTAAACCCCAGTGGTTCTAGCACGCGCAGTACCGACAACCTCGCGGGCGAGCGTGTGAGACCCGGCGAATTGTCGGCCGCCATGCGCCGCCACAGCATCGAAGCGCAGCCCGGCGATCCGCGTGTGATCGCGGCTGCTGACGCTGGCGTGACGGTCGAGACGATCGAGGCTGCGTGCTTCGAGGCAAAGGCCTCGAAGCCGAATGAGCGCATCCCGGCCGCCTACGTGCTGTCGATCGCCACGCGCTGGACGGCCGACGCAACGAAGCCACCGGCTGCCCGCTCGCCGCAGCACCCTCCCCGCCAGACCCCCGAAGAGCGCCGCCGCGCGATCAGCGAGGCGAACGCAGCCGCATTCCTCGCCGGTGTCCCGACCGACGATCCCAACGTCATCGACATGGAGAGCTGACCCATGAACGACCACGACAAGCGCGAATTCATGGCCGAGCTGAACCTCGCCTTCGAAGCCGCCCGCCAGCCACTGCCGAGCCCCCAGGTGCTCCGGCTGTTCTTCGACCGCCTGATGCCCTATCCGCTGCCGATGGTCGTGAACGCGATCCACCGGCACATCGACACGTGCGAGTTCGCCCCGACCCCCGCCGGCCTGCTCAAGCACCTCCCGAAGCCATCCGACGGCCGGCCCGGACCCGACGAAGCCTGGGCGATCGCCATCCGCAGCGCCGACGAGCGCGAGACGGTCGTGTGGACCCAGGAGATCGCCGAGGCCTGGACCATCGCGCAGCCCGTGTTCGACGGTGACGAGATCGGTGGCCGAATGGCCTTCAAGGACGCCTATACGCGCATTTGCGAGCGAAATCGGCAGCTTGGCGTGGCCCCGCAGTGGTCGGTGAGCCAGGGATTCGACGCCGAGCGACGCCTCGAAGTCGTCCAGCAAGCCGTGCAGGCCGGACGCCTCGCGCTGCCCCAGGCGCAGGCCGCTGTTCCCCTCCTGGCCGGGGAAAGCGATCCGGCACCAACTGTCGATGTCGAGGCGAATCTGGCGCGGTTGAAAGCGATGGTGGCGGGGATTGGGAGCGCGCGCGACCGTTCCGCCGCCCAGAAAGCGGCCCTCGCACGTGAGGGCGCCGAGGACCTGGCCGACGCGAAGCGCGAGACGGCGCGGCGCGTGGCGGCTTACGAAGGAGCTCAGGCATGAACTGCAAATCTGGGGATCTGGCGATTGTGGTGCATAGCCCATGGGCTCCCGAGAATATCGGGCGCGTTGTCCAAGTGGTACGTCGAAGGGTCGGAGAAAAACAAGGCCCTTCATGGCTTGTAAGGGCCGATCGAGTTTTGGTTGAGCGCTGGGAAGACGGCCGAGTCCGGATGGTGTACGAGCGTTTTTATCTCGATGCGTGTCTTCGCCCGATCGCGGGCATCCCCATGACCGACGACGTGACGGATGAGGTGACGACATGAAGCGCGCCGCCATCCTCTGCGCTCTGCTGGCGCTGGCCGGCTGCGACCCACTCGCGAACAACCTGACCGGCAACGTGAAGGTCAGCGTGGTGACGGCTGACAACGGCGTGCCGTGCGTACTGGCCGTCGGCGGTGGTCAGGGCGGCCTCGCCATCTCGTGCGACTGGTCCGCGTCGCACGCTCCTTCGGTAGCGGTACCGCGATGAGCACCGACGGCGTGATGGTCGACACCTGCAGCGTCTACGGCTGCCCGCTGCTTGGCTCGTTCGGCGAGTCGGGCAAGTGGGTGTGCGCGTGCCACTTCCGCGCCGCCGCAGCGCGTCACAACGCCATCACCGCCGTCTTGAACCAGCACTCCGGCCTCGCCGAGCGCGCAGTCTTCCTGTGCCGTTCCTTCGCGCCGGCAGCCGACATCCTGAGCGCCGAAGCCGAACTGATCGAGCTGACCCGCGAAACCGGCACGCAGACGCAGATCCCCACTGCGGGCGTCACTGGACCAAGGTCGGCTGCGCCCTACTTCGCCGAGGTGGACGAGTGAGCCCGCGCGCTTACCCGGCCGCTCTCACGCCGGCCCTGGGCCGCGTGCTCGGGATGATGGTCTGGGAAACCGGGCCAATCGCCCACGCGCTGCGCGCCGCAGGCTTCGACATCGCACCGACGGCGGCCGCTGAGCACGCCGCGGTGCTGCACTGGCTGACCGGATTCGCGCTCGACCACGGCGCGGACTGGGAGCGGCACGCTGCCGCCGAGCTGTACCGACTCACGCAACAACGGGGATGACCATCATGGGACGCGGACGACCACGCATGCACTCCGACATGCTCCTCAGCACTGACAACGTGTTCGCTCGGATGCTGCCGGGCAAGACCTACCGGGCGGACGTGATTGCCGCGAAGTTCAAGGTTCAGACCGCAGAGATCCGGCCGTTCCTCGATCACCTCGTGGGCGCCGGCCGCATCGAGTACTCGCATGCGAAGCCGAAGGTGCTCGGTTTTCGCCGGCCGGGCGAGGCACCGAAGCCCGTCGAGCCTGCACCGGTTTACGAAACCTCGATCGCCGGCCCGGCCATCCCGCCCGACCTCACGTCGACGCTGACCGGCTACGAAGCCGCGCTGCGCCGCCAATTCGAACTCTCCAAGCTCTCGAGGACGCGATGATCACCGTCACCCTTCCCTATCCGATCTCGGCGAACCGCTACTGGCGCCCAGTGAAACTCGGTCCGCGCATCTCGATCGTGCCTACCAAGGAAGCGAAAGCGTACAAAGCCGACGTCGGCCAGATCCTGCGCGCCGCCGGCGTGAAGCCGATAAGCGGACGAGTGCGCGTCCACATCGACCTCTACCCTCAGCGTCCTCAGGACTGGCAAAAGCGCCAGCGCCTTCACGGCGCGCAGTGGGACAACACCGTGCGCTGCCTCGACATCGACAACGCGCGGAAAGTCGTCTACGACGCGCTGAACGACGTGGCATTCGACGACGACGGCTGGATCTGGTCGGATAGCGCCACGCGGCGAGAGCCCGACGGCGAGGCCCGCGTCGTGGTGACGATCACGCCGATCGCCGTCGCGCAGCCGCAGGTCGGCCTGTTCGCGGAGGTGTGACGATGGACAACGAAGATCTTCCGGTTCGAATCATCGGCCCGGCGCGCAAGTTCGATATCGAGGTCGCAACCGCGGATCCTTTCGCCGCGCTGCGCATGCTCGGCGCCCGGCCTAGATTCGATGGCGTTGACATCGACGCCGTGCACGCAAGGTTGGCCCGACTCCGCCGGGCGCGGAGACGTGAGGCGTGCGGCGCGGTTGAGATGATCTGCTGCTGCGATGAAACTGAGGAACTCGGAGGCGACGAATGACCGACAGCTACACCATCAACGTTCACTGCCGCACGGCTTGGTGGCTGCGCCCGGTCATCGTTGCGCTCAAGGCATGGGTGTTTATCACCGGTTGCGAGCCCAGCAACGAGTCGATCGAGCGCATCGCGCGCCGAGCTGTCCGAACCTCGATCGTCACCAAGCGGAGTGGGCAATGACCGATGATCCGCGCCTCTCCACGTTCCAGCTTTCCTGCTCGCTGCCGTCCGACCCGCAGTTCCGCGAGTGGGCCGGCCTGCAGTCAAGCAGTGAGCCGCTGACCGTCAAGCAGGCTGGCGATTTCGTCAAGGCGGTGTGCGGGATTGTCAGCCGCAACGACCTGAAAACGAACGTAGGCGCCGAGCAGCGTTTCCACCAGCACCTGCGCCGGCCTTTCGTGGCTTGGCGCCGGCAGCATGAGGTGAACTCATGAAGCCCACGACCATCAATCGGAAACCGGCCGGCGAAACGGCGAGCGAAATCCTCAACCTTCTCGAGTTCGCTCCCCTATCACAGGCCGAACTCGCTGAGATCCTTGGTTTCAGCTGCCCCACGGTCAATTACCACGTCAAGCGCCTGCTTGACGAACAGCGCATCCGAATCTTCGAGCGCGTTCGTCTTGGAAAGGCGCCTCATCCGACGACCCGTTACGTGGCGGCCCGCCGCCAGACGGCCGTCCAGGAAAACCCATTTCTCACTGCGGCCGGACTCGTTGCCGCGCCGAGCGGCCACGGCCGCGCCAACCAGCATCACTGATCAACCGAAGATTACGGAGAATTTACGGTCATGGGAAAGGAAGCCACACAGTTCTCGAGCGAGCGCCAACCCCGCAAGCGCACGCCCCGCAGCAAGTCGCAGCGCACGATGCTGCTCGACGCCCTCAAGGCCGAGACTGGCCTCAACGAGAAGGGCTACTACCGGAAGATGGTCAAGCTCGCGATGGGCGACGACACCACTCGCGGCGATATCGTCCTCGCGAAAGAGGTGTTCATGCGCATCGCGCCGCCGGCGAAGCCCGTCGCGCCCATGGTCGAGTTCGCGTTCCCGGAGAAGGGAACGCCGGTCGAGCAGGTCAACGCGATCGTGGCCGGCGTAGCCGCAGGCAAGGTGTCTCCTGATGTTGGCCAGCAGCTCGTCAACATGATCCGGGCCAAGCTCGACGTGCTCGAAATCAGCGAGCTCGCCGACCGCCTGGCCGCGATCGAGAAACAGCTCGCCGAGGGGCAATGAGCCGACGCCGGATCTCGCGCGGCGCCATTGATCGCGTCGAGCGCTACTTCAAGGGCATCGCCACGAAGGCCGAGCCGGCCGTGTTCGGCATTTGCAACATGCAGCGCGAGGTCATCAAGCGCGTCGACGTGGCCGGCCGCGAGACGGATGCAGAGCCGACGGTGCTGATCCCGCAGAAGCTCGAGAGGCTGATCTACCCGAAGCGCCTCAAGATCGTCTGGGGCGGCCGCGGCTCTGCGAAGACGCGCACTATCGTCTCGATCCTGACCGCCCAAGCGTCGACGCAGCGCGAGCGCATCCTTTGTCTGCGCGAGGTGCAGAATTCGATCGAGGAGTCGAGCCACGCCGAGCTCGCCGAGGAGATCGAGCGGCGCGACCTGGGCGGCTCATTCGTCGTCGGCCGCAAGGTCATCCGCGTGCCGGCCACCCGCAGCAGCTTTTCCTTTCGCGGCCTCTACCGCAACGTCACCGGTGTGAAAGGCTTTGCGAAAGCAACGAAGGCATGGGTGGACGAGGCCGAGAACGTGTCTCGCGAATCCTGGGACGTGCTGCTGCCGACCATCCGCGAGCCGGGCTCCGAGATCATCGTCTCGTTCAACCCGAACCGCGAGAACGACCCGACCTGGGCTGATCTCGTTGGCCCCTACGTCGATCGCCTCGACGAGGACGGCTGCTACGAGGACGCCGACACTCTCATCATCCGCGCCAACTACACCGACAACCCCTGGTTCACGGAGGAGCTGGAACTGGAGCGCGCCAAGATGGAGCGCACCGACCTCGACCGCTACCGGTGGATCTGGCTGGGTAAGTTCAACCGCCGCTCCGACGAGCTCATCTTCGCCGGGAAGTGGCGCGTCGAGGACATTGAGGCCCCGCCGAACACGCGGTTCTTCTTCGGTGCCGACTGGGGGTTCGCCGTCGACCCGACCACGCTCAATCGCTGCTGGGTGCGCGGCAACGACCTGATCATCGACTACGAGGCCCACGGCAAGCAGGTCGACCTTGACGAGATCTGGAAGCTGTTTGCTGGCCGAGAAGGAATGCGGCCCGAGCAGATCAAGCAGTGGAAGCCCGTTGACGAGTTCAAGTACCCCGGCATCCCTGGCGCCCGGAAGTGGAAGATCAAAGCCGACTGCGCGCGGCCCGAGACGATCTCCCACGTCGCCAAGCAGGGCTTCAACATCGACGCGGCGAAGAAATGGGGCGGCTCCGTAGAAGATGGAATCGCATTTTTACGTGGTTTTGACGCGATTATCATCCATTCACGGTGCGTTAAAACAAAAGAGGAATTCGAGAATTATTCGTACAAAGTCGACAAAGCCACCGGAGACGTGTTGCCTATAATCGTCGACAAGTGGAATCACCATATCGACGGCATCCGTTACTCGATGGACGGCTATATCAGGGGCCGCGGAACGGGCCTGAACATCTCGCCGGATGCACTGCGCGCATTGATGACCGCTTAAATCCGATTATTCACGGCTTAAAGGCCAATTTCCCGGAGTTTCAGAAATGACACGGTCCATTCTGCGCGTTCTGCTCGGCGCCGCGTTCGCGCCGCTTGCCATCACCGAAGATGCACCGAGCGCCGCCGGCGCGCCCACCGACGACGCGGCGGCCGGTGCCGCGAGTGCATCGGGGGAAGCGAACGGCAGTGCATCCGATGCGGACGGCGCCCCCGCAAGCGGTACGGATTCGCCTGCCGAGGATGCGCCGCGTACTTCCGCGGCGGCCGGCGCAGGTAGCGCGGCGGCGGACCAGTTGCCCGCCGTGTCGTTCGACGTGGAGGATCACGCCGAGGCGCGCGAGCGCTTCGCCGGAGCGCTCGCCGCGCTGCACGGTATCGAGGGCGACGCGGCCGCCGCGCTGCGCGCCGAGATCGACGCGATCGGCACGCTGCTGCACCTGCACTCGTTTGCTTCCTCGCAGGCCGGCGCTACGGGCTCGTACAGCCCGGCCGATCTCTGACAATGGTCACCCTAGTTCCTATGCCGCCGCGGCTTTTCAGCGATGCCAAGGCAGCAGAACTCGCCGGCACGGATGTTTCGTACACCCCTGACCAAGTGCGAATGATCGCTGAAATCTGGCATCAAGATCGCGAGAAGATCCAATACCTCGAAGGCTTGATCATCCGGATGGGCCGCCATGCTGAGTAAAATCCGCTCCCTCATCGGCGGCATGCCGCTTGCCCCGAACTCACCGGCCGTTGCGACGGATTCCGCGCCGCGCGCTGAGCCGCACTGGCCTGTGCTCGAAGGGCCGCGCCGCGGCCTGGAGATTTCGCCGGAGCTGATTGAGCAACTCAACAAGGCGGACCGCGCGCGCGGCGCGCAGATCGAATGGGCCGACAGGTTCAAGCCGCCCGCAGTCATGCCCGGCACGTTCTCCAAGGGCGAAGGCGCGCCGGTCGTCGCGATGGATTCGGTCTGCGACAACCTGGCCGGCACGCTCGGAACCTGTTCCGGGTTCAACCAGATTGCTGGCGTCGACTTCATCGGCTACGCGGCGCTGTCGCTGCTCTCCCAGCACCCCCTGATTCGCGCGATGGTCGAGACGCTCGCCGACGAGATGACGCGGAAGTGGATCGAGTTCGGCGGCCAGGGCAGCGAGGAGTCGGATGGCGAGCGCGTTAAAGCTCTGCAGGCGGCCACCGAGCGCTTTCACCTGAAGGCGCACTTCAACGCGGCCATGAAGAAGACCGGCTACTTCGGCGGCTGCATGCTGTTCATGGACTTCGGCGACGACACGAACACGGAAGCTGGCCGGCGCGAGGTCGAGACGCCGATCACGCTCGACAGCGCGAAGATCACGAAGAACTCGTTCAAGGGCTTCCGCCTCATCGAGCCGATCAACTGCTACCCGGCGCCGTACAACGCCAACAACCCGCTCGCGCCCGGCTACTACCGGCCCGATGCGTGGCTGGTGCAGGGGCGCAAGGTACACGCCTCGCGCATGCTCCACTTCGTCCAGAACGATCCGCCGGTGCTGCTTCGTCCGGCCTACAACTTCTTCGGCATCCCACTCGCACAGCAGGCGCTCGATTATGTCGACCGGTTCGACACTGTGCGCATCGCTGTCGCGAAGCTCGTGAAGCGATTCAGCACGTCGATCCTGAAGACGGACATGAGCCAGATTCTTCAGGGCGGTGGTTACAACGATGCGTCGTCTCTGCAGGGGCGGGCACTTCTCTGGTCGCTGGCCGGATCAAACGAAGGCCTGCTCATGCTCGACAAGGAAGCCGAGGATTTCGCCCAGCAGAACACGCCTCTGTCCGGCCTGGCCGAGATTGTCTCGCAGCAGCTCGAGCTGCTCGCCGCGATCAGCCGCACGCCTGCCGTCAAGCTCCTCGGCATCGCGCCAAGCGGCTTCAACTCGACCGGCGAGTACGACGAGGCGAACTGGTACGACCATGTCGCCAGCCAGCAGTCGATCGTGTTCGGCGACAACCTCGACCGAGCGATCAAGGTGATCCAGCTCAGCGAGACTGGCGCGATCGATGAGGATCTGACGCACCGCTTCGTTCCGCTGCACGAGCAGTCGGAGGTTGAGAAGTCGGCCATCCGCAAGCAGAACGCCGACGCGTTCGCGATCTACTACGACCGCGGCGTGCTGTCGAACGAGGAGGAGCGCACGCGCCTGGCGGCCGACCCCGATAGCGGCTACGACTCGATCGACGTCGACGATCTGCCCGAACCGCCAGGCGGCGCCGGTGGCGAAGGTGAGGAAAGCGAAGACGTCGACACGGACAGCGCCGGCAAGGTGTCCTGATGCCGGCCCGCGCGCCGAAAGCCAAGGGCGAGATGCGCCCCACCCGGCCGAGCGCGGCGGTGCGCATCGCCTATCAGCGGTCGCTCGACAATCTGATTGCCGAGATGCACGCCTCGACGCTCTACTGGCTGCGGGCTACCTACCGCGCCAACGAGGCCGAAATCGCAATGGATGCGTCGCCCACCTCGGCCCTGGCCGCTCAGCTCGCGCGCCGGGCCGCGCAGTGGCGTAAGCGCTTTGCCGAGGAGGCGTCAACACTCGCCCGCCAGTTCATCGCGAAGGTCGATCGGCACGCCACCCAGGCGACGCGGCAGACGGCCGTCGCCATGACCGGCCTGTCTGTTTCCGTGAAGGACACGCTGACCTCGAAGACTGTCATGCAGGCGTCGATCCAGCAGAACGTCTCCCTGATCAGGTCGATCCAGTCCGAATATGCGACAGAGGTCGAGGGCCTGGTGATGCGCAGCGTCACGGCGGGCCGCGACCTGGGCGCGCTCACCGACGAGCTTGAGAAGCGCTACGCGATCACGCGGCGCCGAGCGGCGTTCATCGCCACCGACCAGAACAACAAGGCGACCGCTCAGATGGCGCGCGTCCGGCAACTCGATCTTGGCATCACGAAGGCGCGCTGGCTGCACGTGGGTGGAGGCAAAAAACCGCGCCACTCGCACGTCCAGGCCAACGGCAAGGTTTTCGACTTGAAACGGGGGCTTATGATCGACGGCGAATACATTTTCCCCGGCGAGTTGCCGAAGTGCGGATGCGTGGGTGCTCCGATTATTCCGGGTGTGGATGATGAAGACGAGTAAAGACGAAATTCTGGTCGCTTTTGACAAGGCGACGGTGCGATCTTTCGATAAAGACGGTCGCATGCGTGTGTCGATCAGCCGGATCTCAAAAGCTGGCGTGAACCCGTATTGGGGAAAGGAGATCGTCGGTGGCGAGGAGCTCGGCCTCGACCCGGAGCGCGTCTACTACGTGTTCCGGCCGCCAGAGGAGCTGGAGAAGGCCGCGCCGACGTTCAACAATCTGCCCATCCTTGCCGAGCACAAGTTCGTCAGTGCGGATTCGCCAGAAAAAGACCTAATTATCGGAACAACTGGTTCAAATGCGCGATTTGACGGTGAATATCTCACGAACGATTTAGCGTTCTGGGACGGCGAATACATCGGAAAAATCGAGTCCGACGAGCAACGCGAACTGTCCAGTTCCTACCGATATACCGCTATTAAAAAAAGTGGAACCTATAATGGCGCGCATTACGACATCGTGATGACGGACATTATCGGGAATCACGTTGCCACCGTTGTCGAGGGGCGCGCCGGCCCTAATGTGCTGGTCGCGGATTCCCGATTTCAACCTACCGGAAGGGTACGAACCGTGAAGCTGAATCCGAAACAGATGGCGGCCCTCAAGGCCCGGCTGCCGAAGCTGAAGGTCGCGATGGACGAAGGGCTTGACACCGACGGCGTCGTCCAGGCGCTCGAGCAAGTCGTCGAGGAAGTGCAGGAACTGGCCGAGCCGAGCGCCGCCGCAGCAGCCCAGGACGAAGAAGGCTCGTTGCTCGCGAAGCTCAAGGCGCTGATCGACGAGGCCGGCGCCAGCAAGGCGGCGGCTGACGAGAAAGACGACGACGCGAAGAAGGCAGCGGCCGACGAGGTAGCCGCGCGCGCCGCCGAGGCGAAGAAGGCCGAGGATGCCAAGAACGCCGCCGCGATGGACGCGAAGATCAAGGCCGCCGCCGACGGCGCGCGCCAGTCGATCGAAAGCCGCTTCCGCGCGGCGGATAAGGTCGCGCCGATCACCGGCCGCGTCGACGCGATGGCGTTCGACTCGGCCGAGGCAATCTACGCCCACGCGCTGAAGGTCGGCGGCATGGACCCCGAGAAGCACGACAAGGCGGCCTACGCGGGCATCGTCGATGTGCTGATCACGACGAAGTCGCAGCCGTCGCCGCACGTTGCGCATGATGCCGCCGGCAGTGCCAAGTTGCTGGAGATGTTCCCGGCACTCGGCAAGATCAACCACGCGTAAAGGAGCGCGACACCATGGGCTTCCCCAACGCAGTACGTCTTCAGCCCGAGGTCGGCGTGCCGGGCACGCGTGCCTCGATGAATCCGATCTCGGTCATCTCGCGCGTCGCGCAGACGCCCGTTACCGTGGGCCGCTTCGTCTGGCCCGGTACCGACACCGACGGTCAGGTGCAGAACACCGGCGCCGGCAAGGTGCTTGGCTTCGCGATCACCGACCAGGTTGGCGTCATCCCGAACTACCTGCAGGAATACAGCATGGTCGTGCCCGCAGGCATGGCCGTGCAGGTGGCCGAACAGGGTGAGTGGTTCGCCTCGTCGGCCAACGTCGCCACGCTCGGCCAGAAGGTCTACGCGAACTACGGCGACGGCTCGCTGTCGTTCGGCGCGACCGGCTCCGCGTCGACTAACGCCGGCATCACCGCGAACACGGCATCCAACACGACGCTGACCGTGACGGCCAATACCGGCGCGCCGATCCAGGTCGGGCAACCGGTCAGCGGGTCCGGCATCCCGGCCGGCACGTACATCGCGGCCTTCGGAACGGGCACCGGCGGCGCCGGCACCTACACGCTCAGCCAAGCCGCCACGGCGACCGCGACGGGCGTCACCGTCACTTCGACGACGAACGTCGAAACGCAGTTCGTCGTGACGCGCGGCGGCGCGGCGAATGCGGTGATCAAGATCTCGACCTGGAGCAACCTCGCATGAAGCTCGCCCAACTGACCGATTACGGGATTCACCTCGCGCATGGCGCCGAGCTGCTGACTCCCGAGGTGCGCGCCCGCGTCGTCGCCGCGATGGACGCGGCCGGCCCGCTCGTCACGCAGCCGAACAACGGCATCCCGCAGATGCTGACAAACTACTTCGACCCGCGCGTGATCGAGGTGCTGGTCGCGCCGATGAACGCCGAGTTGCTCTACCCGGTCGTGCAAAAGGGCGACTGGACGACGACGACGGCCACCTTCATGGCAGTCGAATCGACCGGTGAGACGGCCACCTATGGCGACTACAGCCAGAACGGCATGTCCGGCCACAACGTCAACTTCCCGCAGCGCCAGAACTACGGGTTCCAGACGAACACGCAGTGGGGCGACAAGCAGATGGCCGTGGCCGCCAAGGCGCGCCTGGACTACGCCGGCCGCCAGCAGATCGCCTCGGCGCTGATCCTGCGCAAGAAGGAAAACGCCATCTTCCTGTTCGGCGTGTCGGGCCTGCAGAACTACGGCCTGATGAACGACCCCGCGCTGGCCGCGCCGGTCGCGCCGACCACAGGCGCCACGACCAGCGCGACCACCTGGGCACTGAAGACGTCGGACGAGATCTACGCCGACTTCGTCGCGCTCTGGACGCTGCTCATCACCGCCGGCAACGGCCTGATCAACACCAAGTCGCGCGTGAAGGTCGGCATCCCCAACATCGTCGAGCAGTATCTGACGAAGCAGAACACCTACGGCCAGGTGCTGCGCGACCGGCTGAAGCTGGCGTACCCGAACATGGAGATCGAGACGATCCCCGAGTTCGCCACGCAGAGCGGCAACCTCGTGCAGATGATCGCGCAGGACGTCGAGGGCCAGCCGACGGGCGAACTCGCCTACGCCGAGCGCATGCGCGCCCATGGCGTCGTGCGTCACGCGTCGTCGTACTCGGAAAAGAAGTCGGGGCACGCGATGGGCGCCGTCATCTACTACCCGAACTTCATCGTCCAAATGCTGGGGGTCTGAGATGGCTGAAGCGCAAGAGAAAGTTCTGAAGCCGGTCAAGGTGTACTGCAAACTGCCGCACGGCATCGCCTACCAGATGCCCGACGGCCGCACCGTCACGCTGGTGGGCTTCTATGGCGCGCGGCGCGCCGATGGCACACCGTCAGGCGTGCCGGGCACCGACACGTTCCTCGGCTTCGGCATGACCATGATCGAGGCCGAGGACTGGGCCAAGATCGTCGAGCTGCACGGCAAGTCGGCGGCCCACGTGAACGGCTTCGTTTTCGCGGAGAAGGACGACAAGTCGTCCGAGTCGAAGGCCCGCGAGATCGAGAACGAAAAGACCGGCTTCGAATCGTATGACCCGAACGCGGCCCGCGAGGACCGCACCGTCGACGGCACGAAGAACGGCGAAATTCAACGCCAGTGAGCACGCCGCCCGGAGTCGTCCTCTTCGATCCAGCCGCCTTCAAGGCGGCTTTTTCTGCTTTCGCGAACGTCGACGACGGAGTGCTGGCCGGCTACTTCGCGATGGCCGAAATGTTCCTGAACAACTCGCCGGCGTCCGCAGTCCAGAACCTCGCGATGCGTGCACAGCTGCTCAACCTGATCACGGCGCACCTCGCGTTTCTCATGGGCCGGGCGGCGGCCGGCGACGGCTCCCAGGCTGCGATCGTCGGCCAGATGGTCTCGGCCGCCGAAGGTTCGGTCAACGCATCGTTCGCGCAGTCGCAATCGCAGAGCGCGGCATTCTGGGCGCAGAGCCAGTACGGCATCACGTTCTGGCAGATGGCGCTGCCCTTCCGCACCTTCCGCTACATGGCGGCCCCGTATGTGTGCCGCTAAGGTTGCCGGCGGCGCCAAGCTCGACGCCGCGCTCGCGCGCTATCTCGACGGCTCGACGAAGACGATGCGCGCCGGCCTGCTGGAAGGTTCGACCGAGCCCGACGGCACGCCGACTGCGTTGGTCGGCTTCTGGAACGAGTACGGCACGACGCGCACCACCGACACCGGCGCCGTCGAGCACGTGCCGCCCCGCCCCTTCATGCGCACCACCTCGATCGACAAGGCCGCGCGCTGGGCGAAGATCGTCGGCGCGATGCTCCAGCGCAACGGCGGCGACTTCGATGCGGCGCTGCGCGCAGCCGGCGAGGCCGCGGTGACCGACATCCAAAAGACGATCGGCGACTGGAGCAATCCGCCGAACGCGCCCTCCACGATCGCGAAAAAGGGCTTCGACGGCCCGCTGCGCGGCTCGGCCGCCGCGCCGATGCAGCACGCGGTCGCCTACGACATCGTCGACGGACCTGTCACCGATGAATCTGCATAATCTCGTCGCCGGCGTGATCGGCGCCGTCAATCCCCACGTCCCAGTCACGCTGCAGCAGCAGAACGCTGGCTACACGACGGCGCCTGATGGCGGCCGCACGCCGCTCTACACGGCCTCGCCGCAGATCGCTCAGGTGCAGGCGCTGTCCGCGCGCGAGATCGCGCACCTTGACGGCCTGAACATCCAGGGCGTGCTGCGCAAGGCATACCTGACCGGCAACTGGCAAGGCGTCTACCGGCCCGGCAACCAAGGCGGCGACCTGCTGGTGTTCGGCAGCACGGCTGACGTGCCGGCCAACCTGCAGGGCACCACGTGGCGCGTCGTGCAGGTGCTCGAGACGTGGGCCGACTGGTGCGCGCTGGCCGTGCAACTGCAGAACGTCTCGGCGAACTGACGATGGCCGTCACCATCTCCCTCACTGAATCGGACGTCTACGCGGCGCTGCGCATCTTCCTGCTCGGCGTGCTGCCCACCGGCGTCGAGGTCGTGAAGGCTCAGGACAACGGCGTCGGCGAGCCGGTCGGCGCGGACTTCGTCACGATCAACTCGATCGCCGCGCCGCGGCTCGCGACGAACGTCGTCACCTATGACGACCCGGTGGGCGCCGGCGGCAGCGGGCCCGGCACGCGCAGCGCCATGCAGGCAATCCAGATGCGCCTGCAGCTCGACGTCCACGGCCCGAACTCGGCCGACAACGCGGCGATCATCTCGACGCTGTTTCGCGACGAATACGCATGCGTTGCAATCGGCACCGTCAATTCAAATATTCAACCGTTGTATTGCGAAAATCCCCGTCAAATGCCGTTTATTAACGGGGAAAACCAATATGAGCAGCGTTGGATAATTGAACTGGCTCTGCAATACAATCCAATCACGCAATCGCCGCAGGATTTTTTCGACGAAATCACACCAGAAATCGTCAATGTCGACGCGGCATATCCTCCCGGAGCTTAAGTCATGTCGATCCCGGCATCCGTCATCGCGTCAGCAACCCCGAGCGTCATCAGCGCGGGCGGCACAGCGCTCGATCTCGTCGGGATTATCCTGACGACCAATACCCGAGTTCCTATCGGCTCGGTTCCGAGTTTCCCCAATCAGGCCGCCGTCGCCAATTATTTCGGTCCGACGTCAACGGAAGCCGCGCTTGCTTCGAAATATTTCGGCGGATTCGATAATTCCGACGTAAAGCCGGGCGCGCTGCGTTTCTCGCAATATCCGACAGCATCGGTCGGCGCGTATCTGCGCGGCGGTTCGCTGGCCGGCATGACGCTGCAGCAGCTTCAGGCGCTGACCGGCACGCTCACCGTGACGGTGGACGGCGTCGCGAAGACCTCGAGCACGATCAACCTGTCGGCGGCCACCAGTTTTTCGAACGCAGCGACGATCATCGCCGCGGCATTCACGAGCGGGCCGACCGTCGCCTACGACAGCCAGTCGTCGGCGTTCATCATCGGCTCGACCACCACCGGCACCTCGTCGACGCTCGGCTTCGCGACCGGCACGCTTGCCGCGCCGCTGCTGCTGACCTCGGCCACCGGCGCCGTCACGTCGCAGGGCGCGGCCGCGACGACACCGGCCGCCGCCATGACCGCGATCGTGGCGCTGACCACGAACTGGGTGTCGTTCATGACGGCATTCGATCCGGACAACGGGACGGGCAACGCGAACAAGCTCGCGTTCTCGCAGTGGACGTCGGCGCAGGGCAATCGTTACCTCTACGCGGCCTGGGATACCGATGCTGCGCCGGCGGCCAGCAACGCCGCAACATCGTCGCTGGGCGCGCTGGTCAAGCAAGGTTCGCTCAGCGGTGTCGTCCCGATCTGGGGACCGGCCGACAAGGCAGCGTTCCTGATGGGCGCGATCGCGTCGATCAATTTCTCGGCGACGAACGGCCGTATCACGCTCGACCTCAAGGGCCAGTCGGGGCTGATGGCCGACGTCACCGATGCCACCACCTACGCGAACCTGATCGCCAACGGCTACAACATGTACGCCGACTTCGCGACGGCGAACGACGAGTTCAGATTCTTCACGCCTGGCAGCATCGGCGGCCAATACGACTGGATCGACTCCTACGTCAACCAGATCTGGCTGAACAACGCGTTCCAGCTCGCGATCATGAACGGCTTCACGCAGTCGAAATCGGTGCCGTACAACGCGGGCGGCGACGCGCTCATCGAAGCGTGGCTCGGCGACCCGATCACGGCGGCCGCGAACTTCGGCGCCATCCAGTCGGGCGTCACCCTGTCCGCCGCGCAGGCCGCCGAGGTCAACCAGGCCGCCGCCCGCAAGATCGACAGCGTGCTCTCCTCCCGCGGCTGGTATCTGCAAGTGCTCGCCTCGCAGGCCACCGCGCAGACGCGCGCGGCCCGCACGTCGCCGCCGTGCTCGTTCTGGTACATGGACGGCGGCTCGGTTCAACAGCTCAACCTCGCCTCGGTGATGGTCCAGTAAGGGAGCAATCATGTCAGGAACGATTACCAGCGCGAACAGCGTGATCATGCTCGGTGTGAGCACGATTTTCCCGATCGCGCAGCAGATCCAGGGCTACACGGCCGACGACATCTTCGATACCGACGACGTCGACATGGCTGAGGTCGTCATGGGCCTGGACGGCAAGCAGTCGGCCGGCTGGGTGCCGTACAACGTGAAGTGGCGCATCTCCCTGATGCCGAACTCCGACGCGATCCTCATCTTCGACGCGGTGATCACCGCCGAGCGCGTCGCGCAGGACAAGTTCACCTGGAACGGCGTGGTGACGCTGAAGGGCCCTGGCACCAAGTACACGATGAGCAACGGTGTGCTGACGCGCGGCAAGATCATGCCCGACGCCAAGAAGACCCTGCAGCCGCAGACCTACGAAATCACCTGGGAGTCGGTGCTTCCGTCGCCGATGTGACATGCCGAGAAAAACCGCCACCTTCATTGCTACCGACGGCCGCGACGCCGGCAAGCGCTTCCTGATCACCGAAATGTCGGCGGCCCGCTCCGAGGAGTGGGCCGCGCGCGCTTTGTTCGCCGTCATGAGCAGCGGCGTCGAGGTGCCCGAGGACGTGCTCGGCGCTGGCCTGGCCGGCGTGGCCGCGCTCGGTATCCAGTCGCTCGGCCGCGTGCCGTTCGAGATCGCGAAACCCCTGTTCGACGAAATGATGACCTGCGTGCAGTTCGCCTACGGCGATGGCGGCGGCGCGGCGCGGCAGCTGATCGACGACGACACCGAGGAAGTGGCGACGCGCCTGCGGCTGAGAAAGGTCGTGCTCGACCTTCACCTCGAGGGTTTTCTCGGCGCCGCCCAATCCGCGCAGGCCACTGGGGCGGCGCCAACACCGGGCGCCTGATCGACTATCCGAACGTGCCGCGCGCGATCGGCGCGGTCGTTTCCCGCCGGCTCGCCACCCCGGCGGAGCTGAACACCGTCTACGGCCAGGATGACCTGCATGACCTGCTCGAAATAATCGCCGTCGACAGCTACAACGAGCGCGTCGCGGCAGAACGGAGGAACTGACCGTGGCAACCATCGTCGACGCGCTCGTCGTCACTCTCGGCCTCGACGCGGCCGCTTTCAAGCGCAGCAAGGCCGAGGCCAGCCAGGCCACCAAGAAGCTCACCGCGGAGGAGCTGGCCGCGGCCAAGAAGATCGAGGCGAACAACAAGATCGCCGCCGAATCGTTCAAGCGCGTGCGCACCGAAGTCTTGGCGCTCGTCGGCCTGTTCACCGCCGGCCTCGGCTTGACCGCCTTCACCGTCAACACCATCAAGACCGCAGCCGCGCTCGACCGCATGTCGAACAACCTCGGCATGAGCGCGCGCGACCTCGCGTCGTGGCAGCTCGCCGCGCGCAACGCCGGCAGCAGCGCGGAGGGCATCACTGCAGCGTTGGCGGAGTCGCAGAACGAGATCGCCCGGATGCGCTTCACCGGACCATCGGAGGGCATGCAATGGTTCTTCCGTCTGGGCGGAAAAACCGAAGACCTGAAGGACGGCAACACCTACCTGCTCGCGCGCTCGCGCATCATCGCGAACATGTTCAAGGTGGACCCGGGCCGGGCGCGCTTCATCGCGCAGCAAATGGGGATCAGCGACGACGCGTTCAACCTGCTCAAGCAAGGCCCGGAGGCCGTCCAGCGCTACCGCGACCAGCAGGCCGCCCTGGCCGATGAGATGGCGCGCGCCGCGCCGCCGGCCGAAGCCCTGCGCAAGCAGTTCGACCTGCTTGAGACGAAGCTCCAGAGCGTGGGCGTCGCGGTGCTCACCGATCTCATGCCGATGTTCGAACGTCTGCTACGCCAGCTCGACAGCATGGCTACGTGGGTATCGGATCACAAAGAGGACATCAATCAGTGGGTCGACAATGCCGTCAAGGCCGTCGGACGCTTCATCGAATGGGCGGACAGGGCAGCTGATTCGGTGGGCGGATGGAAAAACGTGCTGGCAGGGTTGCTCGCACTGAAGATTCTCTCGATCGTCGCGCCACTCCTCCAACTTGGCGCCGCATTAGCTGGTGTCGGCGCCGGACTCGGGTTGATCGGACGCGTCGGCGTAGCCGGCGTCGCGGTGATGGCGGCTCTCTGGGCCGCAAAGAAGCTGGGGCTGCCCGACGTCGACGCGCAGAAGGGCATCGACGACGTGCGCCGCGGAGACTTCCTTGCAGCCTCCACCCATTTGCCGGCCATGGACCTGATTCGAGCCTTTGCGGCGCGAATGGGCGGCAAGTCGAACGAGGACATCGCGAAGGATCTCGAATCGAGTCTCGGTGCGTCGAAATCCGGTGACGACGGTTTCGCCCAGCAGATCGCCGCCCTGCTCTCGGGAACCGCCAACGCGGCAGAGCCTAGCGAGAACGGCATCCCCGCCGATCTCGCGCGCAAGGCTGGGCCGGCGGCCGTGGCTGCTGCGCTGCGCACTCAGCAGCTCTACGGCGTGCCCGCTGCTGTGACGCTCGCGCAGTACGGCTTGGAGAGCGGTTTCGGCTCGAAGATGCCGCCCGGCAGCAACAACCCCTTCGGCATCCACGCGCGTGCTGGTCAGGCATCAGTTATGGGCTATGACTGGGACGCCTCCGGCAACCGCGTGCCGACGAAATTCGCGAAGTACGCGTCCATCGATGAGGCATTCGAGGCGCACGGCAAGCTTCTGGCAACCGGCTCGGCCTACGCGGCCGCCCGCCGCAACCAGGGCGACCCACTCGCCTATGCGATGGCGCTTACCGGCACATACGCTACCGATCCGCAGTACGGCCAAAAGCTCGCCGCGATGATGGGCATGGGAGGCGCCAACGCCTACCAGATCGCGCAGCAGACCGCAGCCGTGGCGCGCTCTGGAGGTCGCGAGAGCGGCTCAACTTCGATGTCCACTTCCGAGACGAATATCGGATCGATCAACGTCAACTCTCAGGCTACTGATGCCGCCGGCATCGCGCGTGACATCGGCAGCGCGCTCAAGCGCTACAACTTCACCGTGGCCCAGGCCAACACCGGATCGTTCTGACCATGCCGCTCCCGAATCTCCCGGTCCCCGACTTCCCGAACGTTCCGCCTCTGCCCGGCGTGCCGGCTCTGCCGCGCGCGCCCGGCGAGTCGCTGGGCTCGTTCGCGATCAGCACTGTGCTCTCCGACGCGGTCAGCTTCCTGCAATCGATCTTCCGGCCGCAGTGGGGCATCTTCGACAGCACTGGCGCACCGGTCGCGCCGGCTGACACCGCCCTGTCGATCGAGTACCGCGGCGACTCGCACATCTCCGGCTACCCGCAGGAGGAAGGCGGTTTTGCTGCCTACAACAAGGTGCAGGCGCCCTACGAGGCGCGCGTGCAGCTCGTGTGCTCAAAATCGGAAGCGCAGCGACAGGAATTCCTTGCGCAGATCGAGGCGGCCAAGCAGTCGACCATGCTATTTCGCGTCGTGACGCCGGATGCCGTCTACGAAAACGCAAACGTCATCTCGTACAACTATCGACGCACGTCGCGCGCGGGTGTGACGTTGCTCGTGGTCGAAGTGTTCGTCGAGGAAGTCCGGCAGACGGTGACAGCTCAATACGCGAACACCAAGAATCCGAGCGCCTCCGATCCGATCAGCCTGGGTCAGGTCCAGGTGCAGCCGCCCTCGGCCGGGCAGGCCGCGCTGTTCGGTCCGGTGTCCGTGGTGGGTGGAACGTCGAATTCGGTCAATCAGTTGATCCAATCAAGCGGGGTGCAATGATGCAGATCATCCCGCTTTCCGCTGTGCCCTCGCAGAAGCTGAGCGTGATGCTCGCTCAGCAGAACTGCCAGATCGCCGTCTACCAGACGACAACGGGTCTCTACCTCGACCTCTCGATCAACAATGCGGCGCTGCGCACCGGCGTTCTCTGCCGCGACCGCGTGCTGCTCGTGCGCTTTGCCTATCTCGGCTTCGTGGGCGACCTCGCTTTCTTCGACACACAGGGCGTCGACGATCCCGACTACACCGGGCTTGGCGCGCGCTTCCAACTCGTCTACCTTGAGGCATCGGACTTGTCATGAGCTTCACGCGGAAACGGATCGACGTCACGATCCAACTGGGCACAGGTCAGTTCGGCGACACCGGATCGAGCAAGGTGACCATCACTGGACTGCGCGTGCAGGCGCTGCTGAATTCATATGGCAGCGAGGCTATGTCCGATGTGCAGGCTCGCATCTACGGCTTGCCGCTGTCGATGATCAACCAGCTCACGACGGTCGGCCCGATCAACACCGCCTATCGCAACAACACGCTTGAGCTCGCGGCAGGTGACGACGAACACGGTATGTCGGTCGTCTACAGCGGCACGATCGGCGAAGCCTGGGGCGACTTCGCGGGTGCGCCCGAGGTTGCGTTAAATGTCATCGGCTGGGCCGGCCTCTTCCAAGCCGTGAAGCCGGTTGGCGCAAGCAGCTACCTTGGCTCCGTCGACGCGGCTACTGTGATGCAGGACCTCGCGAATATGATGGGGCTCGCGTTCGAGAACAACGGTGTCTCGGTGCAGTTGGCCTACCCCTACTTCCCTGGCACGGCGCTTGCCCAGGTCCCGCGCGTGCGCGCGCGCCGCAGACATCAACTACTCGATCGAGCGCGGCACGCTCGCGATCTGGCCTCGTAACGGCGCGCGCGCCGGCGACATCCCGACCATCTCGACGGCGACCGGCATGGTCGGCTACCCCCGCTTTACCAGCAAGGGCATCGCGGTCCAGTGCGAGTTTAATCGGTCGATCCGGCAGGGCGGCCAGGTGAAGGTCGAGAGCATCCTGCAGGTCGCCTCCGGCACGTGGAACGTCTTCGGCGTCACGCATGCGCTCGAGAGCGAAACGCCGAACGGATCCTGGTACACAACCTTCGAGGGGTTTCCGCAGAATGGAGAATGATGCTTTCGGCTACCGCGGGCTGCAGAAGCCATCGAGCGGGACGTCCGACTTCAACGCCCAATCCTTCCTCATCTGGCAGATCCTGCGCCAGATCAGCGGCGCGCGCCTCGTGAAGGTCATGTCGGTGACGAGCGCGGGCGACGTGGCGCCGGTCGGCTTCGTTGACGTGCAGCCGCTTGTGAACCAGCTCGACGGCAGCGACCAGGCCGTGCCGCACGGCACGATCTACCACCTGCCGTTCTTCCGGCTGCAGGGCGGCGCGAACGCCGTGATCATCGACCCGCAGGTCGGAGATATCGGCGTGGCCGTGATTGAGGACCGCGACATCTCGTCGGCCAAGGCGAACCGCGGCTTCGCGAACCCCGGCTCGAAACGCATCTTCGACATGGCCGACGGGCTCTACATCGGCGGGTTCCTGAACGGCGCGCCGCAGCAGATCGTCCAGTTCAATGCCGCCGGCATCACGATCTCGTCGCCCACGCAGATCCGGCTGGCCGCGCCGACCATCGTGATCCAGGCGACGCAGACGGTCGGCATCACGGCCGGCCAGGAGATCACGAACTCGGCGCCGATCGTGGAGGTCGACGGGCAGATGACTCAAGGCGAGGGACCGCTCGGCGGCAATGCGTCGATGCAAGGCCCCCTATTCGTCCAGCAGGACGTCACGGCCGCCGGCACGAGCCTGCATTCTCACACGCACCCGGGCGTGCAACCGGGCGACGGCAATACGGGAGCGCCGAACTGATGAAGATCGAACTGACCGCAGAGCGCGCGCGCGAGCTGCTTAATTACGACCAGGCAACAGGTATTTTCACGTGGGTGAAGTCACGGGGAAGCGTGCGCGCCGGCAGTCAAGCAGGCAATGCCGATGCTTCCGGGTATATACGAATTCGTCTTGATCGATATCTGCATCATGCGCACCGCATCGCATGGTTGATGGTTCACGGCACTTTCCCCATCTTTGAAATCGACCACAGAAATGGAGTTCGGTCCGACAATCGAATCGTCAATCTCCGCGAAGCGACGCGCACGCAACAAATGCGCAACAAGGCGATTCAGTCCAACAATCAATCCGGGTTCAAGGGCGTCACTTTCTACCGGCGCGATGCGGTTTGGGTAGCGACAATATCGTATGAAGGAAGGTCCCATCACCTGGGCCGCTTCCCCACTGCAGAAACCGCACATGCAGCATATGCCGACAGGGCGCGACAAGTTTTCGGTGAGTTTGCGAGGATCTGAAAATGCCTTCTACGCTGCTTCTTGATCAGCAAACCTGGGATCTCTGCGTTGACGCCGCCGGCAACATCGCGGTGGCCGACGAGCCCTATGCGATCGCGCAGGACGCCGCAAGCGCGGTGCGCACGTTCCAAGGCGAATGCTGGTTCAACACCACCATCGGCGTGCCGTACTGGTCCGACATCCTCGGCCACCGGCCACCGCTTCAGCTTGTGAAGTCGAGCATCGTCACGGAAGCAAAGCGCGTGCAGAACGTGGTGGGCGCGCAGTGCTTCCTGACCGGCTTCGTCGATCGCAAGCTCACCGGCCAGTTGCAGGTCGCCACCGCAGCCGGCGTGCTGCCGCCCATCAACTTCTGAGGCTCACATGTCCACTCCCGCTACCTCGAGCGTCCCGGCGATTTCATGGACCCCGGCCGGCCCGGTTGTGCCGGACCAGTCGGCCATCGTGGCCGGCGCGCTGGCCGACATCAATGCCGCGTTCGGCGGCAAGCTGAACATCGTCAACGAGGACGGCACGCCCAACCTGACAACCTCGCAAGGCCAGTTTGCGACGAGCCAGGCCGCCGTCGTCGCCGAGAAGAACGACGACATCCTGGCCGTAGTGAATGGTGTCGATCCGGATCTGGCCGACGGCCGGTTTCAGGACGCAATCGGGCGCATCTACTACATCGAGCGCAACCCGGCACTGCCGACCGCAGTCACCGTCACCTGCACTGGCCTGCAGGGCACTGTCATTCCGGTGGGCGCGAAGATCCAGGCCACCGACGGCAACGTCTATCTTTGCACGCAGGCCGGCACGATCCCGGCAGGCGGCAGCATCGATCTGTCGTTCGCCTGCAGCGTGACGGGTCCCATCGCGTGCCCGGCGGGCTCGTTCAGCAAGCCGTACCAAGCTATTCCAGGCTGGGACACCGCCACGAACTCCGTCGCTGGCGTGGCCGGCCGCAACGTCGAATCGCGCGCCGACTTCGAGGCGCGCCGTCGCGCGTCTGTCGCGCTGAACTCGCGAGGCTCGATCGTCGCCGTGCGCGGCGCCGTCCTGTCGGTCGCCAACGTGCTCGACGCCTACGTCACCGACAACCCGAGCGGCTCACCGGCCACGGTCGGAAGCTATGTGCTGAAGCCGCATTCGCTCTACGTCGGCGTGTACGGCGGCGCCGCGGCCGACATCGCGCAGGCGATCTGGACGAAGAAGTCGCCGGGGTGCGACTACAACGGAAACACGACGGTGACGGTCTACGACACGTCGATCGGATCGCAGCCCTACCCGTCGTACAACGTGACTTTTCAGACGCTCACGCCGACGCCGATCCTATTTTCCGTTCAGATCGTTAATAACCAGAATTTGCCGTCAAACATAATCCAGTTGGCGAGAAACGCGATTATTTCTGCATTTAACGGTTCTGACGGCGGAGCGCGCGCTCGCAGTGGCGGCACCATTTATAGTGGCCGATACTTCCCGGGATTGATGGCGATTGACCCGTCTGTCGAGCCCCTTTCGGTACAAATGGGGTTCACGACCGCAAACCAGAATTCGCTGCAGATGGGCATCGATCAAACCCCGACGATTTCCCCATCGAATATCAGCGTAACCCTGGTTTAAATGAAGAATGTTGAACAGACCATTCTCAGTCAGTATGCGAACAGCCCGACTCTTTGCCAGCTGATTGAGAATTTCGATCAGTACATCGACCCCACGGCCGATATCGACGCGTTCTACGACAATGTCTGGAATATCGATACGGCCGTGGGCGCGGGCCTCGACGCGTGGGGAAAAATCGTCGGCCTCGACAGTGGCCGCTACCTGCGCATCCCCTACAGCGAATTGAGCCTCGGCTTTTCCGAGGCCGGCACGTTCAGCGCGACACCTTTCGGCTCCGGGACGCTGTATTCCGGCTCGACGCTCACGCGCAACTTCGCGCTCGAAGACACGCCGTTCCGCACGCTGATCCTCGTCAAGGCGCTTGCCAACATCTCCGACGGATCGATCCCCGGCTACAACCAGTTGCTGCGCAACCTGTTCGCGGGCCGCGGCCGCTGCTACGTCAACGACCTGGGCAACATGCAGTTGCGCTACACGTTCGAATTCTTCCTCGAGCCGTATGAGGTCGCGATTCTCACCCAGTCCGGCGCATTGCCGCGCCCCACCGGCGTGCTCTCGTCTGTGATGCAGATCCAGATTGGCAGCACGTTCGGCTTCTCCGAGGCCGGCGAATTCCAGCCGTTCGGCCAGGGCACGTTCTACACCGGTGTAACCAACGTGTTCTCGCCGATTGGCGCCTTTTTCCTCGACGTGAATTTCATCCTCAACCAGTCGACGCTCAACTGACTAGGGACACTCTATGCAGAGCACCCAGACACCTACCCTCGTGCCACTGGCCTTTGCCGCCAACGGCACGAAGAATGCCATTCCTGAAAACTCCCAGATCGAAATCACACCGGGGGCAGCGTCGCTGAATGACGGCTTCCCGCCGCTGACGATGACACCGATCGCCGCCGGTGGAGTGCCGCCTTCTGGCGCCGACGTCAACGGTGTGCTGAACCTGATCACGCAATCGATCCGCTGGGCACACGGAGGCGGCAGCTACGCTTGGAACAGCGGCTTCGCGAACGACGCCAACGTGGCCGGCTACCCGAAAGGCTCGGTGCTGATGCGCGCCGATCTGACGGGCTTCTGGATCAGCACCACCGAAGGAAACGCGACGAATCCCGATGCGACCGACGGCTCGGCCGCCGGATGGGTGCCCGGCTACAACTACGGCGTGACCGTGGTATCGGGCCTGACGAACGCCAATGTGACGCTCTCGCCGCTGCAGGCCGCGAAGTCACGCATTCTGGTCTCGGGCGCGCTCACCGGCAACGTCAGCATGATTTTTCCGGCCTGGACAAAGGAATGGGAGGTCGTGAACAACACGACCGGCGCGTTCTCGCTCACGGCGACCACGGCAGCGGGCACCGGCGTGACGCTGCCGGCCGGCTCGACCATCATCACCGGCGACGGCACGAACATCGTTCAGCCGTCGCGGAACATCGCCGTGCCGCCGGCGGGCGACAGCAGCCAGAAAGGCGCAACGACCGCGTTCGTGCAGGGCTTCGCCGGTGGCCGCAAGGTGGTCATTCTCTCCGCGATGAACTGGACCGTTCCTGCCGGCGTGACGCTCATTTGGATCAGCGCGTGCGCGGCAGGCGGCGGCAGCGCGGGATCACCCAATATTCCCGCGAACAACATCGTAGCCGGCGGCGCAGGCGGCGGGGCGGGCCAGTTCGTGCTGCGCTACCCGATGGCAGTCACACCCGGGCAAGTTCTTTCATGCGTCCCTGGCGCCGCTGGTGTCGCGGGTGCAATCGGGGGCGCCGGCGGGAACGGCAGCAACACCATCGTCGGCAGTCTCACTCTGAACGCAGGTGCGGGCGGCCAGGTCGGCAGCAGTGGAGCGCCTACGCAAGCATGGCCCGGCCAACCAGGCGGCAACGGCTTCCCGAATGGCGAGTACGGCCAAGACACGTCTCAGTATGGGCCTGGCGCCACTGGCGGCCGAGGCGGTTGCGGCCCGTTCGGCGCGAGCGGCGCGCCGGGCCGCGGCGCAATCGGTGGTGTCGCGAGCCTGATTGCGCCGTCTGCGTCATACGGCTACGGCGTTGGCGGCTCGGGTGCGGGCGGCTGTTACGGCCCGACGACGGCATCGGGAACCACGAGCGGTAGTGTCGGCGCGGCCGGCATGCCGGGTTTGATCGTCATCGAATATTGAGGGGAACCACATGGCGCGCTACGCCTATTTCGACAAGCAAGTGAAAGCGGTACTGGGCTGGATCGACACCGTTGCGTGGGGCTACAACGAAGACCCGACCAAGACGCTCCCCGCAGACCAGATGATGCCGATCACCGACGATGCCGATTGGCACGCCGGAGACGGGCAGCAATGGTACGTCGTCAATGGATCGCTGACGAGAACGGCTCCTCCTTCTTCCCCTCCGAGCAACATCACCTGAAGCGAAACCGACATGAAACGGATCTTCTCGACCCTCGCTGCAGCGTTCGCGCTGCATTTTTCTTTGCTGCCGCACACTGCTGACGCTCAGGTCATTCAGTTCGTTCCCGGTCAGATGCTCACGGCCGAGCTACTCAACTCCGCATTCGCGCGCGTCACGGCCAACGTCCTATCTGTCACCGGCGGCACGCTGACAGGGCCGCTACAGGGCACAGCAGCGACATTCAACTCGGGTAGCTTCGCGAGCCTATCAAGCAGCGGCCCGGTGACGTTCTCGACGCCCCTCGCGTTCGCTTCCGGTGGCACCGGCGCCACGACGGCGCTCGGCGCCACCAGCAATCTGCAGTTTCAGGCGTCGCTGTCCGGCGCCGGCGGCCGCTCTGTCTCGAGCAAGCTGAGCGACGTCGTCAGCATCCTAGATTTTCCGGGCTGCGATAAAACGGGGGTCGCCGACAGCACCGGTTGCATCCAGGCCGCGCTGAACTCGGGCGCGCGCACGGTCTACGTCCCGGCGGGCCAGTATCGCGAAAGCGGCCTCACGCTGCCGCAGACGCAGGGCTTCACGCTCTACGGCGACGGCCCGAACAGCGTCCTGATCCAGACGGGCGGCTCGATCAGCTATCCGGCGATCGCGGGGGCCTTCACGTTCGACTCGCATTCGACGATTCGCGACCTGAAGTTCGACGGCACCGCCGGCACCGCGAACACGCTCGATACCACGTTCGCGCAGACGCTCGACCTGCTGAACCTGGCGTTCAACAACGTCCCGGTCGGCTACTCGTCGATCAAGATCGACGGCAACCCGACGACGGGCGTCTACATGCACGACGTGCGGCTGAAGAACATCCGCATCTACTCGACGACGGCGGGCAAGGCCGGGATCGAACTGGGGGCATTCGCGTCCGACTCGACGATCGACGGCTTCATCATGAACGGCGGGTTCGTCGTGAACTACTGCATCTACGCCAACCCTGGCGCGCAGACAACGATGGTGCAGAACTCGCACCCGTACAACGCCGCGATCAACGTCGTCCGGCTGGCCGGCAACAACAACGATTTCGGGTTCGTCGGCGACACGATCGACAACGCGCTCGGCGATGTCTTCTACATCAAGAACTCCACGCACACGCGCATCTCATCGACTTGGATCGAGTCGATCAACAGCTTTCAGCGCGGACTCGTGCTGGATGGCTCGTCGAACAACATTGCGATGGGGCTCGGCTGCCAGACCTACGGTGTGACGAATGCGACGTCATGTGTTGCTGAGATCAATGGCGCCGCGGGCAACAAGATATTCGGGGCTCAGCTCGACAGCGCATCGAACTACGCAACGCCCTTCAACTTGACCGGCGCCGGCAGCCTGTATCAAGCCACGAACAGCGGAAACTCGCTGAATACGATGAGCGTGGCGGCAGGCGGTTCGCCATCGCTGAGCGCGTCCGGAACGGATAGCTCGATCCCAATCACGTTGAACCCGAAGGGCAACGGTGGCGTGGTCCTGAACTTCAGCAACTCGATCACCGCAGCGTACTACTCGGACACGGCTGGTGAGCTGGCGCTCGAGGTCTACAACGGATCGACGCCCACCACGAAATACAACCTGAATCTCGTGAAGTACGGAGGGCGCTTGCTGCTTGGCGGCGCCGACGACGGCACGAACAAACTGCAGGTCGGTGGCTCTGCGGCCGTCTACGGGAACCTGACTGTAACCGGCGCCGGCGCGATGCCGCTCTACTCGACGTCTGGCACGGCTGCCAGCGCGCCGCACATGGTGAAGGGTTCGGTGACGCTGGCAAGCGGCTCAGCAACGATCACGCTCACCGGCGCCGCGGCGTTCTCGTCGTCCTCGAGCTACGTCTGTACGGCGATTGATACGACTGCATCGAATGCCGTTCGCGTGTCGCAGACATCCGGCACGTCGTTCTCGCTTAGTGGCACTGGTACCGACACGGCGCAGTTCCTCTGCGCCGGCAACTAGCAATGACCACCGGCGGGGGAAAGATGCGAGAGCCGACGCGCTATGAGGAACTGCCCGAAACCAAGGGCGGCGACTTTCGCGCCCTCGTCGTCGCCGTGGATCGCTTGCGCCGTGAGACGGGGCAGAGACACGTCGAGAACACCACGACGATGCAGGTTGTGGAGGAGAAGCTGAAGGTGTTGATCGGCCGCGTCGACGATCTTGCGAAAGGCTTCCCTGATAACGATCCCGACGGCCACCGCCGCGCGCACGAAGCGATGATCGCGCGCGCCGAGGCTCGGGCCAGGCTGTACGACGAGCTGCGCGCCGAGCTCGCGAAGAAGGGGTTGTGGGCGCTGTTGCTCGCAGTGGGCACGGCGCTCTGGTTCTGGACCAAGACGAAGATCTTCAATTGAGGTTGACTATGAAACAAATCGAACTGATCGAAGACTGGAAGCGGGCTTGGCGGCTGTACAGCGTGCACGCGATGCTGATCGCCGCCGTGCTCGGCATCGTGGAGGCCGGCCTCGCGGCCGCGCACATCGCATGGTTGCCTGAGTGGGTGTTCGGCGCGCTGACCGCGCTGATCGCCGTGTCCGGCATCGTTGGCCGCATCGTCAAGCAAGACCCAGGCGACGCGGCCCGCATTGCGGACCTGAAGCAATGAACGCCCTCTCCGCGCTGCTCGACGCTATCCGAGCGCTGTTCGCGCGCGCGCCAGTGCCGGTGCCGGCCGCGAGCCCGAATGCGGCCGTGCCGCCCGCGTCGCCGATGCAAGCACAACAGCCGGAAACCCACGCCCAGCAAGGCGGGCGAGCGCCGCTGGGGCCGGCCGAAAACGACTGGCTCACGCTTTGCCGCCCGCTGTCGCAGCACTTCGAGAGCTGCTACCTGACCGCGTACCCCGATCCAGCCTCGCCGCTCGGCAAAGCGCTCCAGGCGCGCGGCATTTGGTATCGAGTGCTGGGCGGCATGCCGATCCCGGCCGACCCGGCGCTGCGCGCGCTCTCTGGCGCGCCGTGGACGTGCGGCTGGGGCTCGACCGGGCCGGACGTGCGTGAGGGCACGACGTGGACGCAGGCGACTGCCGACGCGCGCCACGACGCGAACCTCCAGGCCGCGGCCGCGCTTGTCGATCGTGCCGTCACTGTGGTGCTGGCGCCGCACGAAAAGGCCGCCATGGTCAGCATCGTGAACAACGTAGGGCCGGGCCGGGCGCGCGCGGCCGGCGACCCGGGACGCGACGGTATCGTGACGCTGGCGAGCGGCGCCCCGTCGACACTACTGCGCATGCTCAACGCAGGCGCGCGCCTGGCGGCCGCCGATCAGTTCCTCGTCTGGAATCGCGCTGGCGGCGTCGTCAGCGACGGCCTGAAGCGGCGGCGGGCAGCCGAACGAGAGCTTTTCCTCACCGGCCAATGGAGCCGATCATGAGCGCTATCGCGACCCTGCTTTCCATCCTGAACGGAGCCTGGGCGCTGCTCTCCAAGCTGTTCGGGAAAAAGCCGGCGCCCGACGAAAACACGCAGGCTGTCGAAGTCGCCAACCGGGCCGGCGCGCTGTCGGCCGACGAAGCGCGGGCCGCGCGCGCGAACACCGAACAGGAGCTGGCCGCCAATGAAGCACAAACCGATGCTGATGTTGCTGCTGTGCGTGATGCTGGCGGCCTGCAAGACGGTGCCGACGCCGTCAATCGAGCAATCGCTCGCACCCGTTCATACCCTGGTACCGACCGTTGATTGCGGCGAGGACAATCCCGATGCCGAACTTCCTGACTACCCTGCTGCGCCGTCTGTCGAGACGCTCGACAATCTCCGCGCCTATTCCCGAACCCAGCAACTCTGGGCCGTCCGCGCCGCCGGCGTCGTCGCAGACGAGCACACCCTACGCCGAACCACCCGAGACTGCCTCAACGCCCTCCGCGCCCGCGGTCTCATCAACTGAACCAGAAGGAACGACAGCCATGATCTCCCTCACCGCAATCGCCAGCGCCATCGTCTCTGGCGCCACCGCAATCGAAACCGCCATCAGCGACGTCGCTACCGTCGTCGCCGACGTCAAGAAGCTGGTCGCCTACGTGCCGGACCTGATGCAGACGTTCGAAGACGCATACGCGGCCGTCGGCCAGCCGACGAACGGCGCCGGCAAGCTGGCCGGCGTGCTCGCCGCTCTCGAAGCCGTGGCGGCCAAGATCGGCGCCGACTGGACCGACTCGATCAAGTCGATCATCGCGGGCATCATCGCGCAGGCGAAGGCGGCCTACAACGCCATCGTCTCGGTTGCAGCACCAGTCGCGGCGGCGCCGGCCACCGCAGTCACTGCACCGGCCGCTTGA